AATGGATGATGATTACGATAACAGAGTACAGCATCTTGACGATTTACTTGCTAGACAATCTGGGTATGAAGATCATAATGCAAGAGAGGAGGAAGATGCTTTATCATACTATTCGAAAGAAGCTGATGACGTCGATAGACTTGATCAAATGACACGTGACGAAGTAGGCATGTCTGGCACTTATCATCCAAGTGAAAGCGTTAAATTTTTAGAATATCAGGTAGCTGCAGAAAAAGCTCTCGATCGAGGCGATCGTTCAGAATTTGAGAAAAACTATACTATGATGTCTATGATCGGCCAAAATATTGATACGTCAGATAGAGATGCATGGAAAACGATGCATGGCGTTGATAGACTAGTCAGGGAAATGGAGGGACAGAATAGCTTTTTTAATATTAAGAGATCTCCCGTACTTAAATCTTTGGGAATAGTTGAAAATAAAAAAATAGTTCGTTTTTCTTTTGACAAGTTTTTAAAGATTAAATAAATCTTATATGCTGCTTAGAGTCGTTGATATATAAATAATATAGTGGGGTTGTTTTGAAAATTATACGGAAACAATTGAATTTAATCATTGAATCTTTTTTAAAAGAAGTCGAGTTGCCGGATGCACCTGGCTACGCAGCCAAGGGTAAATACGCCTATCCTCAGTTCCAAAGTAAAGACGATATCAAGAGATTTATCTTGAGACGCATGCAGGACTACGGCAATATATCGGGCGCAGATTTTAGAGGACAGTTCGGTACACAATACGATGATTACAGCACAGAAGAGGGAAAGACAATCCGTGATTATCGGAAATACTCCAAGGCAATCTGGAACAGATTTGCCGATCATGCATTTTTCAAGTCAAGCATCGCTAAGTTACATCAAATAGGCTACGCGGATACCGGTGCTCTTACTGATGCTAGCATTGATAAGCGATATCTGTCTAGTAGTGCAGAATTATCAGTTTGGGGCATTAAGTCTATTAACCCTTTACAACCAGCACCTAAAGAACTATATGATGTAGCTAATTCTTACGGTAGTGCCCAGGAAAGCTCTATTCTGTATCTTGTCTTAGATGGTAGAATAACTTGGGCCGGTGACTTCGATGCGTATACTGAAGAATTAAGCTCTCATAAGTCAGCTGAAGGTTCGGAAAACGATCTTAAAAGAAAATCTGCAATTGCAGCAACTAAGTCTTCTGGAATTCCAAAGCGTCCTGGTGGTGTCAGTCTTTTTAATAGCCCTGAAGATCTGAGGACTTTTCCTATCTTACTAGACGAAGAAGACGTCGATAATATTCCCCACCCTTTAATTGATGAAATGATCATTGACAATTGGAAAGTGACAGGTGTTACTTTATTCTTAGATATGGATATTATATCTTTGAATAATAACAGCATCGATGAACTGGCTGGAAAAATTAACAAATTTGGCGAAAGACGGCCGACGCCTTTTCATCGGCTTAAAAACGCGTCAAAAGTGGGCTTCCCTAATCCTATGATATGCGACTATAAAGCAGGAAGATACTATACGGATGCTGAAATAAAAGCGTTGTTTGACAAAATTAATTAAACAGCATAGTCAGACGAGAAGGACCCTAGGGGGTCTTACTCGGCGTTCATAGGGCAGGGCAGCTCGCGCCAGTTGGCACTGGCTTTTTATTTTTTAGGCCCGGGCAAATTTGGCAGAACTTTTGAAAAAACGTTCAATAGTTATATTTATATTTTTAAAAAAATAAGTATAATATAGATATGAATGATTTATACGTGATCCAATCAGATATTACCGGTGCTATTAAAATCGGTCGTAGCAAGAACCCGAAGCGACGTATGACACAACTACAGACCGGTTCACCGTATGCACTTAAGCTGCTAGCTGTAGTAAACGGTAAGGGCAAATTAGAAAGGTCTCTGCATACAACGTTGAAGCCCTATAAACAAGATTGCAAGGGTGAGTGGTTTGATTTTGAGTGTGTAGGCTCTTTACCTATCTGGTTATGTGAAATGATAGACTGGGATGTTGCTAACATTTGGTGGGAAAAATAGTTATTATTATTTGTAAAGAACAGGTATCTATTGTATACTATTAATATTGGTAAAACAACCAATTAATATAAATTAATCAAAAGGGAAAAAACATATGTCATATTCAAAGTCTAAGTCTACCAAGCGTTTTAACTTTCAAATTAATCGTAATGAGACTAGTCACAAAGCTGGTTCAAATACTGTTATTATCGGTACTAATCCTCAGGATGGCAAGTATACCGGGATGGTAACTCAGATGACAATGACTGTCAAAGAAGCACGTGCTTTTCAACGATTTCTTAATCAATATCTTATTGTAGAAGATAAAAGCGCTGTGATTGATTCTATCTAATAAAGATTAGATATGATGATTTAAAAAGGGATCTTTTGATCCCTTTTTTTGTTTTAAGCATACTTACTATTTGGGATGGGAATAGTAATTGGGGATATTGTCACGCGTGAATCGCACACAGCACACTTAAGTGGAAGCATGCCTGTGCATTTGCTGTTTTATGACGGCTACTTTATAGTTATAGATATTATGAAAACTAGTTTAATCGATCCTACTTCTTCAAAGAATAAAGAAATAATTATTTGTAAGATAATGAATTCTTCAGGTGAAATGAGTTGGATATCAACAAGATTTATAAACAAGTTGGTATAAAATATATATTTTGATTATATTTATATTGTAAACAAAGGTAGATATCTTATGCTAATAGAAAGAAAACAACTCAAAAATATATTCATTAAACTAATAATAGAAACACTAGGCTTTGATGATGAAACAGAAGAAGTAATAAGGTGGAACGACCCAAAACGAAAAGAAAAGATTAGAGATTATAATTCTCAAGATAGAGATGACTATGTCATCCAAAGCCTGGATAATCTAGATCCCTTTTCTATGGCTCACAAAGAAAGAATTGCTTATATCGAGGCAATGGCTGAAAAAATGACAAGAGAGTTTGAAGCTAGACAGAAGAAGAGAAAAGCAGAAAAGGAAGAAAAGGAATCAGCTAAGCTTGATGCTTACATAGAAATGCTTAAGCAGGGCGGAAGTGATGATTCAACAATGCCTGTTAGTAGAATTTATGACGATACACTTAAGTTGTGATCAATAAGGATATATGCCTGACGATTTTAAATTAGTGTAAGTGTTCATTACATCTTTTTGATGATCGTAATGATTATATCCAAAAGCATGACCTATCTCATGAATTAATAACGACACGTCATTTACGTTCTTGTCTAGTTGAACGAGTGCTGATTCGTTTACTCTCACTATTTTGTTATTGACTTTTTCTTCAGTATAAAAATAGTAAGTGTAACCCCACTGATCTGATTTTAATTGCTTTCCATCTATTATTTTAATTTTACCGTATTCATTTTTATAATTGCATTTTTCTCTAATGATTATTCTAGAATATTCCTCTTTCCAGACGCCTAGGGCTTCTTTAATTTGCTGTATACTGAAAACTGTTTGTTTTTTACACACAACGACTTCAGGAACCATTTTCCAATAATTATCATGACCATCGTACTGTGAATAATTCATTAAAATATCGCCTGCATGCACAGTGTTTGTGATTGCTGATAATAAAAATAATAATTTCATTTTAACCTCTTTGTTATATTTATATTATATAACAAAACAGCTGCATGTTACACGAGGTTTGCTGTGGTGATTAAGTGCAAAATAAATGGTAATATTTATATACTAGAAGTTTTAGTAAGCAAGAATGAAAAGCTAGAAGGATTAAAAAGATATCCTTCATTGGATTCAAATCGTGGCGTTATTTTTGTTTATGAAAGAGACAGTACTTCTGGTTACGACTTTTCAGAAATAGGTTACGGATGTAAAATATTTTTTTTAGATTCAGATTTTAAATTGATCTACAAAGAAGAAACTACTATGTTTCAAGAAAGAATAGTAAGATGCCCATCACCATTTAGATATGTAATAGAAGTAAGTAATTAGCTAATAATCAATAATGACTAAGATAAAACGACAGATATGTAATAATTATAATCATTAGTTTATAAAAAAGGAGTTAAGTGTGGAAAAACTTGATAGAAAAATAATTAGAAAGATGATCATACAAGAAGCAAAAGCAATTAAAAGACAAAAAATACTTCATGAACAAAACATAAAGATTGCTACCTGGTGTGCTAATAAAGAAAAGTTAATGTTATCTGAAGGTTATTCTCGCATGGAAGTTAACGAAGGCATCATGGGTGACTTATTAGGTCTGGCAGGTGATACTGTTTTAGGTGCGCCCGGAGGTTTTTTAGATACAGTTGAGCAAATGGTTATTGAAAAACTACTCAAAGCACTATTTGGAGATTATGATCCAGATTCTTTTGTAGGTGTTGTTATTGCTAATGTTTTAGAAAACATTGATATTACAGAACTAAGCAAATATTTTGGAGAAGGTGCATGTGATCCCATTGTTGAGATGTTGTACAAGGGTATATCCGAAGCTATTATACAGAAAGGCCTCAGCAAGCTATTTGGCGATCGTTCTGATTCTGGTATGTTAGTCAGTACAATGCGCGAGTCTTTCACAAACGCACTAAATAGCACAGAATTTCAAACTAGAATCAAGCAAGGAATCAAAGATACTGTTTGTAGTTTTAATTATTCAGCTATACTAGACTCATTGAAATCTGGTTTTGGTGGCGCTTTAGGCGGTATTAAAAACATGTTTTCAGGCGAAACGAAACCAGTTTAAATTTAAAAGGAATTTGTAATGAAAATCAATAAAAAAAGAATTAGAAGTCTGGTTAGGAAAAAGATATTAGAGCAAATTTCTGGCGAAGCTACTGACGTTGATAAAGATGGGGTACCCGACGGTATAGATAGAGATACCGGGCCGGCCATTAAAAGTAGTGCAAAAGTAAAACTAGAAGAAGACCCAGAAGCTACAAAAAAAGCGAAAGATGAATTTCTTTCACAGGCAAAGCTTTTTGAAGATGGATGCGCTCCAGGTGTCGGACTCAGTAAGCAAATGTCTAGACAAAAAGCAAGAGAATTATCTGATCGTTTATATGAAGCAACAGAAGGTGGTTTTCTTGATTTAGGGTTTGGAACAGATGAAGATGAAGTTCAGGCGGTATTTTCTGACCCTGCCATACAGTCGTTAGTTGACTTATCTTACGTGGCTCATATGTATGAAAAAAATTACCCGGGTTACGATATTGCTAGTACACTGGCGGGAGAATATGGTTATTTTTCTTCAACAGACTTTAGAAAAAATGTAAGAGATCCACTAGAAGATTTACTGTCTGATAGTCCTATTTTTATCTTAGGCGAAGAAAAATACGATGCTGAAAAGATTGCACAAATGAAAAGTGATGCAGAAAAATTCGTATCTGATTCGCAAGAACTTGTTGGTAGAAGTGGTGGTGAAAGAGTTTTAGATGCAGGAAAAGGTGTAGCAGCTGCTTCTGCAACCATGGGCACGTTACAGGCAGCCGGTCTAGCTTATTCAGGTGGGTTTGCCGGGGTTGGCTATACAAGCACTTTTATTGCTGGTGCAACAGGAGCGGCACCCGGTTGGGCAGCAACATTACCGGTTGTTGGCCCTGCATTGGCTTTGATTCCTGGGCCGGGTTGGGTTGCATTAGGTGTTTTGGCAGTAGGATCTGCATTATTTATGGCATTTGATGAGGCTGACTTTACATTACAGGAAGAAAGCATGCTTTCTCCTAATTTGTATCGAGCATTAAATGCACAGTTTAAACAGGCGGGGAAAGATCTTTTGGATCAATCATCAAAGGTATCAATACCTTTCCCACCAGATGAAGAAGCTATTGATGGTGGTGATACTGACGGTGGTGAAAATATATATCCGCCATTACCTAGTAACATTAACGGATTAGGGAAAAATAAAACGGAATGTATAAAAAAATATCAAGGTGTCATGAATGCATATGCTAGCTCTAGAAAACTAGGATATCCAAATATCAAAATAGATGGAAAAGTAGGACCTGAAACACGTGGAATGTGGAGTAAGTTTGTTAAACACGTATTTGCAAATCACTCAACTTTTTCAACTACCTCTATTGCAGATGTAGTTTCTAGTGGGCAAGTTACATTATGGCGCGATATATCTGTTTCATTAATAGGCACATATCCGGGTTACACAAAAAGCGAGTGTGGTGCTCTCGCCTTTTCACTTGACGCGTACTACGGCAATGTATATTTTGGTACACAACAGCCGGGTGAGATGGAACCTAGCAGCGCCGGCGGTTCTGGTGGTTCTGGCGCTAGTGCGGGTGTTGTCGTAATTGGCGGAGGCCAGTCTTCGAAGAAAGGTGGCACTCAGACAGACATTGACATGTCCATGGGTGAAAAAGGTTTAAAAAATATTATTATTGGAGTTGATTTCAATAACGAAGTTGTTGATAATAATGTGGGTGATAAATTAAAAGCAAAAAGATTCAAAGATGCTAGCTTGTTAAGTGATGTTTTTCCATCGTTCAATACCCGACTTACTCAAAGATTACTTGACAACATGAAAGAGCGGGATTTTTTATCTGGCAGAACTGGAAGAGATGTTAACGTAGACACAGTTTATGAATTGCAAGTTGATATTAAAAGAAACGGTGAGGCAAAAGTTAAAAAAGCAAAAGAGGCAAAAACTTTTGGTAATAGAATGGGTAGAAACTTTGGAAAATTAACAAAAGTAGTTGAACAAGTTTTAAACGATGAGTTTGACAATAAAACTAGAATAGTATTTGACAAACTTAGAATCCAAATTAGATTAGAATCAGGGTTATACTCATTAAGCGAAAATAAAGTACTTCGTAAATTAATAAGAAGAGCTATAACTAAACAATTAATAAGATAGATTTGATTATGCTACTATCAGAAAATTCAATTAGAAAAATAATTTTTGAGATATTGAAAACAGAAAATAATGTTCTAGAACAAACTGTCCTAGTCCGCTCAATGGAACCAGATTGGATTGAAAAAGAAGAAAAAGAGTACGAAAAAGATGGGGAAACTTCCCCAGAAGAATATCAAGAAGCAAAAGAAGCAAACGTTAATGGACTAAAACCCAAAACAAAAGAGTTTATAGCAAGATTAAATTCTTACGCAAAAGAAAAAAATTACAAGAAACCAAAAATTACTAGTGGCTTTAGAGGTCCTGTTTCTCAAGCAAGAGTTATGTTTAATAACTGGAAGCTTCACGGTGGCGTTTCAGGAGGTACAGAATATCTAATAGGTCTTTATGCTAACGACAAATTAGCTAAAAGAGTTGGTGATACTTTTACTAGTACTAACGACTGGAGGACTGCAGCATCGATACTGAAAAAACAGCCAGTGTCTGCTCATGGGTCAGGGAAAGCAATAGATATAAGGTCGATAGGGCATAATAATATTAGCGAAATTATTTACGCTGTTGCTAAAGAGTTTAGGTTAAAAAACATAAAGATATATATCAATGATGAGACAGGATATAAAAACCCACACTGGCATATAAAAATAGGCTAGTTTTTTCTCTCATAAATCATTTTTCTTTCAGGTTTACTTTTAGCAAAAAGTTTTAATATTTCACCTGCTTTTGCATTTGCTTGATCTTCATGAAACCCACCTGCGTCTCTTACTGGGCCTTTTATGAGGCCAAATTGGTCTTGCATCATATGCGTCATTTCATGAGCAACAGATCTTAAGCAGTCTGCAAGAGATCTATTTTTACAATATATTTTACATATATTATTACCTATTTCATAAAGTGCTGTTGTCGATATACCATGGCTGGATCGATCTGAAACCAGATATATGGTGTAAGGTGGTTCAATTCTTAAGTGTTCTGCGCAGAATACACAAAAGTCAGATGCTAAAGTAACCTGCTTATTGTTTAATTGTAAATTTTTATCAATGTATAATTTCATATTTAACCTCTAGTAAGAATAAATATCTACCGCACTATCAATAGTAAGAATAAATTTTTGTAAGTCTTTTTGTGACGGACTTAATATTAAGTTTTCAAATCCTTCTGTAACTGCCATTACTATGGTAATAAGCCTTCCATCTTTTGTATATATTCCAGCACCACTCGATCCAAAGGTTGCAGGAAGTGTTGACATGCAATTTTTTTTATCGCATCCGGCAAATTTTCCAGTAAATACCGGACGAAACCCGGGTCCGCCTACTCCGTTAGGACCCGCTACAGTATATACATCTGAACCTAAGTTAGGTTCTTCAAATTTTAAAATGATCTGATTGAAGGTTTCATTTGCGTATCTTACACCCATTAGAAGGCATATGTCAGCTTCTTCATTAGTTGCAAGTATTGATAATGGTCGCTCTTGATCTTTAGCTATTCCCGTGATTTGTTCAGATGCACCGGGTATGATATTTCTTTTGCAAAAGTGAGCTGCTGTTAATATAAAAACTGAATTATCATCTGATGAAAAAACTAAACCGGATGCAGTTGATGTTATGACGGGTATGCAAACAGGAATATCTGTCATGCCTTCACAACCAATATCTAGTTGATGTTTTTTAACCATATAAACAAAATTGTCAATGCCAATTTTATATCTATTATCAACACTTTTATTAAAGTAGTTTTCTACACCTTTGCTTACGTTATCACTTTTCATATTCATGCAACCAAATATGAAAAGGATTATAATAAAACCAAACATAATACCCCTCATTATTTTTATTTTTTTCACTTACTAACCCCTAAAACTAGACCCCCGTCTATTAAATACATATCACTAAAGGAGATACTTTATGTCAAAAATTCAACTAGGCTACGCATGCATATGCATGGAACTGTCAGAAAGACCTAAAAAGCAAAGGATCACAACAAATAGAAGTATGATAAAAAGAACGTTTAAAGCTAAGGGCGTAGAATATGCATCTGAGCTAGCAGAATTAAATACAAGGGACATTTTACCTATCCTTATGTGGAATCAAAGGCACAACATAAAAGTCTTTAGAATGTCATCCTGCTTATTTCCATGGGCATCTGAATATATGTTAGAAGATTTGCAGCAATGGGAAAAAATTGCTTATAATCTTAAAAGAGCAGGTGACTATGCAAAAGAAAATGGCATACGTTTATCTTTTCATCCCGGGCCTTTTAATATTCTTTCTTCAAACAAAGAATATGTTGTTGCAAACAGTATTGTTGACCTTTCTATTCACGGTAAGATTATGGATACTATGGGAATGCCACGAAATCATAATGCAAAAATAAATATTCATATAGGCGCTTCGTATGGGGATCGTAAAAGTGCAATGGAGCGATTTTGCAAAAACTTTAATTTACTCAATGACAGTGTAAAATCTAGACTGACTATAGAAAACGACGATAGACCAAACTTATTTTCAACACAGGATCTTTATGAAGGAGTCTACAAAAATACCGGCTGCCCGATTGTATTTGATTATCATCATCACAAGTTTCGGAGTGGCGGCATTAGCGAAAAAGATGCGCTTGCCATCGCTGTGTCGACGTGGGGAGAAATTGTACCAACGTGTCACTACTCTGAGTCAGCATGTCTCAAAGAAGGAAAAAAGAAAGTGCTGAATGCCCATTCAGACTATATTTATGATAAGATAGAAAATTACGGACATAGACTCGATATTGTTATTGAAGCTAAAGCTAAAGAAAAAGCTTTAATGAAATACAGGAAGGATTGGATAAATGAACATCAAGAAAACAATAAAATCTCACTTGCCTCATAATCAACTAAGTAAAAAAGTATGGATAGGAGAGGAAATGCTTCCCGAATTTAGGAAAGCATTACTTAAAATATCAGACGCATTTATTGACTATCTAGGAATCCCTATAGACGTTGTCGACATTACAATGACAGGATCTTATGCAAATTACAACTACACTGTATTTAGTGATATTGACTTACATATACTAGTAGACATGTCATCTCTAAATGAAGATGAAGACCTGGTAAAAGAATTTTTTAATGCAAAAAAATCTTTCTGGAATGACAGGCATGACATAGAACTTAAAGGTATAGAAGTTGAATTGTATCCACAAGACACAAATGAACCACACTCATCTTCAGGAGTATATAGTGTAGAAGAAGATGAGTGGGTAGTCAAACCTAAAAAGTTTAAGAGCGGTATTGATATTAAAAGCATAGAAAGAGGATCAAAAAAGGTTGCTAAAGAGATTAATAGTATCTTAAAAGATTCCATAAAAAAGTCCTCGACTACTGATATAGTAAAAATGATTAAAAAACTTAAGAAAATGAGAGCATCAGGTCTTGAAAAGGCAGGAGAGTTATCTGATGAGAATATCATATATAAGGTACTTAGAAGTCAAGGCCTTTTACAAAAACTTTTCGATACAATGAACAATATTGAAGATCAAAATCTTAGCGATCTATAATATTATTTCTTTTTCTTTTTAGGGCACTTTTTACGCTTTTTAACTTTAGCCCATGACTTATTTGGGTTCGCAGAATTAACTCTAGCATGGGCCCATTGTTGTGGAGTCATTCCCTTTCTAGAACCTGAGGTGTAATAAGCACCCAAACCTGCTCTAAATTCTGCATAAACAGATCCTCTAGTCAAACACCTACGATCTGCCTTTTTATCAAGCGATTTTTTAGTTGGCTTAGAAAGCGTACGACCTGATTTTGTTGATTTTCTTTTTTTGCGCTTCTTTCTTTTTTTGCGACGCTTTTTTTCATCCAAGTCACTAATTTCTGAATATTCTAAAAGATCTCTTATTTCTGACTCAGCGTCTTCAATTTGATAAACTTCTTCAAGTGCAGCATATAGTTTCTGTTCTTCTATTAACTCCTCAATATACTCACGAATAATATCTGGGTCTATTTTTATAGTTTTGCTTTCGGCAACCTTATTTCGAGCTTTAATGGCTTTATTATCATCAGCTTTTCCGGGTGTCTTAACAGCTTTTCTGTAAGCAGCTGTTGCCTTTTTTAATTTATCCTGTTCACCCGGGCTTCTGCCCGGCTTATATCCAGGATCTAGATCCCTATCTTCATTCTTATTAAGTGCTTTAAAGTCTGCTCCTGTTATTTCGTCAGGAGGTGGTGCAGCTTGTGCAATTTTCATTTGCTTCTTTGATAATTTTTTCTTTTTTTCATTTAATTTTTGTAAATCTTTTAAAATTGTGTTTAGTATATTAATGTCTTTCATCTCAACTTATTCCTAGATTAATTTTATTATCCTAACATTTAAATATAATTATTCTTTAAAGTATTTTTATAAATGTACATATGTACTTTTATTATACATAATAATTCATTATTCATAAATTTCTATATACCTCATAATAATTATAGGTATAATTATAGCATAGAGAGGTAATTTATTAATGTCAATATTTAAAAAACACAATACTAATGCTGATCGATCAGCATCAGATAGAAGAAGACATAAAGAAAAAATAGATAAAGCTATCAAAGAAGGCATTCATGATATTATAGCTGAAGAAAGCATTATAGGAAAGAGTGGAAAAAAGAAGATTAAGATACCTGTAAGAGGTATGAAAGAATACAGATTCATTTACGATCAAGGAAACGGATCTAAGGGGGTAGGTGCTGCACCTGGATCTGATATTAAAAAGGGTCAGAAGATAAAAGAAGGACAAAAACAAAAAGGTAAAGGAGACCCTGATAAGCCGGGAAACGAAAAGGGCGAAGACTACTATGATGTTGAAGTATCTTTAGATGAACTAGCCCAGTATCTATTTGATGATTTAGACTTGCCTGATCTAGTTAAAAAGAAATCTGCAGAAATATTTTCTGAAAAAGTAAAAAGAAAAGGATATAGAACAAAAGGGATAAGACCTAGACTTTCAAAAAAAGAAACACTTAAAAATAAGATAAGAAGAAAAAAAGCTGCAATAAGAAACGGTACACACGATCCGGAAGGTGATGAAAGATTTACTTTTCATGATGATGATTTGAAATATAAGCACATAGAGGTTACTAAAAAACCGGTTACTAGTGCAGTAATATTTTTCATAATGGACACGTCAGGTTCAATGACAAAAACTAAAAAATATTTGGCCAGATCGTTCTTTTTCTTACTATATCAGTTTATAAGGTATAGATATCAAAATATTGAAACAGTATTTATTTCTCACTCAACAGAAGCTCAAGAAGTTAACGAAGATGATTTTTTTAAAAAAGGTTCATCGGGTGGTACTTACATAAGCTCCGGTCTTAAAATGGCACATGATATTGTAAATGAAAGATATTCCCCAAGCGCTTGGAATATATATACTTTCCACTGCTCAGATGGTGAAAACTGGAAAGAAGACAATGTTAAAGCAGTAGATTATATGGAAAGATTAATTAATCTTAGTCAATTATCTGGTTATATTCAAATAAAAGGCCAGAAAGAATCTATGTGGGGAGAAGAAATGGCAAAAGTATTCGAGCCACTGTCATCAGATAGTTTTAAGGTGGTAAAAGTCTCAGGTAAAAAAGATATCTGGCCTGAGTTTTCTAGACTTCTTGGTGGTAAATATGAAGTTCAATAAAGATAAGTATAAAATAGAAGACCTTAAAGTATTTGATGATAAGATATGCGAAATTGCAAAAAAATATGATCTAGACTGGTATCCTATTAATTATGAAATTTGTGACTATTATGAAATGATTGGACATATGGCATATCATGGAATGCCTAGTCACTATAATCACTGGTCTTATGGTAAATCATTTGAAAAAACACACTTTATGTATAATATGGGTCAAAGTGGTCTTCCTTATGAATTAATCATTAACTCAAATCCTTCAATAGCTTATTTAATGCTACAAAATGATTTTTATTTGCAAGTCTTGATTATGGCTCATTGCGTAGGTCATAGTGACTTTTTTAAAAATAATAGATGTTTTAGTAAAACAGATCCGGAAACCATAGTTTCTAAAATGAGAAATGCTAAACGTAGAATTCAAGAGTACACCGAAGATCCTAATATAGGTCAAGAGAAAGTAGAAAAGTTTTTAGATAGTTTACACACTGTCAGGTTTCAAACAGAAAGGTACGGAATTCCCAGAAGATCAAAATCAGAAATTAAAACAGCAGAGATTGATAGATTTAACATTTATAAAGAAAAAGGAATATTATTAGACTACAATGTTTTAAATAAAAGATTGCTTAAACAAGATCATGATTTATTATCTTTTTTATTAGAGTATAGTCGCGGCTATGAAAAATGGCAATTAGACTTAATTGAAATAGTTAAAGATGAAAGTCATTATTTTATGCCCCAGATAAAAACAAAAATATTAAATGAAGGCTGGGCATCTTTTTGGCATTACAAAATTCTACATGAACTTCAACTAGATGATGGAATGCATGTTCCTTTTCTTAAAATGCACAATGCAGTTGTCCGGCCACATATTGGGGGAGTTAACCCCTATCACGTAGGTTTCTATATATTCCAAAAACTTGAAAAAGAGTTTGGATTAGAAAAATGTTTTGAAGTTAGAGAAATACATGATGATGTATCAGCAATTAGATTATTCCTAGAAGAAGAAGATTTTAGAGAATTAAACATGTTTGCTTACGAAAGAAAGAAGAATGGCGATATATTCATAGCAGAAGTATCAGATCAAGAGGAATGGCAAATAGTAAGAAGCGAAATGATCAAAAATACAGGCGTCAATACAATACCACACATCTATGTAGATAGAATCGACTCAGACGGAACTTTGGTTTTAAAGCATGAACATGATGGCCGCGACCTAGATCTGGACTATGCAGACAATGTAGTGGAAAGCATAAGGCATTTATGGCAAGAAGGCGATGTAAAATTATTTACAATTATTGAAAATGATGTATGGGAAATTTAAACAATTCATTAACAACAGTATAATATACTAAATGTATAACAGCATAGATTAAAAGAGGAAACAATGAGCAATTTTTTAGATATGATCAAAAAACAAAGATCAGCTTCAAAATATAAAAAGTTTAAAGGAACTTTTCTAGATTACTTAAGAGTCATACAAGAAGAACCGGAAACAGTTAAACTTGCCCATAAAAGACTTTACGAAGCCATCTTAAAGTTTGGAATGGATACTGTTGATGTTGATTCAGACCAATATAGAGACATATTTAATGGTGACAAGATTAGAACTTACGACTATTTTGAAAAAGAGTTTTTTGGAATGGAATCAGTTATTAACAAACTGATGAGGTTTTTAAAGTCAGCAGCACATAAAGGTGAAGAAAGCCGGCAAGTACTTTTGCTCATGGGTCCAGTTGGTGCCGGAAAATCTGCGTTAGTAGAAGCTGTAAAAAGGTCCTTAGAGTCCTCCCAGCCTTTTTATCACTTGGAAGGTTGTCCAATCAAAGAAGAGCCACTTCACTTACTTCCTCGAGGACTAAGGTCAGAATTTGAAGATATTCTGGGTGTACATTTAGAAGGTGATCTGTGCCCAGTTTGTCGCCACCGGCTTATGACAGAATTTGATGGAAAATATGAAAATTTTCCAGTCACCCAGACTACTTTTTCTCAAAGAGGGCGCAGAGGTATAGCTGTGGTGCCTCCTATGGATGCAAACTCCCAGGATGTCTCTGTATTGATTGGAACTGAAGACATTAGTAAACTAGATCTTTATCCAGAAGATGATCCCAGAGTCCTATCTCTTAACGGTGCGTTTAACGTTGGTAACCGCGGTATCGTTGAATTTGTTGAAGTATTTAAAAATGAAATTGAATTCTTGCATACAATGTTAACTGCAACACAAGAAAAGCGTGTACCTTCCCCAGGTAAGAACGATATGATCTACTTTGATGGCGTAATATTATCACATTGCAACGAATCAGAGTGGAACAGATTTAAATCTGAACACACCAACGAGGCTATTCTGGATAGGGTGTTAAAGATTGAAGTACCTTATGTTTTAGAATTAGATCAAGAACAGAAAATTTATGAAAAAGTTATTAGAAAATCAGACTTTAATAAAGCGCATATTGCACCTCATGCTTTAAAAATAGCTTCCATGTTTTCAGTTATGAGTAGACTTAAGCCATCAAATAAGTGCGATCTACTTACTAAAATGAAAATCTATAATGGTGAAGCAATTATAGAAAAAGGTCGTGTTAAAAAAGTAGATATTAAAGACTTAAAAGACGAAGCTAAGCATGAAGGAATGGAAGGAATTTCAACTAGATTTATCATGAAAGCATTGGACGCAGCTCTTTCAGATTCTGATAAAAACATGATAACTCCTATAAATGTTATTGACTCGCTGTCTAGACAAGTAAAAGAACAAATAATTGACGAAGAAGCAAAAAGTAGATACACAGAGATATTAGGTAAGATTATTCGCGAAGAATACTTAAGAATACTAGAAACAGAAATCGCGAAAGCTTTTATAACAGCTTACGAAGAACAAGCGCAGTCACTTTTTGATTCTTATCTAGATAACGCAGAGGCTTATACAACTAAGACTAGATTTAAAGACAAAATAACCAGAGAAGAAAGACAACCTGATGAAAAATTCATGAAATCTATTGAAGAGATGATTGGTGTGGTCGGATCAGCTAGAGATGGTTTTAGATCTGATGTAACTGCTTATATGTTTTCTAAGTTACGAAGAAAAGAAACAGTTGATTATAAATCTTATGGGCCTCTAAAAGATGCAGTAGAACAATACCTTATTACATCTGTAAAGGACATTTCCAGGATTGTTACAAAATCAAAATCAAGAGATGACAACCAAAAGAAAAGATACAGCGAGATGCTTGTAACTCTAATGGAAGAATATGGTTACAATGAGAATTCAGCTGAAGAGATATTGACATATGCAGCAAACAACTTATGGCGTGATTCCTAAAAAGAAAAAAGTTTTTAATAGAAAGGAAGTTGATAATTTCTTAGATGAAAGCAATATAATGTTCGATGATCTAAGGAATAGTCAGCAATGTCTTTACTCTGATATGAATTTAGTTTCAGATCAAGCATTAAACTACTTAAATACTTTTTCTGGTAATGAGTGCAAAGAACAGTTAAAGTTATTATTAAAAAAAGAATTTATTGAATGTGAAAAGATATACCCATACTTGGGAGACTTTTTTATTAAGAAGTATTTTTCAAAAGAAAATAAAGAAATTTATGATAAACATCTATTTTGCAAAGATTCATCAAAATACTTTATTGATAGCTTTAAATTTAAAGAGTTAAAATCCATTTTTAAATGGATTATTGAAAATGCTTCGCGCGAGTACACTGTTAGTATTCATAGTAGTAAGTTAACAGATATATATGTTGAAAAAAAGAACGTTCTTAATTTTGATCTAGATTACGACACATCATTTTTAGGAGGTAAAGACTTCCACACAATGAGTGATTACAAGTTTATCATAATTGACGGGTATGTAGAATCAATAGGCGAAATACACCATTTACTTGACCAGGCAAATAAAACAAAAGTACCTCATGTAATTTTTTGTTTTGGAATGTCAGATGAAGTAAGTCATGTAATAAAACATAATAATTCACATAGCAAGTTTGAAGTTATGCCTATTATCATAACATTTGATGAAAATACAATAAATGTACTAAATGATATAGCAGTCCTGCATAAAGATAATATTGTTTCTAGTAGGACGGGAGAGACAATATCACAAGCTGTTCGAAGCAATTTATCGGTAGGTCGAGAAATAACATTTCATAAAAAAGGTTTTAAAATAAAACCTGTTGCTTCGGAAGCGGATCTAGTAATTCATCGATCTTTTCTTAGTAATAAATTAAATAAAATAACAGTGCACGAAGAAAGTAAAAAACTATTATCTAAAAGGATAAAGAGGTTTACTAATAAGTCAATTAAACTATTTATACCTGAAATTTTATATTCTAATAATGACTTTATAAGAGAAGTTGATTATATGATGAGGTTGACCGGTCATTCAAATAAAGTATTCTGTGTTGTAAGTCTTAATAGTTCAGCCTATTATCTACCAAAAAATTTGATAAATTTTGTCAATAAAAAGGTAAACAGTATAAAAAATATATATTCACAAATAGATAGGCTGGTCATACATGCAGGGAATTAAGCATTTAATAGAGTGTCACTGTGTTTTAGCAATATATAGGGCTGTAAAAAAAGAAATGCCTAGTCACAAATTTCCAGTATATTCTAAGTTTGATAAGAATGGAAATGTAATTCCAAAACTAGTAAAGTGCAACAACTGTGATACGATGCACCACGTTAAAGACATATGTAGATCAGAGATAAGAGGCGGAAAAGATCAAAGCAGTTTAACAGTCTCTATAGAAGAATTAGGATACATGCTACCAGAAAGGCTGACAAACGCACTTATAAAAATAGAAACTGATATATCTAATTGGGAACAAATAGTAGACATATTTGAAGAAGAAAGATGGGGTGAAGTCGTTGTGTTAAGAAGAGAGATAATAGATGAAAAACAACATGTAAAAACTATAGAAGTATCATCGTCTAATATTTTTAAAATTAAAAACAATGTAATTGTTGATATTGTGGAGTAAAAATGTCAGAAAAAAAGAAAGCTATTGAGTTATTAAATAGAAAAAAAGAGGCAAGAAAAATCTGTAAAACAATCTTAGAATTTGGCGTAACAGATGAGCAAAAAATAGAAATAATGCTTAACCTTGCAATGTCATTAGAGGATAATGAAAATATGAAAAAAATAGCTAGTTTTTTAAAAAAGTTTGGTTCAAATTTTAACGCAGAAGAAAATAGTAATAATATAGATAAAGACAGCAACAAAAATAAAATTCTTTTAAACTAGAGGAGATAATCATGAACGAAACAATTGTTACACAATACGAAGAATTAAAAGTACTTGTTGAAACACTTCAAACAGATGTACTTAAAAATGCGCAAGGTAATAAATCAGCAGGTGTTAGAGCAAGAAAAGCATTACGCGAAGTTAAAAAAGCTGCAGCTGATCTTGTAAAAAGTTCTTTGACGTATGATAAGAATGAATAGATAATCTAAATCATTCTTACTATGCTAAAAAAGGGGATCATATTTGATCCCCTTTTCATTTTTTATTTTATTAGTGAAAAACACTACAGTATCGAAACAACTTTTTCTTTAAGCTTCTTAACAGCTATTTTTTCTATTTGACATATTCTCATTCTAGTTACTTTAAATATTTCACCTATATTCTGTAATGTAATTTTTTCACTAGAGTTTGCGCCAACTATACAGCAGTTGTTATATTCCTTAGCTTCTATCCAGTATCTGCATGCATTAACACTACAATTCTTTTTTTCTGAAGAGCATTTTTCAAAGCATTTTTGTTTCATATTTATTTATACCTTTTAACGTGTTATACTTATAATAATAACCGGTCTACTTAAAAAAAACAAAAAAAAGGTGAAATGTATAATGTCTAAGTTAAAAACAGATAAAAATAGAAAAATATTTATTTTAGATACCAGCGTGATGCTTTACGATAGGTGCTCAATTCATTCTTTTTCTGGTAATGATGTACTTATACCGTTAGTAGCACTTGATGAATTAGATAGGTTTAAAGATAAAAAAGGTATAATCGGTGAAAATGCGAGATATGTAAACAGATATTTGGATAATTTAAGAAAGGTTGGAAATTTACATTCAGGCATAGAGATACAAAATAGAAGTAATCAAACAATAAAAGTTGATATTAAAACAAAATACAAGGTACCAGTAGGATTGGACGCGTCTTCCCCAGACAATCAGATGATCGGATTAGCTTTAGAATTAACTCAAAAAAATAAATGTCCTGTCATAATGGTAACAAAAGACATTAACTTCAGAGTTAAGTGTGATGCACTGGGGATTACTGCGCAAGACTATCTTAAAGATAAAATAGATTTAGCAGATGAAGAATTCTATAGAGGTTATGTCGATATAGAAATAAAAGATAGTGACAATTATATTATAGATATGTGCTATTCTGATCTGCATTCACATAATAAGACCATTTTAACTGCAGCAGAAAAGAGTTTAGGAAGAAAATTTCTAGAAAACGAATTTATTTGTTTAAAATCAGGAAGTCAATCCTTTTTAGGATTTTACTCGGAAGGCAATATTAAAAAACTAAAAAGTAGTGAAGAAATGAGTAGTGGTCTAGCTTGGGTAAAAGAAAGAAATAGAGAACAGCTTTATGCAATTAACCTTTTGAATGATGATTCTATTCCACTTGTTTCAATAACCGGACTAGCGGGCAGCGGAAAGACTTACTTAACATTATTAGCAGGAATAGAAGGATTGCATGCAGGAAGATATAGAAGAATTGTTATCACTAGAAATGTACAGCCTGTTGGTAGGGATATAGGATTTTTACCGGGCGATATGAATGATAAGATGCTTCCATGGATAGCACCAATCATGGATAACTTTCGTCAAGGTTTGAAAGATAATGACCTTACATACTTTAGTTCAATGAGAGATAAGGGGGATATTGAGATTGCACCCCTAGCTTTCATGAGAGGAAGAACATTTGCTGATACTTTTTTAATTATGGATGAAGCACAAAACTGCACTATTCATGAATTAAAGACAGTAATTACAAGAGTTGGCGAAAATAGTAAAATTGTTTTACTAGGTGATGTTGATCAAATTGATACGCCTTACATAGATTCACACTCTAATGGTCTGACTATTGTTAGCGAAAAATTTAAAAATGAAAAAGTTGCAGGCCATGTACAGTTAAAAAAGGGAGAAAGGTCATATTTATCTTCTATAGCAGCGGAAATAATTTAGCGACGAGCGGGTTTTAAATGGCAACTTTCATAAAAGACGACAAAAAGGTTCTTGTAAGAGACCAAAATAGATATAGGAAAATATATCGTTATATAAGAAAGAAGCCAAGACCGCTATTGTGTGATGATCTTAAAAACGTATCAACGTTTACATGGGGCGCATATTGGGAATATTTTGACAACCAGTCTGAACTAGTGCATGAATTTCCATGCTGTTTTGATACACCTCCAGCAGTAATAGCAACAACACTTGCAAGAACAACAGACGATGCCACAATAAACAATCCTAACTTTAATGTTTTTATTACGGATATAACAACTTCTCAGTGCATATTTAGAACTAGTGGATATTATACAGGATATGTATACTATCAAGCATTAGAAGACGGAGTATATGAAATGCCAAATATCGGAAAAGAATTAGAAGTAGCAACACTGCAATTTCCAAAAGTGTCTGGTCAAGATCAATATACCTATACATTTCAAGCAGCATTTAGTTGTACACCAATCGTTACAGTATCAGCAGATGAAGATGTGAATGCATTTGTTACAGCAATATCAACAACAGCAGTAACAATAGAAGTATCAAAAGCCGGCTATAAAGGAAAAGTTTATATGCAAGCAATCGAAAGAGGATGTTAAAAAATGGCAGTTAGAGATTTTACAGCTAATCAAATAAGAACAGCTAAAGTAATAATGACAGGAAGCTCGCCTTCCGGCGGTATAGTTCATAAAAAACTAGAACTTTCTGTTTATAGTGAGTCAGTAGCGCCAAATGAGCTTGGAGGTAATCCAGCTGCGCCTGCATATACAGATATCGGAAATGATGTATCAATTTTTATAAGTGGTTCACAGACTTCTAAGGACGGCTCAAACGGTGGAGCAGTATTACTTCAAGGCGATACTTATATTTCCGGATCCCTTGTTGTTAAAGACGCCGGCCGCAACTTCGGTGGGTCTATAAGTGGATCCATTCACCATACAGCTGACGGTGTTTCATATCTTGTTGCAGCTGCAGGAATTCAAATTACTTCTGCATCAAATGGTCAGCTAACAATTAAAAGTACAATAACAAATGATGTGCTTGAAGGTCTTCACTATTATGACGAATATAATGGTACACCAGCATTAGACCCGCTAGCAGCAGGTACACATTCAGTTGCTATTGGTGATGGCCCATTAGCTTCTGGGACAAATAGTATTGCATTTGGTAATAAAGTAACCGGTTCAGGAGAGCATGATGCTGTTGTTGGAGGTTTTGGTAACGCAACTAAGCCAACACAATTGACGTCAAATACAAAAAATGCAATATTCGGCGGAAAGAACAATCTTATCTCAGGTTCAAGTGCAAGTGTAATTGTTGGAGGCGGAGATAATCACATATCTGGAACAACTAATCTAGCTTCAGGTGGCTCTGATTTTTCAGGAATATTTGGTGGGGCTTATAATAAGGTATCCGGATCGTACTCTAATGTTATGGGTGGAATATTTAACAAAACAGAACAAAACTATAGCACTGTAATAGGACAAAGCCTAACCAGTTCAAATACTGGTGAAGTTGTAATTGGTTTTGGTTCAACCTACGCCGGCGGCGGTCTTAAAAGAACAATAATCTCAGGTTCTAACTTTATTGTTGCTGCATCAAATATTGCAGTTTTCAATGAAGACGGTAAAACTGCAGATTTCCGTGTTGAGGGCTCTTCTATTATTTCAGGTGCACCAGTAAAAAAGCAAGGTGCTATTTTAGTTGACGGTAGCACAAATCAAGTTGTTATTCAGGGTGGCGGAGTTGCTGCAACTAAGAGTTACGGTTTGAATGCTGCAACAACAGCCCTTCCATCAGATATCAGTACTTATATATCTGGGGCGTGTGGTACAACAGGAAGACTACCTGCAACATCAGGGGTAACTGTAATTGCAGGTGACTTAGTTGTTTCCGGAACAATATTCCAAAAACCTTGCTTTGTTCCAGAAGGAACGACAACCACAGACTTGCAAGAATTAATTGTACTAAGTGATCCGGATCATCGAAATGCGACTACTCGTGTTGTTGATGGAGTTGGATTTAATTCTAGAAACATTGAAGTTATAACAGTAAGAAGGTTTGGTGAAGCCACTACTTTCGTAGTTGAGGGTGACCAAGTAGTAAAAGGTGAACTCAGGGGATCATCACCACTTAAGATAGGTGCTTCTGGATCAAATGATGCATTAATAGTCTCCGGTAACGTAGAAATAGTAGCAGCATCCGGATCTAATGTAGGTGCAAACCTTTCCATATCAGGTTCAATGACTGTAACCGGTTCGATGACAGTATCAGGTTCAAATACATTTACAGTCGTAGGCCCATCAATTTTCGATGGAAGCGTCAAAACTTCAGATAAATTAATTGAATTAGCAAATGGAACCACCGGAACACCTTCAGGTGACGCCGGCTTTATAATTGAAAGAGGCTCTAGCGATAATGCCGCATTTATCTGGGATGAATCTCGTGATGAGTTTGCTCTTGGGACAACAACAGCAACAGGAGCAAGTACTGGCGACCTGACATTTACAAAAGCTAATCTTAGTGTTGAACGCCTAGGCGCCGGAACAGAACAGGCACAAGCTGAGGTCCATGCAAAACGTGACCAATCATCAGGAGGTGTATATTCAACAACAGCAACAGTAATTAGTGAAGATGACGCAAGGCCAGCTATTCAGTTGGTAGGCTCTGCGAACAATATTGGTTTGATTCAATTTGGCGATAACGCAGCTGCAGCATCCGGACAAATTTATTATGATCATAGCACTGACAAAATCAGATTTGATGCAGGAAGCAATACAGACAGACTTACAATATCATCAACTGGCGAAGTTGTAGTAGCAGGTGATCTAGTAGTTAATGGCACAACAACGACTGTTAACAGTTCAACATTGATAGTTGATGATAAAAATATAGAATTAGGATCAGTTGTAGCAATTTCTAGTGTAAGTGCAACATCTAATCTAACCACGGGAAATGCAACTGTTAATGTGGCATCGACCACCGGAATGATTATTGGTCAAACAGTTGTAAAAGCCTCCGGAACCGGTGCTTTCAATACAGCAAATAGCGGTACAAGGACAATTACTGCAATTAATAGTGCAACTCAAATAACACTTGATGCCAATCACAGTTCAGCAGGTTCAATGGTTTTTAATGTTGCAGCTGCATCAGATACTACAGCAGATGGCGGCGGTATTACTATTAAAGGTACTACTGATAAAACATTCCAGTGGCAGAATGATACCAACTCATTTGAAGTCAATAAAAACTTATCTCCAAGCGCTTCTGGCGGAAGTGACCTAGGAACTACAACAAATGAATGGGGCGATATATACATAGCTGATGAAAAATCACTTAAAATTGGTACAGGGCAAGAGCACTTTATTAAAGACGCAGCTCCCGGTCTCCAGCTCGGATCATCTGAAATTATAAAGATTGGAGCAGATGCTAATACATCAAATATCGAAATTGGTAATATCAGTCAAGCAAAAACAATAACAGTGGGTCATGATACTTCTACAAAAGTAGACGTTAACGCAGCAACTGTTGAACTTGATGCGGGTACTGCTATAACAATCGATTCTGCAGGAACTGCAGCAGCAGCAGTTGGCATTACTTCTGCTGGTGGTCTAGATTTCACTTCAACTGGCGCTCATCCAATTGATATTGAATCCACTAACGCTGCTGGTAACATTATTTTAAAGACTGCGCATACTGCCGGCGTCGCATTTCATATAGATGCAGACGCAGATTCGGCATCTGAAGTTCAAATTGATGCAGGTATTCTAGATATTGATGTAACGGGTGCAGCAACTTTAGATGCAACTTCAATGACAACAACCGCAGCGACACAATCAATTGCAGCTTCGACATCATTGACAGTTACTAGTCCGGCAGTTATAATTGATTCCGCAACCGATGGAAAACCTGTTGTAACAATCAAAACAACAAATACAACAGCAGCCTCTTCTGGTGAATTGCAATTTCTTAAGGACGCAGCAGACACAGAGGACGGTGAAATACTTGGTAAGATTACATTCTTTGGTGAAGACGAAGGAAACAATAGCACACAGTTTGCTGGAATTGTTGCTTCTATTAGCGAATCTGATGAAACAGACGAGGCGGGAACATTAGAATTACAAGTTGCAGAAAGTGACGGTACAAATACTGCAATGACAACAGGTCTTAAGCTTGAAGGTGAACACGCAACAGATGGACAAGTTGATGTCACAATAGCAGCAGGTGCAGCTTCAACAACAACTATTGCAGGTGATTTGACAGTTACAACTGATCTTGCTGTTGATGGAGTTTCAAATCTAGATAATGTAGATATTGATGGAACGTTCACGATGGATGGTACGACTTTTGATGTAAATGCTTCCGGTGCTGTGACAATTGATGGAACCACAATATCTATCGACGGAACAGATGATGTAAACTTGACTGTCACTTCTTCTACTGCAGGAGAAGATTTAACAATTGCACAAGTTGGTGCAAATGATTCATCAATTATTATTACTGCAGCCGGTACTGGCACTGATGCTATTAAGATAGACGCTACTGCTGGTGACATGCTTATAGCACCTAATTTGATAAATGGAAAAACATTAAAAATAGGACCAACCTCAGCCACTGAAATGGTGTTTACTCCACACGGAACTGCGGCTAATGAAAAGATATCGTTAACAAATACATCCGGAAATGCAGATGACGCTATTAAAATTGAGTCGACAGCAGGTGGCGTTACTATTAAATCAAATACAGCCAAAGTTATTCTTTCCGGATCTTCTGCAGATGATTCAGTTCATGTTCAATCTTCAATGCTTGTGGGCGGTAAACTGGTTGTTAACGGAGGCGGAATACCCACAGTTATATTGGGTGATACAATAAATACAAATGATGCAACAATAGAATCAGCGACGGTTGCAAACAACGTTGCAGGTAGAAAATTTATCATCGATGCAGGTAATGCGACCGCTGGTGGTAATAATAATCTTGGTGGTGGTGATCTATTTCTAAATGCAGGCCGAGGTAAAGGTAGTGCTTCGGGCGGCGACATTATATTTCAATCAGCGCTCGCAGCCGGCTCAGGCAATACCGTAAACCCTTACCAAGAAACATTTAGAATAAAAGAATCAAAAAGAGTATTGATTCTATCAGGTGTTAACGGGTCACCAAACTCTATTAATGAATCTCTCTACGCAGATACTAACTTCTTCGTGTCGGGATCGATAGGCTCTAGAGGTACAGCAACCTTAGGAACTGCAGTATTCGGTGGCGACGTTGTAATTTCTGGGTCACTTAACGGTGGATCTCCCTTAACAATTGGAACCGATTTGGAAATCGCAGGAGGTACCCTCGAGTTTTCTAAAGCAGGTGAAAATGCAATATTAGTACCGGATAATCAAGCTGATGCACTAGTAATCAAAGAAGGCAGTAATCTTTATGCAAAGTTTGCAACAACAGGTGGCTCTGAGCTTGTTACATTCTTCAAGGATGTGTTAATACAAGACGATAAAAAGTTACTATTTGGAACAGATTCAGATGCTTATATTGAATATGACGAAGACGGATCAAATTCTCTTGTAGCCCACGTACCTGCAGCCGGATTCACTATTTTAGGAATCCCAACAGGTGATAACAGTCCAGTCAGGCTTAATTTATTATCTAGTGAGGCAGCATTAGTTGCTGATGAAGTTGTTGGTCAAATAGATTTTCAGGCAATTGGTGAATCTGGAACAGATGCACAAGAGATTTGTGCTTCTATTCAGGCAATCGCAGAAGCTGAATTTGATTCAGCTAACAACCAAACAAAACTAGCGTTTTTTACAGCTAAGTCTGAAGACGCAACAAGTGTTGCTGCAAAACTAGAAATTAATCATGGCGGCGCTGTAACAATGAACGCTGGTACAACAACAGCTGGTGGTAATGGTTTCGATGGCGGAGAGGACGGCGCTCCAACTGCTGACGTTCAAGAAATAAACAATGAAGTTGTTACAACGTTTAAAATAAATATTGATAATATGGTGTCAACAGCCGGATCAGGTGCAAGAATAATAGGCGACAGTTCCGGTGCAGCTAACGCATATTTCGCAAGGCTTAATTCAGGAGTAAACGGTTTAATATATAAGGCAGAAATGATTTGTGTAGAAGCTCCAACAACAGGAGAACCCGACTTAGACCTTTATGCAAAATCAGATCTTCAACCAGAAGGTGGCGGAGTTGGTGGAGATTTTGCAAAATTAATTGATGCAGATGGCGACTGGATTGTAAGTAAGTATAAAGAACAAATTGGCCCATTTCCAGGATCAACAGATCCTGCATATACAAATGGACTTCATAACTATTATTTATATCTTGCTAATGGAAACGGTGGTACGTCTGACGCAGGAACTTACGGCGCAGGGAAATGGCTAGTAAGACTTTACGGTGTTAAGACGTTCGGTACTTGATATTAATACTGACTTGATATTATAAATTATCTTTTATCATAGTATACTTCTAGAAACAGGAGTATACATATGACACAGAATTTGACTTCATTTGAAGCGGCAGGGATCATTTTTGTAGCTGATATGTTCCGTGAGGAATATGCAGGAGGAGGAGAATTAACAACAGATGCACTTCTCCAAACAGCACCATATAAAACCCATTGCATAAAATCAAGTGACCTAACACAGCAACAGATTCAACAAGGGGCCCAAAAAACATGGGTCTTCTTTAATTTTCGAGGAATGGACCATAATCTTATTCCTTTCATTGTCCAGAACCTCTACTACTTTGTTGTAGAATATGACTATAAGTTCTGTCAATACAGATCTTTGGAATTACATAAAAGAGAGACTGGTAACGATTGTGACTGTCATCAGCAACAAGTAGGAAAAATTATTTCCGCTTTTTATACAGCTGCTGAACATTTATTTTACATGTCCAAAAAACAACGTGAATTATATCTAGAAAGATTTCCTTTCTTATCAGAAAACTCATCAGTTTTATCCTCTGTTTTTAATATTAAAGATCTAGAACAAATAGAAGGTCTCAATCGATCCAGAAAAGCTTTTGGAAATAATGATAAGTGGGCTGTTGTTGATGGCAATTCATGGATCAAAGGTGTAGATGAATCTAAAAGCTACCTAGATGATCGAGGAGAGGCTTACGAGTTACTAGGTGGACTATCATATAGCGATTTACTTCTAAGACTCTCAGAGTTCAAAGGTTTGGTTTCTCAGCCACTTGGTCATGACACGTGTCCTAGACTAGTCATTGAAGCAAAACTTTTAGGTCTAGAATTAATTCTTAATGAAAATGTTCAACATGCTAATGAAGTGTGGTTTAACAAAGACAGAGAATTTATTGAAATGTATCTTTTAGAAGGACACAATAGATTTTGGAATAAAATAACAGAACATATAGAACGACCGGTCAGTATTAGCGGCTACACAACAACAAAAGATGTAATTGAGTCTGATTATCCATGGCAAGCATCTATTGAATCAATGCTAGCATTTTGTGACGAAGTTATCGTTGTTGACGGAGGTTCAAAAGACGGAACTTGGGAAGCTTTAAATTACTTAGCAGAAGAAAATAAAGGCAAATTAAAAGTATACCAGTTTGAAAGAGACTGGAACGACCATAGATTTGCAGTATTTGACGGACAGCAAAAGGCAATTGCAAGAACACTATGCACTAAAGACTGGTGTTGGCAACAAGATATCGACGAAGTTATACATGAAGATGACTATGAAAAGGTAAGCAGACTAGCCAGAACCATCCCTAAATCAGTAAAAATTGTTTGCTTACCTATCATTGATTATTGGGGCAAGCAAGGAAAAGTTCGAGTTGATGTCAACCCTTGGAAATGGAGGCTTTCTAGAAATGATACCCACATAACTCACGGGATACCTGCACAACATAGAAAATATGATGAAAATGGAAATGTTTTCTCATTAGGATCAGACGGATGTGACTATATTCACACTGATAATTATGAACCTATACCTCATATGAACTTCTATACACCTGATCATGCAAAGTTTAGACATGAAATCATGGAAAACTTAGAATTTAGAAAAGATAATTTATCACATTATGAAAATTTTATTAATTCAGCAATAACAGAACTACCAACAATCTACCATTATTCGTGGTTTGATATTGAAAGAAAGGTACATACTTATAAAAATTACTGGAGCAAACACTGGACCAGTCTTTACAATAAGATCACAGAAGATATCCCAGAAAATAATATGTTTTTTGATAGAAAATGGTCAGATGTGTCTGATAAAGATATCACTAGTCTCGCGGAAAGAATGGAAACAGAAATAGGTGGGTGGATTTTCCATTCTAGAGTAGATTTTAACAAACCTACACCATGGCTGAAAATAAACAAAGATCACCCTAAAGCAATGAAAGCCTGGCTGGCAAGTAGAGGAGTAGAATAATGAAAAAAGTTGTATTTATAACACCGATGTATAACGCATCAGAACATCTTCCTGATCTAATTCAATCAATGAAAGAACAAACAAATGATAACTGGTATCATATATTAATTGATGACATGTCGACAGATAATAGTTTTAATGTTGCTTGTGAGTTAACTCGAAATGATGACCATTTTCAAATCAGAAAAAATCAAGAAAAAAGATGGGCCCTTAAAAATGTCATTAAAGTAGCAAGAGAGTATCAGACTACCTCTGATGTAATAATAGCAAATATAGACGGTGATGATTCTCTTTGCAACGAGAATACAGTTGAGCTTCTATTAAATACTTACAAAGACGACGAACTAGGAACAGCTTGGACTTCTCATACTTGGGACATTAATGGAATGAATATTTCAAGAGGATTGCCTGAAGGTATCAACCCTTATGAGTTTTCTTGGTGTAGTTCTCATTTAAAAACATGGCGGGCAGACATATTAGCCAATATTAGTGATGATAATTTTAAAGATCTAGACGGAAAATGGTTTAAGCGAGGATACGACCAGGCTCTTTATTTACCGCTTCTAAGTGTAAGTAGTAAAAGAAAATTTATTAATGAAATATGCTACCTTTATAGAATTAATTCAAAAAGTATACCGGTAAGACTATTAAGCGAAAAAGAACAGATGGACACAGTTAGGCTAGTAAGAGCAAGAGGTTTTATTAAATGAGAAAAATTGAGAAACCGTGGGGATACGAAGAAATATGGGCAGAAACAGATAAATATGTAGGTAAAATCCTAACAATACTGCCGAACCACAGGCTAAGTCTACAGTATCATGAAAAAAAAGAAGAAACTATATATGTTCTAGAAGGAAAACTAATAGTATGGGTGTCTGACGACGAAACTGGTAAATTTATTTTCAATAAAGGCACAGTTTATCACGTCAAACCAGGGCAGGTTCATAGATTTGGAGCTCCAAGAGGCAATCAGCCAACCAGACTTTTAGAAGTTAGCACACCAGAATTAGAAGATGTAGTTAGATTAGCGGATGATTATGAAAGATGAAAGTTTTTACGCACAACTTTAATCCTGAATCTAATAGCGGTCCTAATAAGTTTTCTAGAACATTATTTAATTCACTCATTAAAAACAAAGATGTAAGCATTACAAATAATCAATCGGATGCTGACGTTGAATTCTGTTTAATTCAACAGCAAGTGCATAAGGTTAAACCTATGGTTCTTCGTTTGGATGGTATATGGTTTAATTCTGATCAAGACTATAATAGACAGAATGCACCAATTAAGTTTGCATATGAAAATGCAGATGCTGTGATATTTCAATCTAATTTTAACAAAAAATTAACTGAATCTTGGTTTGGTCCTCATGAAAACGGACATGTAATACATAACGCGGCAGATCCTCAAATAATTAGTCATCCCGATGTGCTGAAGTTAAGTAAGAAAATAGATTGGCCATGGCCAAAAGATAAAGAAGTTTGGTCTTGCGCTGCATCCTGGCGACCTCATAAAAGATTAAAAGACAATGTTCGTTATTTTTTAGATCATGCCCCTGACAATGCTGTTTTTGCTATAGCGGGAGATTTAGGAGGTGACAAATCAGAGTACTATACCAGTCTAGGTGCTAGAATACATTACTTAGGAAAGTTAAATTACCCACAGTTAATCTGCTTATACCACAGATCAACAACGTTTGTTCACTTAGCATATCTTGATCATTGCCCAAACGTTGTAGTTGATGCCCAAGCTGCAGGTTGCAAAATAATATGTTCTTCTACGGGTGGGACTCATGAAGTTGTTGATAATGGAATTATTATTTTAGAAGCTGAGTGGGATTTTAAACCTTGCGAATTGTATAATCCGCCACAAATGGAATTTAGCAAGACAAAAGAAGTAGTAATTCGTAGTGACTTTAAAGATAAAGAAACAAATAAAAGAGCAACAAGTTTCGAACAGTGCATTAATGCTTATTGTGATGTTATGGGAGATATATTATGAAATTATTTTGTCATGTACCACGTGAAGGCTGGATTGTTGACAGGATGGGTCACGAGTTTAAGTCAACGTCAAGCTTTGATGTTAGTTTTGATACTATTGACTCCGATACAAAAATAATATGGCTTCTAGGTAGCTGGTGTTGGAATCAAATACCTGTACATGTTCTCCAAAAAAATACAGTTGTTTGTACAATTCACCATGAAGTACCATGGAAATTTGATAAGGAAAGAAAAGCAAATTTTTTAATAAGAGACAAGATTGTAGACCATTATTTAACCTACAATGAAGGGACTAAAAAGCTAATACAGTCTCTTTCTAAAAAGCCTGTCAAGATTATTCCTCACTGGATTAATACTGATATATGGAAAGAGATTGACACTAATTTAATTAAAAAATTATTAAGATTACCACAAGACAAATACTTGATCGGTAGTTTTCAAAGAGATACAGAAGGGTCAGATTTAAAAACACCTAAGCTTGAAAAGGGGCCGGATATTTTTGTTGACAAAGTATCTGATATATCTAAATTCAAGAATGTTCATGTTATTTTAGCAGGATGGCGAAGGCAATATGTGATTGTTGAGTTGGAGAAACGAGGAATACCATACACATATTTTGAATTACCTGATAATGAAAAGGTAAATCAATTATATAATGCTTTAGATTTGTACATTGTAAGTTCAAGATGCGAAGGCGGCCCACAGGCAATATTTGAGTGTGCCTATCTTAAAAAACCAATCATCACAACCCCAGTCGGCCAATATAATTTACTATCTGCAAACACTGTGTATAATAAAGAAGATAAAATCACTAACAAAAAATTAAATATTGTCGCTGATAGTGTAAATGAAAATTTTAACAATGTCAAACACCTGATTGACACATTGCATATTAACAGCTACGATGAATATTTTAAGGAGATAATAAAATGAAACAAATCATGATCCAGAAAAAGTTAAAAAATATGGGAGTTTTCTTAGAAGACATTTCATTAGGTGACTTTGATGTTATTGGCGAGTACACAGCAAAAAAAAACCGAACACCTGACAAAGCGCAATATAAAAACGCAGGTTGTTTTTTTAGGCCTAACTATGAAAGAGGAATATTAATGTATCACCTTTTAAGAAAGTTAGAGTTCGAATCTGTACTAGAAATAGGTTTTGGTAGAGGATATGCGACAATGTGTATGGCAAAAGCAATGTGTGATCACGGTATTGCAGGCCAAATCACAACAGTTGATCCCAATTTAAACGAAGAATTTCTACAACAACTCACTAAAATATTTCCACGTGAATGGTTCGAAAAAATTAATTTTGTAAAAAGCACAGGAGATGAATATTATAAATCAAATCCAGATAAATTATTCGACTTTGTATATATTGATGGTGATCACAAGTACGAAGCAGTAAAAAATGATTGGGAATATGCAAAAACACATTTTAAAAAATTTGTTCTATTTGATGACTATCATATGCCGACAAAAAATCAAAAAGATATTGAGTGTTCAAGAGTTATTGATGATATCAAAGACTATAAAAAAGAATTAATAATCATGGACAGAAGAATATTTTTTGATGATAGAAGGATTCCTGACGATCAAATAGACTACGGTCAAGTTTTAGTATCAAAGTATAATAAGGCGTAAAAAGTGAAAAAACTAACTAAAATTTTTAATAAAAGAAATCTAAAAACTAATAAAAATCAGCACGGTTACTTAGAAATATATATTTTTAAGAATATATCTAATCGTTATTAGAAAAAAGAGTGTTTAAATGTACAAGTCATTTTATAAAAGTGGTATAACTGATGTCGACTTCCAAGATGAATTACTAGAAGATATCCTAAGTGAAATTTTAGAGCTTAAAGTAAAAGATGATTATTTTCTTAAATCAAAGTATAACAAAACTTATGATTTAAGACCGAATGTAATTTCATATGATCCTTGTTTTTTAAACGTTTTGAAGAAAAACGATATAAAATCAACAATTAGAAAGGCTACGCTAAGAGACTTAACTTTGTTTCACATCCAGATCAGAATTGTTGAAGATGAAAATAGCTATATGAATTGGCATAGGGATACGTATTATAATCAAAAGGGAAACTTGATAGGGCATGCACCTGCAGGTGTTAAAATAATATATTATCCTATATTTGATGAGAGTGAAAAAGATCATGGTAGGCTAGCTTACTTGGAAGGATCGAATAGGCTGATCTTTCCGGATAATACATATGATAGGCAGATATTTGGACTTTTAAAACAACGGATAGTAAAACCCAGTAAAGGTAAAGCGATACTTTTTGATACATCGGGTTTGCATGCTGTCATTCCAGAAAATAAAGATAAAAAATCGATAAGATTAATCTATAGTTTTCTAGAAAAAGAACAAATTGATAATATATCAAAAGACCCAGAAAACATACACCAGAAAACCTCTAGATTGTATGAAGATTTTCTTAAAGGAGGCTAAAATTGTTTGATGCATATTACGATAGGGAAAGATTTAGATTCTTACACAATGAACTATTAAAATCAGGTTTAGTTAGCACGTACAAAAATCAGACGCTAATACCTAAGACTGCAGTTTTTAAAGGGAAAGATATTAATTTCTTCATTGACACTTCTGATGGTGTCAATGAGGATATAAACATACAAGAATATTGTGGAAGAATAAAGAGAGTTATCAAAGACAGTAGTGGTAAACCCTTTATATTTTTTAAGTCTGCTTATTCAAACAAGTGGTCAAAAAACATAAAAGATATAGCAGAAGCTAACAATGGAAAGGTTTTTCCATTTTTTAAGTGGTCATTTAATAAAAATTTTTATGACATACTTTATAATAATAGAAACGAAATAATCAAAAAGTACGACGTCGTAGAAAAAGAATATGACATAGGGGTGTTTTTCCAAGAGAAGCCATACAACTACCCGAGACCTAGCGAATCTGACCCTTTAATAGCATGGTCAGATCATAAAAAATTTAATTTAACAGGTGATAGTAAAAACATGGGAGAATATATTAATAATTCTAGATTAGACATCATAAACCGTCTTAAGAAAACAAATTTTAGAGTTTTACATGCTGGTTTACCCTATAAGGAATATATAAAAGCCAGTTTAAACTGCAAGGTTGTAATTAATCCTCCTGGTATTGGAGAATATACGTCTAGGATGGTTGATCAATGTTACCTAGGTAACTGTATAGTACTAAGAAAGAATTCATACGATAACGGTTTGACTTGGAAAAATCACATACCGGAAATAAATTTAAATGATGATGACTGGATTGAAAGGCTGGGCTCAGTTATAAAAAACTATAAACATCATGGTAATAATTGTAGAGAGTATTATGAAAATTTTTGGACGCCTAAAGCAATTGTTAAATATTTAAAGAGTGTGTATTAATAAAATGAGTTTTTTAAAAGGTAATAAGGTGTTAAATCATCCAGCTAAGTACGCTGAATGGTACGCGCATGGAGACACATCCGGTCCGGTTAATATTAAAATCGATCTAACAAACGTTTGTAATCATGACTGTCCAGGGTGCATTGATTATGAATTGATCCACAACGATAACAATAGTTTAAGCTTCGACCTATTCGAAGGTTTATTAGACAGTCTTAAGAAATGTGGTGTAAAAGGTATTAATTATACGGGCGGTGGGGAACCAACGACACATAAGCAATTTGATAAAATAATTAGACTAACACATGAAAAAGGTTTTAAAATAGGTCTTATATGTAACGGATCTAGATTTGATAAATGGCCTATGGAAGAATTATTATGCATGTTTGAGTGGATTAGAATATCGCTTGATGCATTTAGCATTGAAACACATAAGAAAACACATGGAAAGACAGCAAATTTTGCATTAACAGTAAGAAACATGAAGCTTCTTGCTAGAATCAAAACAAAACAAAATCTTTCTGTGACATTAGGCGCAGGCTATATAACAAATCAATATCCTGAAATGGATAGAGAATTATATAAATTTATCAAGTTATGCAAAATATGTGGTTTAGACTATGCTCAGTTAAGACCTAGCTTCGGGTTTTTATACGATTACAAGTCTGTAGACTCTGAAGAATTAAATAGAATATTTTGTGATGCTATGACATACGAAGATGATAAGTTCAAGGTAATAATTGATGAAGGTAAATATAAAAAAATATTGTCTGGTCAAGGAACATGTAGAAGCTATAATGTTTGTCATGCACAATCTTTTAAGTCGACAACAATTACTGCAACAGGCGATCTATATATATGTTGTTCTCTAACTGGTAAGAGTGAAGGCTACTTAGGTAATATAAAATTTAAAAGTTTTTATGAGATATGGCATGGTAAAAAAAGAAAAGAAGTTTTAAATAAACTCGACGTAAAGAAATGCCCACACTTATGTGTAGGAGATAATTTAAATGAGTTTTTGGATAAAATAAAGATATCAAGGCATAAAGATTTTTTATGAAAATATATATTAATAGAAAACCCACAATTGGACCCTGGGGCGGAGGAAACAAAACATTAACAGAGCTTTGCAAAGCATTGATGTCACGAAATCATAAAGTAGTCTTTGAACTAGAAAAGAATATTGATGTAATTTTTTGTTATGACCCTAGACCAAACCAAAGTAGTATATGGTATGAACATTTTGTCAACTATAAACGTAACAATCCAAATACAGTTATAATCCAAAGAGTGGGTGACGTTGGTACACACTCAAAACCTGAGTTAACATATCTTTTAAAAGCGATCATAGACGCAGGTTATACAGATTTATTTATTTTTCCAAGTAATTGGTCAAGAGAATACTTGAGTTATAAAGGAAATAACTTTAAAATTATTGAAAACAAACCTTTGGATATATTTTACAATAAAAGAATTAATTCAAAAATAGGTAAAAAAATAAAGATTGTTACACATCATTGGTCGACAAATGAAAAAAAAGGGTTTGATTTTTATAATAAAGTAGGTATTTATTCAAAACTTGGAAAGCTTTCTAAAAAAGATTTTGAATTAACTTATATCGGCAGATACAACAAAGACTTCAGCAATGAAGGCTGGAACTTAATAGAACCAGTAGACGAAATAATTTTATCTGAAATGCTACCAACGTATGACATATACTTGACAGCATCAGTAGAGGAAGCCGGAGCAAATCATGTATTAGAGGCAATGGCGGCAGGTTTGCCTGTAATATATCATGATAAGGGTGGCTCAATAAACGAATACTGTAAAGACTACGGTTTAAGTTATAATGACATTAATGGTTTTATACAATCAGCTGAAACAATAATAGACAATTTTGGTAAATTTAAGTCAAATGTATTAAAATACAATGAAAGAATAAATACGTCAATCATGATGTACATCAAGTGTATTGAAAATATTAAAAATGGAGAGTCCTATGTATAAAGTTAACATTAGTATTGATGACATATCGCCACACCCAATGTCTTCCACTAAGGTTTTGGATCGTTGCTTTGAAGTCATTAGTGAGTTTCCTAAAGTAAAATTTTCATTATTTGTACCATTATCTTACTGGCGGACAATCAAACCCGGGACAACCACGTCGATACCGTTACAGATTAATAAATTTCCAGAATTCTGTAATGAGCTTAGAAACTTACCTAAATTAAATTTTGAAATATGCTATCACGGATTTTATCACGGAATACCGGGAAAAAGTGACAATGACGAATTTAATAATTTAAATTACGATCAGTCTGTTCAGACATTCAAAGCAATGTTTGAAGTTGTCAAGTTAGCTAATTTAAAAAACGAATTTAAAAATATTTTTAGGCCACCTGCGTGGCGAATGTCGCCAGAAGCAATACAGGCAGCATCAGATATAGGGATTGAATTGTTAGCTTTGTCGCCCAAAGAGTACGCAAAAAAAACTTATTGCAAAAAAGATGAAGATTTTAAAAATGTTGTTTATTATAATGTAAATCCGCCATTTGATGAACTAAAGTTATATGAAAAGACAGAAATAGTATATCATGCTTGTGAATGGGACAAAAATTATTTATCAACTAATCTATCAAATAAGCTTATAAGCTTTTTAAAACAACAAAAAGAAAAGCAATTTTGTTTCTTAAGGGAATTATAAAATGGGAAAATCAGACCCTTATGTTTTTGATGTATATGAGAATTTTTTTAATTTTTATACCACTCAATTTAATATTAAAAATAATGTAAAGTCTATTTGTTTTTTAGGGCAAGATAAAGAAAATACATTTACAAAGCAAATAAAGTCTGAAATTAGAGAATTTTACGACATAAGCATGGAAAACTGGAATATAAATAGCTTCCCATACAAATTTGATAAGAAGTTTGACTTAATTGTGTGCACAAGATGTCCTTACTTTTCTAATAATCCAAAAAAGTTTATTTCTGAAATTAATAATTTTTTAAATCCTGGTGGTAGAATATTTGTTGACTGGGGTTTAGGCGATCACTTAAGATATAAAAAGTTTAGAGTGGGATTCCAAGATGAAAATGAAAAAGAACAATGTTATTTTGAAGGTAACTATATAGCTTCATGCCTTTGGGATAAAAGCTTTCTGAATCAAGAAGGCGTCAAAGTATTTTCTGACAGAATTAAAAAATATGGTTATGATGATTTGGAAAATGCTATACAAAGCGAAGTACCCACAATTATAAATTTAAACGATGTTGAAGAAATGTTTAAAAACATATCTGTCTTCTGTATGCCTCTGTGGGATGACAACCCACAACTTTATATTATTTTGCAAGGAACAAAAAAATGATAGCATTTTACTTCACAGGAATCGTTGATTTCCAAGATATGTTTACAACATTAATAGAATCAATAAATAAGGGATATAAACCCTGGATATGCATTTTTGATTGTTTAAGTAAAAAAAGACAATTCTATTATTATGAAAAAAATGAAATAATTAATTTCATCAAAGATACACTTGCTAAAAATAATATAGTAATACCCGAATCTGATATTGATTTTTTTGGTCAAAATGATAAAATAAAATTTGAAAATATTTTTGACAAAAGAAAACCTAACGTGGCATTTATTCAAGGTGTTTGGCATAAATATCCTACTTGGATACCTAAGGTTCCTGATAAAATAATACATTTTACTTGGAGTTACGATGCAATACAAACTTTTCATAGAAGCCCATATAAAAATAAAATTATTTTAAATATTGCACGTTATAAGATTGATGAAGACTTCTTGTTTAAAAATAAAGTGCAAAACTGTTTATACTTGGGCAATACTAGGCTTAGTCAGTTTAAATATAACAATAATAGCAATACAGAAAAGCTAATAAAAGATATCAGTAGTAAAAAAGTATGTTTTATACCTGAAAGATGGTTCAGGAAAGAAGAAGATGAAAGTACTCTTGTAAATAACATTCAAGAGATTATAATTTTTTTAAAACAAGCGGGATATACAGTAGTTTGGAAAAGAAGAGAAAAAGGATACCCGTTCAACGAAAGTCATACAGTACTTCACAAGCTTGCTATCGATGCAAAACCTGACATAGTAATAGAAAGAGATCTATTTTTCCCCAGTGCTATGATGACAATGTTTAAAGAATCACATTTAATTTTACTTTTAGGTATAACATCTTCTTTTGTTGACAGTGCTTACATAAAAAACGCAGAAAACATAATCGTATACAACTCAGACCAATCAAATAATCACAATAAGTTTGCAATTGATACGCTTAAACAAGAGCTTTCCGGAAAAGTAACAATTGTAACTAGTGGAATTGATGAAATAAAAGAAAAAATAACATCAATTAAAGATAGACCTAGCAAGAATAAAGACTATAAGCACAAAATAGAAATAGAAGCTGATAAAAATATTATAAACTACTTGGTAGAAAATAAAATAATTTAAATTAATGTACATTTAGATAAAGAAAAGTATAATGTTAACATGATAAGAATAGCTTTTGATTTAGATAATACGTTAGCATCACAAGGTTCTCCGGAAAAGAATTACAAAGATTCTTTTCTGTACCCTGATATGATTAATTTGGTAAATGACTTATATGAAAAAGGTCATGAAATATACATTTTTACTGCCAGACACTTTAAACACTTTAAATACACAGATAATTTTCTTAAAGAAGCCGGTTTGAATTATACTGGTTTGGTTATGAATAAGATTAACTGCGATTTGTTTGTTGATGATAGAGGCTTTAGATGGGAAAAAGGAAAAAATAAAGATTTATTAGCACTAATAAAGGATTTATAAAAGATGAAAAATAAGTACAACTTTAAACTAATTGCCGGCCCGTGCGTTATTGAAAGCAAAAACACTGTCTTTAAAATAGCAGAACACTTAAAAAGAATTTGCAATGAAAATAATATTGAATTAATCTTTAAGGCTTCATATAAAAAAGCAAATAGGACAAAAATTAATTCATTTACGGGTATAGGTGATGAAGAAGCGCTTAATATTCTAAAAGAAGTAAGCGGAAAATTTGATTTGCCTGTCATCACTGATATACACGAATGCAAAGATGTAGATATTGTCAAAGACTATGTCAGTCACGTCCAGATTCCTGCATTTTTATGCAGACAGACAGAATTGTTATTAGCAGCAGCAAATTCAGGTTTATCAATTAATATAAAAAAAGGTCAATTTGCTTCTCACATAACAATGAAGTATGCCTATGAAAAAGTAAAAAAAGCAGGTAAAGACAAGATTTTCATAACAGAAAGAGGTAATACGTTTGGCTACTCAGACTTAATTGTTGACGTTACAAACATACCGAAAATTAAAAAATATTGTAGCAATGTTATTGTTGATTGCACACATAGTTTGCAGAAGCCAAATAGAAGCGATGGTATCACCGGTGGCGATCCTGAGTTAATATCGACAATGTGTTATGCAGCAATTGCAGCAGGTGCAGATGGTCTTTTCATAGAAACACACCCAGACCCCAATTCAGCATTAAGCGATAGCATGTCTATGCTTGACATGTCAAATATTGAAAAAATAATTAAAAAATGTGTAAAGATAAAAAAAGCGGTGAACTAAAATGTACGATCAACATTTAAGCGAGGCAATACACTCAGTAAGTAATATCCCTAGTTATCGTGAAATTAAAAGTTCAATTGATATATTTTGTAATTATAGCAGAGTAATATTCTGCACGATGGGTAAAAGTGCTTTTGCATGCAGAAAAATAGTATACACAGCTAGATCTTACAGCCTAGACTGGCATGATTTAGACGTGTGTCATGCTTTTCACGGAGATGCTGGGTTGATCAAAGAAGGTGACTTACTTGTTTTTGTTTCTAAGTCAGGAGAAACAAAAGAAACAATCGACGTCGCTAAATATTTCAAAAAATGGGAAACTGTATCTGTTACGAGCGATGAAAAGTCTTCTTTAACAAAGATGTGTAAAAACAATATTCACATCCCTGTAGAAAGAGAATCTTCACCGTTTGGATACGCGCCCATGATGTCAACTACATTGTACATGATATGCTTACACGGTATATTATGCGAGACAGTTATAAGAAGAAAATGTTCAATACAAGACTACCAAAGAAACCACCCTGCAGGTTCAATTGGTAAAAAAATTATTAAGGATAGGGAGCGGAATAAATGAAAGATCTAGTATTTTTAATGCCAATAAAAATAAACTCAACTAGGCTTAAGAATAAAAGCATTAAAAATTTATTAGGTCGACCATTATTTTGCTGGAGCTTGGAAACACTTGACAAATTAGATGTTCCTGTTTATGTTTTCTCAAGCGATTGTGAACTTCTTAAGAAAAAGATAGACTTTGACAGTAAAAATATATTTTTTTTAGACAGAGATAAAAGATTTGATCATGATGATGTTTTAGGAATCCAGATATACAAGGAGTTTAGAAAAATTATTCCTGCTGATAATTACATTTTAACTCACTGCACGTCTCCGTTTATAAAACTCTCAAGTTACCAACGCTCAATAGACTTTCTGTGTAAAGATAACTTCGAATCAGTAGCTTCTGTGAGTAAAATTAAAACTTTTTGCTGGTTCAATGATGAAAAAATCAATTTTTCTTTACCTAGACCTAAGACACAGGATCTTTTACCTGTGCTTGTTGAAACATCCGGAATATACGGTTACAAGAACTGTGTATTAGATTCTAACGCAAGAACATCAGACAATTGTAAGACAATTATACTAAATAATTTCGAGTCAATCGATATCGACGATAAAGATGATTTTGAGTATGCTGAAATGTTGTTACGTCAATCTTTAAACAGAAAGGAAAATAGAAATGATTAAAAAATGTTATTTGTGTGAATCAATGAACATTGCGTGCATTCCAACTAAAATAAGAGACGTCGATGTAAAACCCGAATTAGACTTTAAAATTTTAAAATGTAATGATTGCGATTTTGTATTCTTGTCACACCACGATCACATTATTGAGGGCGACTTTTACGAAAACTCAAAAATGCTAAAAAATGATAGGTTTTTAAGCAAGCAACAAATTACTAATTTTGAAAAATTCGAATCTTGGAAAAAGAATGCAAATTTTGACGACGAACGAAGAAAAAACATGCTCGTCAATAGTGTCGCAAACAAGTCTGTATTGGACTACGGTTGCGGCGCTGGTGGCTTTATAAATAAGATTAATCAATTTTGTAACTCAGTAGTGGGGGTTGAACCTGACACTCATCTAATACACTACTTAAAAAATAGCTTTGTAGATCTTGACATACCGATTCATCATAGTCTAGACAGGGTGAGTAAAAAATTTGATTTCATAACATGTTTTCATGTTATGGAACACATTAAAGACCCAATATCAGAATTGAAAAAGCTTAAAAAAAATTTAAAAGATTGTGGTAAAATAATTATTGAAGTGCCCAACATTAATGACGCACTACTTGATTTATATGACATTCAAGATTTTAGAGACTGGTATTTTTGGACGTGCCATCTGTATTATTACAGTCAGAAAAGTTTAAGAGTTATTGGAGAAAAAGCAGGTTACAAAGTCGACTATGTAAAACAAATCCAAAGATTTCCACCATCAAATCACATACATTGGCTACAAAAAAACAAACCAAATGGTCACAAAGTTTACGACTTTTTAAACAGTGATAATCTAAATGAGGCATACGGTAATAAGCTGGCTTCGCTTGGGATGTGTGACACTTTAATTATGAGGTTGTCAAATGAATAAAAAGAAATGCTTGATTTATATAACATCACTAGATGAAAGAACAAAAGAATTGTCAAGATACTGTTTTGAAAAGTTAGGCTACAATGACATTGTTGTTGATAACGAAAGTATTTCTTTTTATCAAAAATTAGATAAGTTTAGAAAATACTGTATTGAAAATTTAGAAAACTATGATCTTGTAATTAGATCTGACGCTGATCGATTAGTCTATAAAGGACTCGATACATTAGTCGATTTAACAATTAATGATAAACATGTTTTATGCTCTGAAGGGTTATACTATGACTGTTTAATGAAAAAATATAGAGGCGGAACACCCGTTATATACAAAAAAGAATTAGTAGACGCTTTTAAGAATATCGTTGTACCGAACTCAAAAAAACCTGAGTCTGATTTTATTTCTTTATTCACAAACAAAAGAAAGGATGCTTCATGGAAAACGTATGATGTTGTAACAAATCTTCATGATTTTGAGCAATACCCGAGTAAAATTTGTAATGTTATCATAAACAGGATCAACAGGGGTCATGCAAATTTATTTAATTTTAATGATGATGATATACGCAAAATAGCAGCTTACGCAATTAATTTTTATAACAATGAAAAAATGAACAATATGGGTAATGATGATTGTTTTAAATACAATGATTTTAGATTTCTAGATGATAAAACAATGCCGATAGAAAATTTACAATTTTTCCACACAAAATATCTAAGCGTATTTGGTGAGATTGAAAAAGCAAAAATTTAAAAAAAGGAAATGTAATGAAATGCACAAGAATAGAGTATCTTGTAAAAACGCAGCAATTTTTAAGCAATATTATTGCAAGCGACAGTACGATTAAAAATGAAAAAATTTTAGAAATTAGTGGTCATACACCTCATTGGTCAAATTTCTATAAAAACGTAACAAGAGCTGATTATCCTGAAGTTGATGCTCATAAACTACCGTATAAAGACGACGAATACGATTGTGTTGCTTTTGACCAGGTTTTAGAACATGTTAGAAAGCCATGGATATGCGTAGACGAAGCTTATCGTGTGCTTAAGCCGGGTGGTATAATTATAATAACTTCACCCTTTTTCTACCAAGAACACCCACACCCTACCGACTTTTGGCGATTTACAACAGAGGGTTTAGCAGTTTTAGTTGAAAAATTTTCAAAAATACTGTTAAAAGAAAAAACAGGTAATTATAAGATGATGATACACATGATCAACAATCCAACTGATAGAAGAAGTGAAGAGTTTAAAAAGATTCAATACCTACCTAATGACATGGTTAAATCTATCTTTAGCGGAAACGTAATATCAGAAAATGCTTACTATGTCAACAGTACAATAATTGCTCAAAAATAAAAAAGGTTAGATTATGAAAATTGGAATAATAGGTAACGGGTTTGTAGGCTCCGCAATAATACACGGCTTCATGCTCCATTCAGATGATATAATGATACATGACAAAGACCCAAAGCGGTCTACACATAGCTTATGTGAATTGATTTTACACTCAGACGTTGTATTTATTTGCGTACCAACACCGATGTTCGAGTCAGGAGAATGCGATCTTTCAATTGTCGAGGGTGTTGTTGATGAAATAATGAACAACTATCCGCTTACGCATAGGCGTAAAGATCAAGTACTAGTAATCAAATCAACAGTCGTTCCTGGAACGACTGAACGTTTAGCAGCGAAATACCCGGACATGAATTTTGTCTTCAATCCTGAATTTCTAACTGAGCGAAAAGCAAGACTAGACTTTATAAATACTGCAAGAATTGTTTTAGGCAGTAATAATAAAAAATCTTTGCAAAAAGTTGAAGACTTATATAGATTAAGGTTCCCACATACAAACATCATAAAAACAGATTTTGGAACTGCACAGTTAATTAAATACATGGCAAATTGTTTTTTTGCCACGAAAGTTTCTTTTATGAATGAAATGTACCAAGTTTGTAAAGCTATTAGTGGAGACTGGGATAAAGCGCTTGAAGGATTTATAACAGATGGTAGAATTGGGAACTCTCATATTGATGTCCCGGGCCATGATGGTGACTTTGGCTTTGGTGGTAAATGCTTCCCTAAAGATCTAAATGCAATGATTAAAAAGGCAGAAGAGCTTGGCGTTTCACCTGATGTTATGAAAGGTGCTTGGGAAAAGAATAAACAGGTTAGACAGGATCTAGACTGGTATGACATCCCGGGTGCAGTGAGTACAAATAAAAAATAAAAATTAGATTATAGCAGGTAGGTTAATTATGAAATGTTTAGTAACAGGCGGTTGCGGATTTATAGGTAGCCATATAGTAGATAAGCTTATTTTGATTGGTTGCGAGGTAGTTGTGATAGATGACTTGTCTGCACAAGAAAATGAGAGATTTTATTATAATGATCAAGTAACATATTGGCAAAAAGATATATCTAAAGATGACTGCAACGACATTTTCAAGTCAGTTGATTATGTCTTTCATCTAGCAGCAAGAAGCCGCATCCAACCAACTATTGGTGCGCCTAATGAGTGTTTCGAGGTTAACGTAGTAGGCACGCAGAGGGTCCTAGAATGGTCCAGATTGCATTCTGTAAAAAGAGTAATATATTCAGGTACCTCTTCACTTTATGGTCACCAGAATTCAATTCCGTTTGCACCCAATATGCCTGCAGACTGCCTCAACCCATATTCAATGTCAAAATGGATGGGTGAACAAATTTGTAAACTTTATAACCAGCTTTACGGGGTACCAAGCATAACTTTAAGATACTTTAATGTATACGGGCCGAGAGAGCCTATCAAGGGAGAATACGCTCCAGTAATTGGTTTATTTAAACGTCAAAGCAAGAATAATAAATTTATGACCATAGTTGCACCCGGGACACAAAGAAGAGATTTTACATATATCGAAGATGTAGTGGAAGCAAATATTCTTGCAATGAGATCATCAACTGTTGATATCCCATTTAACGTCTATAACGTCGGAACAGGAAAAAATCATTCAATGTGGGAAATAGCAGAGATGATTGGAGGGAAAACAGATATAATTCCTTTACGGCCGGCAGAAGTTCAAGAAACACTTGCAGATATAAGCGAGACTATAAAAGATTTAGGATGGTCACCCAAATACACACTATCAGAAAAAATAATGAGTTATTAAATGTTTAAACCCTTGCCAGCGTCTTTAACAATCAAAGAATCGAAAGTCCACGGATTAGGTCTGTTTGCAACAGCAAGTATTAAAAAAAATACAAATTTAGGATTAACCCATATTTTTAACCCGCTCTTTGAAAATAATAAATAATTACATAAGAACTCCACTGGGCGGGTTTTTTAATCACAATCCAAATAAGCCAAACTGTAAAATACTAAAGGATGATGACTATTTATTTCTAGTAACAATAAAAGACATACAGCCCAACGAAGAATTAACTGCAAAGTATACTTTGTACGACCCAGAACTAGTTGTGTAAATCTAATATATTTTGTGTAAACTTAGTATATCTTAACATAGCTGATACAGTTTTGATATATCTCTAATAATATGGTGAAAAATGAGTACACAGGAATTATTTCCGACAGGAAAACCACACATATCTTTTTCTGAAATAAAACAATGGAAAGAATGTAGCTACCGTCATAAGTTAACGTACATTGACAAGATAGATATGTTTCAAGACAGTCCCTATCTTCATTTTGGAACTGCAGTCCACGAAGGCTGTGAAACGCTTATAGAGACAGGAAAAGTTGACCGTGATAAAATACTAGGTGTCATGAAAGAAAGTTGGCAGAAAGCTGGTTTCGAGGACCCAACATGGTATTCTAAGCAGCCCGGCTGGTATAAACACCAACCTGTTGAAGAATGGGAAAGTTGGGCAAATAATATGTGGGATGAAGTGTTAGGTTTTTTAGATACACAGCTTCCAGGTTGGGAATGTTTTAAAGCTGAAGAACAGCTATATGAAGAAATAGAAAACTTAGACAAAGATCTTTCTTTTAAAGGCTTTATTGATGCTGTTTTTAAAGTTCCTAAAAAAAGAGGCAAAGGTCACGAATACTGGATCGTTGATTGGAAGACAGCCGGAGCATACGGATGGCGAAGAGATAAAAAGCAAGATTTAGGTATGACAGCACAACTTATTCTATATAAGCATTTTTGGTCAAAGAAACACAACATTCCCTTGAAAGACGTACGTTGCGCTTTTATTTTACTTAAGAGAGGTGCTAAGCCAGGCAAGCTTTGTGATATTGTAAATGTAGGTGTAGGACCTAAAACTCACGCAAAGGGTGTCAAGCTAATGAGAAACATGATTAAGTCTGTTAGAAAAGGAATGTTTTTAAAAAATAGGCATAGTTGCAAATTTTGTCCCTATTTAAACACAGAACACTGTAAATAAGTTAAGCCTGTATACTAATTCTGCTATAAAAAAGTTTACTTTTAATGACAGAAGTATAAAATTAGTATATATTTGGAGAGGATTTTAAACTTATGAACAATAAAAAACTTAAGGTACTAGTACTTTCAGATCATGCACTTTCTACCAGCGGAGTTGGAACACAAACAAGACACCTTATTGAAGGGCTTATAAAGAAAAATAGGTGGACTTTTAGACAATTTGGAGCTGCGATGAAACATAGTGATTATCGCACTGTTGTTGTTAACGATGATTTTATAATCAAGCCAATAGATGGGTTTGGAACACCAGAGCTGTTAAGAATTACGCTAGCCACAGAAAAACCCGACCTTTTGTTTATCTTTACAGACCCTAGATTTTTTACGTGGCTCTTTGATATGGAAGATGAGGTTCATCAGGTATGTCCAATAGTATGGTGGCATGTCTGGGATAATTATCCTTTTCCAAAGTTTAACGAGCCTTACTATGAAGGCACAGATGTTATAAACTGTCATTCTCATATGACGTATACAATGTTAAAAAAGTACTACCCAGAAAAAACACATTTTATCCCTCACGCATTGCCTGAAAATTTATTTTTTCCGTTACCAGATGAAGAAAAAAGAAAACACAAGATTAACTTGTTAGGTGTAGACCGTTCCGATCATTTTGTAGGTATATGGGTTAACAGGAATGCAAAAAGAAAAAGACCAAATGATGTACTTGAATCATGGAAATTGTTTTTAGACATGTTAGAAAAGAGAGAAGGGCATAGAAAAGCAACGTTAATAATGCATACTGAGCCAACAGACGCGGAAGGTCCTAATCTGTTTGCGACTGCCAATGAATTAGGAATTCAGCAAAATGTATTTTTCTCTAGAGAACGCTTAGAATTTGAAAAAATAAATGTACTATATAATATAACAGACTTTTGTATTAATATATCTTTTGCTGAAGGATTTGGCCTATCAACACTTGAAGCGATGATGACAGGATCACCTATAATTGCAGCCAAAACAGGCGGACTAACTAGGCAAGTTATTGATCATAAGACGGGAAGGGAGAATGGCGTAGCACTTAACATAGACCTTAAAACACTAGTTGGGAGTCAAAATGTACCGTATATATATGAAGACTATGTTACGAATAAAAACACTTCGTTTGGTATAATGAAACTTTATAAAATGTGGAAAAGAAAACCTTACGAATACAAAAAGCTAAGAAAGAAGGTTTTGAATTACGCAAGAACAGAATTTTCACATCAAAAGGTTGTTGACTTATGGGACAATTCAATGTTTGATGCAATTAAAAATTTTAAAGAAAACAAAAGCAAGACTTCTTGGCAAGTTTTTGACTATTAGCAAATAAGGCAAGGTGCAAATGAAAAAAGTTTTAGTAAGAGCTCCACTATTAACAAATAGTGGATATGGAGTCCATTCAAGGCAAGTCTTTAGTTGGCTGCTAGCTGAAAGTAAAAAAAGAAATTTTGAAATAGACGTTGAGTGTCTAAACTGGGGAAACTGTTCTTGGATTGTAAGTGAAGAAAAAGAATCAGGTTTGATAAAAGAAATAATGCAAAGATCAAAACCTTTATCTGCACCGTATGATATAACTTTCCAAATTCAGTTACCCGACGAATGGAATCCAGCATTAGGTAAATTTAACGTAGGGATAACAGCTGCTGTAGAGTCTGACAAGTGTAATCAAGAATGGCTAGAATGTTGCAACAAAATGGATCGCATAATTGTCCCGTCAGTATTCACAAAAAACGTTTTAAAGCGATCTGGAATCCTATTAAAGCAAATAGACGTTGTTCCTGAGTGGTTTCATGAAACAATTGAAGACAATACCCTAGAAGAAATAAACCTAAATCTTAGCACATCTTTTAATTTTTTAACTGTAGGTATGTTAACTCATACTGATCCTAAGCAAGATAGGAAAAATATATTCAATACAATATCGCATTTGTGTGAAAAATTTAAAAACAATAAAGATGTAGGTATTGTTGTAAAAACATGTTTAGGTAAGAATTCTTCTTTTGATAGAAAGAAAACAAAGGAATATTTTAGCCAGATAGCAAAAGCTGCAAAAGGAGATTCTATTTATCCAAAGATATATCTTTTGCATGGTGATATGACAAAAAAAGAGATTGCAGCGCTATATAGAAGTAAAAATATAAAATGTTATGTATCCCTAACTAGGGCAGAAGGATATGGATTACCGCTAGTAGAAGCTGCTGCTGCAGGCCTGCCGATAATCGTGACAAACTATTCTGGTCACTTACAATTTCTAAAAGGTCAAAAATTTCTACCTATAGACTATAATATGGTAGACATACCTAAGGAAAAAATAGATGATCGAATATTTGTAAAAGATACAAGGTGGGCTGAACCATCAAAAGAATCTTATTTTACAAAGTTAAATGACGTGTATTATAATTATGAATACCATAAAAGTAATGCTTTGGAAGTTTCTACACACATTTGTAAGAACTTTTCAAAAAATGCAATTATTAAAAAGTATAATAAGTTATTTGCGGAAGTACTGTAGTGTTTTTACCAGAATATTTTTATATCTCTATTATTATTCTTCTATTTGCATGCTTGTGTATTGCTGCAAAAAAGCTATATACATTTTCAGTTATAATTCTTAACGTAGAAGAATCAATTGAAGAAAGCTTAGACTTGTTAAACCATCACTATGGCAAAATGAATGAAGTCATTCAGAAACCTGTCTTTTTTGATTCTATTGAAGTAAGACAAGTTATGAACGACATTAAACAGTGTCACTTTGCTATTTTAAAAATCGCTAATAAGCTAACTTCTGATTCTGGGATGCAAAGTGAAATTAAAGAAGAAGACCGTCAAGTCAAGTAATATAAAATCAAAAAATCAAAAAAAGACTAAAAAAAGACCTTATTTTGGAAAAGACGCACACAATGCTGTTGTTCGCTATCAAGATGCAGATTGTAGGAATGTAAAAAATAAAATCTACACTGCTGATATTAAGCCTTCATTTGAAAAGTTAGCAGAAAATCTAATTTTTATTCATGGCTTCTCATACAGTCAAAATCATTTTGTACAACTAAAAAATGATTGTGTTAGCTTTTTATTTGAAATACTGGAAAAATTTGATCCGGCGAAAGGTTCTAAAGCTTTTTCTTATTTTAATGTGTGTGCAAAAAACTTTTTAATAATTCAAAGCAAAAAACGTGTCAAAAATAGAAATAGGCATGTTAGTATACATGATGAAAACTTAAGCTTTAGAGACAAGTCGTATATAGAGTCACACCAGATATCCCCCTCACCAGAAGATAGTTTCATACTAAAAGAAGAAATTGCAACAATTCATATCGTTAATGAAAAACTAAAAGATAAAATTACAAATTCAAATGAAAAACTTTGCATAGATGCAATCATTACACTCTTTAATAGCATAGAAGACTTAGACTTTTTAAACAAGCGAGCTGTATTTGTATATTTAAGAGAAATATCAGGGCTAAACCCAAAACAATTATCAGTTGCAATGTCAGGAATTAGAAAACAGTATAGAGAATTGGCAAAAAACAATGATGAGTACGTTCTTTTTAAGAGATAACAATGACGAAATCAAAAGAAATTATAAGCGATGTTAACGACAAAAAAGAAGAAAAAATAAAAGAATTTTCAGATCTTTTAGATTCTTTGGAAAATACTGAAGATAAAAAAAAGCTTTTGTGGAAAGAATCATACCAAAATGCTGTTGACGATAGAGAAACAGCAGGACTTCTATTAACAGATTTAGTTTTGCAGACTCACGGCAATTCAACAAATCACATTCAGTTCGGGACTTTGATGACCAAATATCTGGAAAGAATGAGCAAGTCAAATGACCAAATACTTAAGTTAGCTGAGTTAATAGCAAAAGAAGAAGAAAATACAAGCATGATATCTGATGATGATATATTTAATAAAATATCGGATTAAAAATGACAAAATATTTAGCAACAAGTTTAAAAAAGAATGTTGGTGACAAAGATCCGACCAGACTAACAGAAGATCGTAAAAATTTATTTGGGTCTGGAACAGGATATTTTTATCAAACAGGAATCGTTAAGGAGTTCATTGGCGAGCCAGATGTTTATCTTAAAGTAAGAAAAGGAAAACTTCCTCGAGTTTCAAATGGCGGCGACTATGAAATAATGACAAAGAATTGTTTGATCGCATATCTCGTTGATATCAGCGGCCTGCCTGTTATATGCTATCCCTTTTTTCCTCACATGTCTTTACCTATAAAAGTAGGTGAGCACGTTTGGCTGCTAAAAGAAGAATTTCATGGTCGGGACGTGTATTATTGGCTTTCTAGAAAGACAGGAATTAAACAAACTGATGATCTAAACTACACCCATGCTGAAAGATTTAGTTTAATAGAATCAAAATTAAATGAAAACAATCCAAACAATAAAAAAGAAAAAACAAATTTATTTGATGATGAATCTGTATCGAAAATAGATGAATCTGCGTATACAAGCTTTGACAACAAATCCCAGTCTAATCTACCCAGAGATATTAGTACCAGCATGTTGGCAGATAGTTCTTTTTCTTATAAGCGTGAATTTACAGCAGAACCCGTGCCTCCTGTCAGAAGAAAGTGCGGAGATACACTAATACTAGGTTCAAACAATTCGCTTGTTCACTTGACAACAGAAAAATTTAAAACAAATACACTTAATAGAAAAGATTTTACTGGTTTGCTGACGGAGCCCAACATTGAAGGTAGATACCCTTTTTCGCCGGCCATCGACCTCTGCGTGGGCAGAAAAAAATTAGAACTCGATCAACTAAAAAACACAACCACAGACAAAGCACAAGCCGGCGAGGTAAGAATAGTAAAAGCAGAAAGAGGCTCGCTGTATTCTGAACTAGAAAATTATGAAATAGATAAAATAGGAAATCTTTTAGATAAAAATAGAGAGTTTTTCTCGGGTTTGTCAACAGATTTTGAGGCAACAAATTGTGGTGCTAGGCTTTATTTAAGTAATAATTGTGCGATTGATGAAACATTTGGTTCAGCTATTAGTGATTTACCGACACTGGGAGGCTCTAGTATTGTAACGTATGCTGACCATAACAGGGTAGTCGCAGATGAATCTTTGAGACTTACTAATAGGTTAGGACAGTCTTTTCTTGACATGGACTCAGAAGGTAAAGTAAGATTACAGGGTAAAACAAAAATAGAACTAGCAGTTAGAGAAGATAATGAATCGCCAACTGAGCCCTATATTTTGCATAGCGAATTAGCGCCGCTACTTAAAAAGCTGTCAGGCGATGCTGCATATGCAAATTTTATTTTAGATACACTCCTTCAGGCATTAGCAAAAGTTCCTCCTATAGCTCCGATTTTAAGCCCTATTGTTGAAGCGTTAAATGCTGCTAGAGATTTAAGAGACAGCGGCGCATCAGCGCAACAATCTGAATCTTTTGAAATTCCTGCAACTTCAGCTGTATTTGATGAAGAGGGTAATGAAACCTCACCGGCAACACCGCCAATACCGAGTTCAATTTCATTAGAAGCAGCAGGCAATAACATTACACAAGACAACATTCAGGAAGAAGCTATTAATGTTATTGATATTAATATCAAGTCAGAAAAAATCTTTGGCGAATAAAATAAACTTTTAAATTAACATGACAACAAATTTAAACAAAAGAATATATATCTAATGTATAACAAGGAATGTCATGGCCAGAAAGAAATTTAGTTTTAAAAGTTCAGGAAAGTTAGTAACTGCTAGGGAACTAACAGAAAACATCGTTGTCATTAACCCACCGATCGGAATAAAAACCCCTCTAGAGTTCGGCAAAGGGGTAACAGGCGAAGATATGTACAAAATGCACTTTGATGCTGCAGCACAGATTAAAGACAATTTTAGAAATCTTTTGCTTACAAATTTCGGAGAACGTCTATGTAATGCCGGTCTAGGTGCAAATCTTAAAGGTTTGTTATACGATGCGTCTAGCCTAGAGTCGATTGAATCCGAAGTGATTAGAAGAATCACTGTCACAGCAAACAAATACATACCAATTGTAGAAATTACAAATATCGAAATAAATTCATTAGGGCTAGATTCGAATAGCAAAGATGTTAAATCAACAAATACTTATAACGACTATCAGCATGCAGGAAACTCAGCCGGATTATTTGGAATTGTTGTTTTTGTAAAGTATAACATACCTAGGTTACAAACAGTAAATCAAGCTATAGAAGTAACACTTACTGTCGCAGGATAAATCAAAGAGGGCTTATATGGCAAGAAATATTAAAAAAGAAGTAAAAAAACACAAAGAGGTTTCATATCTTCAAAAAGACTTTCAATCTTTTAGAAGTCAATTAGAATCTTTCTCTAGACAACACTACGGTGATAAAATTGTCGATCTTTCAGAAGGATCTCTTGCAGGAATGCTCATAGACATAGCAGCTTATGTTGGTGATAGTATGTCATTTTATATGGATCATCAATTTAATGAACTATCCCTAGAAACTGCTGTTGAACAAGCAAATATTGAACAGCATATAAGACAGACAGGAATAGAAATATCCGGTCCATCACCTTCAATTGTAGAATTATTAGTAAGAATAAAAGTCCCAGCAAAACTGTCAGGCGCTGATTACATTCCTGATTCTATCTTTATACCAAAAGTCTTAAACGAATCAATGTTTACTAGTCAGGGCGGAACAACATTTACGCTTTTAGATACAATTGACTTTGCAAAAAAAGATGAGTTAGGAAATTATGTTGCAGACATTGAAATATTTACCACAAACAGTCAGAATGAAGTTACAGAAGTAACTATGACACTACCTGGTGTTTGCACGAGTGCGAAAACATACACACAGCAATTGTCAATACCTGATACTTTTGTGCCATTTAGAAAAGTTAATTTAGAAAAAACAAATGTTACTGAAATTATTTCTGTCAAAGATGCCTCAGAAGATGACTATTATGAAGTTGAGTCTCTAACCCAAGATACTGTATACGAAAGAATGGAAAATACAAGAAACAATCCAGAACTAGTTCAACAAAGAATACGCGTAATTCCTGCGCCTAAAAGATTTATAAAGTTTAGATCCAGGACATCCGGGGTGACAACTCTTAGGTTTGGTTCAGGTAATGAAGAAAAATTTGATGAAGACATTATACCAGATCCATCAGATCATGCAATCAAATTATTTGGTGATAGAAAAACGTTTTCAAAAATAGCAATTGATCCAAATGCTCTATTAGGAACAAGTACACTAGGCGTTAGCCCTAAAAATACTGTCTTGACAATAGTTTACCGCCATGGCGGCGGATTAGACAATAATGTTTCTGCTGGAGAAATACAAGGCGTTAAAAAATTATTGACAAAATTTAATTCAAGCGTACCTAGTAGTCAAGTTTCAGAAATTAGAAGCACACTGTCTGTTACTAACAGACTGCCGGCAGCCGGCGGTGAAAACGAACCTTCTCTGGAAGAATTAAGAACGACAGCACTTTTTGCAAAGACGTCACAAGGACGTGTTGTTACTAGAGAAGACTTAATTGCAAGAGTTTACAGTATGCCTTCTAACTTTGGAAGAGTTTTTAGAGTATCTGTTAGAGATAATCCGTCAAATCCTCTTTCCGCGCAGCTGCACATTATTTCAAGAGATAGTTCTGGAAAATTAATCCTATCTCCGGATGTGTTAAAAGAAAATCTAGGACTTTACTTAAGTCAGTATAGACTAATATCAGATGCTGTTGATGTATTAGACGCACAAGTAATTAATCTTTCGTTAAAATATTCTGTAAACATTGATGTTAAATCAAATCCAGAAGTAGTAATTCAGTCAATTAATAGTAGCCTTAAAAGCTATTTTAAAATTGAAAATTTTCAAATCGATCAACCGATCATAACAGGTGATATAGAAAACATGATTTTAAATACGCGAGGCGTATTGTCAATAGGAAGCTTAAGATTTTTAAACAGGTTCGGAACTTTTGAAAATAGGCAATACTCACCTGAAACTTATAGCCCCGCAAGAAATCTAGACAGAGGCATGCTTTTCCCGCCGCGAGGCGGAATATTTGAGTTTAGACATCCCAATGATGACATAATTGGAAGGATTAACTAATGCAAAGAGTTTTATCAGCTAGTAAAGACGGCTACATTACCAATAAAATAATAAACAACAGATTCAGAGCAACTGATGCGAATGTAGGCCAGGCGGGAACTCTTGACTTGTTTAAGTTATATAATGAATCATCGATCTCCGGAGAAACCAAGCCAATTGAAAACTCTAGACTTCTTTTAAAGTTTGGTTTAAGCGACATCAAAGATATGCACAATAACGGATCTATAAATGTAGGCGATGCTAGTTTTAAAGCAAGCTTAGTTCTACACGATGTATACGGCGGCCAAACCACACCTTCAAACTTCAATGTAATAGTCTTTCCTTTAGCAAAAGACTTTGATGAGGGTTCAGGTTACGATATAACTGAATACAAAGATTTAGGAGCAACAAACTGGATAACTGCATCGTATAAAAACGGTGTATTGACAGCGTGGCAATTACCCGGGGCAAGTAAATCAGGAAGCTTAGGAGAATCAAATATTGACGTCATAGTAAGTGGAACACTGGCAGGGCAGGCTTCTGCAATCCCTCTTTGCTCTGAACAATTCTTTTCAACAGGAGAGGAAAACTTAAATATTGATGTGACCAGTTTTGTGTCAGCGTCAGTTAAGAACTTAATAACAAATAATGGTCTACTTGTTGCGCTATCCGGATCATATGAAAAAGATGATCGCTCTTACTTTGTTAAAAGGTTTGCATCAAGAAATACAGCAAATTCTGCATTGAGGCCAAAGTTAGTTATTAAATATAATGACAGTATTACTGATAATCATGGAAATTATGTTTTTGATTATTCAGGTTCATTGTATCTAAATAACTTTTCTAGATCTGCACCCAGCAATATTAAAAATTCTGATAATACAGATATCGCGCCAACAGGGGCGATGATACTAAAAATCCGATCCGGATCTTTTTCTAAAAACTTCAATGTGTCACAAGCCATTAGAAGCGAAAATAGAATAGTTGGATTATACTCTGCTTCTTTTGCTCTTTCAAGTTACGATACCGGCTTAAACACAGCGCTTAAGACAAAAAAAGAATTAGAGTTTGATGCAATTTGGTCTTCTAATGATGAAACAATTACATACTTGTCTTCATCTTTAAAAGTAAAAAAGAACTTAAGGACTAGTTTAAAGTATAGAGAAAGAAGGCTTTTGGCAACCACATTAAATTTAAATGACAGATATAAAGAAACAGACTATGTAAGGATACGCTTGTTTATTGAAAACGCAGACCGAGAAGTTGTTTTTACAAAAGGCCCTATAGATAAGCCAAGCGAGATATTTGAAAACGTACACTATTCAGTAAGAGACGCTATCAACGGTAAGATGCTTATACCTTTTGATATAAAAAACAATTCAACAAAATTATCTACAGATTCTGATGGTATGTATTATGACTTTTACATGTCAAGTTTGCCTCGAGGTAGATCATATGTTTTTGAATATTTAGTCAAACAAGGCAGCATAAATACTTATATAACAGACGCTGCTTCAAAGTTCATAGTTGAGTAGGTGTAAAAATGTCAAAAAGAAAAACAATATCTAGGCAGCGACAACCTAGTAAGTTATTTAAACCTAAAATGAGAAAAAGTACCAGGCAATCATCTGATTATCTTAATCGAGCTCAAGATAAAAATATTTCTTTTGAATCTTTTAAAAATACAAATATTTTTAGTACAGCTTCTTACAGATACGGTGATAAAGAAGCCGTAGTGTCCACACAAGAAATAAATACTGATTACAGCAACTTTATTAATCATACATTCTTCCATTCAGCTGTTGCAAAAGTTAATGAATCTTTTGACTTAATACTAAATAAGTTTCCGTACGAAGGAACAAATAAAGATATCGAATCTTTTGAAGATAGCCTAACTGGCTATGAAAAACATGTTTATGACATATATCCTAGAAACCTAGGCTATTTAATTTTATCAGGAACAAAAAAGGGAGAAAGTCAACTAAACGGAACTTACATCGACGTTAAAGACTTTTCAGGTATTGAATATAAAGATATATCTAAAAACAAAAAGGCAGAAAGCAAAATAAACCCGGGTTCATTACCTTTAAATGTACAATTTTTTATAAACTTACCAAAACAATCAAATGACAATCAGGCGATCATTCAAAAACATCAATCACTTGCTTATAATTTTGGTGTATACCTAAGCGCATCAAGTGATGTTAATAATTGCAAAATTGATTTTTTAATTAATTCAGGATCTAGATCAATTAAAGCATCAGCAACACTACCTAAGGGTGAATTTGTTCATGTTACAGCTGAATACCATGATTGCAACCAGTTCAGCTCTTTAATGCTTATGTCTGACAGTATACAGGATCATACATATGCAACCTCTAGTAACAAAGTATATTTTAATAGCATATCTCCAACAGGTGACATGTCAATAGGTAGAGGGTTCAATGTAAGAGATGACAAGAGTATATTTACCCTTGAAGAAACTTTGACAGGATCGATCGATGAATTAAGAATATTTCATAGGGCAATATCTAAAAAAGAAATTAAAAAATATATGTATCGATCTGTGTCAGGTCATGACAATCTAGCACTGTATTATAAGTTTAATGAACCTTTTGGTGTGTATGCCGGCAACAACATTGTATTAGACGCGTCAGGAAATAGTCTAAATTCAACAATAAAAAATTATCTCGCAGCGTATACAAGAAATACAGGTAGTCACACAACACAGCCTGTTAAACTGGAAAAAATGTCAGATTCACCCGTATTGTTTCCGGGCTATGCACCGGTCGTAGCATTAAACACAAGTTTGTTAGATGAAGCAGTTGAATATGATAATGTAAATCCAAACTTAATTACAAAATTGGTGCCACCCCACTACTTAGAACTAGGAAATGAGCAAGATAATCTTCAAAAAACACTCGGCAATTTAGAAAACGCGCTAAGCGAAAAGTCATCAATTCAGTCAACGCAAAATACAAGAACATCAATTCAACTATTAGTTAAACTTCTTTTAAGTTGGGCAAAAATATTCGATGAGATCAAGATATATCTAGATCATTTTTCAAAAATTAATTTTGTAGAATACGATGAATACGAAACAGTTTCAAATAAGTTTCTTAGTAGGCTAGGTACTCACTTAGGGCTCAACCTGCCAAGCCTTTTTTCAAATGCAAATGTAGACCAGTTAATATCTGGTTACGACATCAAAAGCAATCCTGAACTAGCTGTAAGAGGCCTTCAAGAGTTACAAAACCTAATATGGCGCAGAATACTATCAGATATTGCAAATATCAAGCAAACAAAAGGACATATGGACGCAATTAGGTCTATATTTCGTTCTTCAGGTATTGAAGCTGAAAATATATTTAATTTTCGTGAATATGGCGGCTCAAAAACCAAAGACTTGTCAACATCTGTAGAGTTAAAAAAAGATATTATTAATTTTTTAAATTTTTCAGGAAGTATTTCTAATTTAAATATTACTGCTTTAAACAATGAGGGTCGAAGCTCATCTACCCCATCTTTAAAATCTCCTTATTTGTCCGGCACTAGAAGCGAAATGGGTATACCCATAATAAAAGGTTCATACGTAAACGGTCAAAGTAACGATAAATCTGATGGCCTTTTCACAACGTCTTCTTTTACGATACAAGGTTATTATACCTTTGACAAGAGATTAAATCACCCGTCAACACAAAGCTTGTTTAGGGTGAATGTAACGGGATCAGATGCTAGCACAAATAAAGAAGGTACAGTAATTAATCTTGTTGCAACCGACACAGCAATAAACGCGCATATAAGCGACGGAGTTTCTAACAATTTAATTAATTCAATTGAAATAAAAAATGTTAATATTTTAGACGGCGACATATGGTCAATTAACTTTTCGAAAAACAATGGAATTAATTCAAGTAATACTTATAGTGACGAATATTTCTTAAGAGCAGCAAAATATTTAGGTGGTAAGCAGCAAGAGTATCATTATACTTCTTCTTTCATATCTAAAAAAAGCGATTCAGTTGTCACCAATTGGTCACCACAGTATAATTCTTCTGGGTCTTTTTTAATAATAGGTTCACAAAGTATAGAATCATCAGCAAAGTTTATCAATAAAAGTAGTGACGAAAAATATAAGTCAACAATATTTTCTGGTGAAGTATCTTATTTAAATTTTTGGTCATCATTTAAAAAAGAAAATGAATTTTTAAGTTATGCAAAAAATCCAAACTCAGTTGGCACAAACAATCCTGAAATTAATTATAACTTTTCTTTAAGTGAGACCGGTAGCTTTGAAAGATTGAGACTTCAAACCTACGGAAAACAAGCAACAACTAGCTCAAAAGTAGATGGAAAAATTAAATTTTTTGACTTTTCACAAAATAACTTGCATTTGCAAGGGGAAAATTTTGAACCGCTAAAAATTGTTATGACACCAAATCATCACATATACGAAATACTATCTGAAAATTTTGACTTAAACAGCACAAAAGAAAAAATCCGTATAAGATCTCTACAGAATTCTAGCTTTTTAAAAGATAATAAGTTTGCTTTAATTTCACCTGTTTATGAAACACCTCTACTTGAAGAAACTGTAGACGATACTAGGTTTTCAATAGACATGTCAGTTATGAAAGGGCTTAATGAAAATATTATGACGATATTTCCAGACTTTCAGCCCATTGAAAATGCATTAGGTCAACCAAATTCATTGTTCGCAGAGGAATATCGTGACATCAGGTCTTTTAGTAATGTTTACTTTCATAATGTCATAGAAGATCTAGATTTGGGAAGATATAGAAATATTTTTAAATGGATTGATAATTCTTATACAGACTTAGTTTATTCTCTCATACCTAGAACAACAACATTTATGGGTATTAATTTTGTATATGAATCGCATGTTTTAGAAAGAAATAGATTTAAATATCTTTTTGATGAGATTTATTTAAAATCACTACCTAGAGATCCGAACCGTGGAACACTACTTTTATCACAACTAACTACCAAAATTTGTAAATTTTAAGAGAATTATTATGGCATCAGTTACATCACACATAGTCAAGGCCAGACTTAATAATAGATTAAGAAAGCACATGACAACATTTTTTTCTGACAAAGCTGCTGGGCTTCCTTCAGATACATTAAAGAATGTCGACGAAGCAGCACAGTCAGTTTCCACAGCTGCCACAGTTAGAATAGGCCAGATAACTGTTGAAAGAAAACAGTCTGAAGTCAAAGTAGTAATTGAGGATGATACCTTAGGTGTTAAAAGAATAGGTAGGGTGTCGATTTTAGGAGACTCTGTTTCTTCGCACAGTCTTTCAGACTTTAAACAAGGTCACAATGTCAATCACTTAAACGATAAAGTTTGTTCCATGCTACCACATTTAACAATTAACTCACCCGAGGTTGTTGATGAATTTGGTAATGTTGTTAATACATATGAAGAAACAACATTTGGTCAATTGTACTCTTATAATTTTAATGTTATAAATGACGGAATAGAAAAAAAGTTTAATCCTTTTTATGATTATCCGGGACGCCTGGACCCAGTGGAATATATTAGAAGAGGAAAATACTATAGAGCTTATATGATCATCAATAACAACGTTGAAGATTATTTGCATTATACTGAACCTGAAGAAGCCATTTATGACGGTGCCATTGACGTACTTGAAGTTAGAAGTAAAAAAGCAAATACATCTGCAGCTGATATTCAAGTAAGAGGAATCAGAGCATCTTTTTGTTCTGGACCGTGGGATTTACCGGCCGGCAGTACAACTGAGTTGAGAAAAGGAACCAGCCAAATACAGAATAAAACTGATTTTGAATCTTACAAGTATGATTTTTTTGAAGATTGTCAAGATTTGGTATTTGCAGACAGTAAATTTACGTATACTAAGCTAGGAAACACCACAACGTCAGGATATCAGTATAGTTTGGATGGCTATGTGTCTACTGGAAAGTATATGAGTCCACCTTACATTGACAAGATAGCAAAAGACAGGGCTTACGAAGCGAGATATACTAGTATAAAAAACGAAAAATTGCAAAATGCAATATTAAGCAGTGAATCAACAAGAGACGTTTCGGACGTAGGTACGAGGTTTAAAAGTAGTGGTAACGGTAGTATACTAAGACCTAAGTATGAAAATGTAATACAGACCATCCTGGGCACAGACTCAATAGCTTTTGCCGGCCTTTTAAGGGAATAAAATAATGCCAAGACTTAATAATAAAACTAGAACAACTGAATTGATAGCCACAGACTATTATGATCATAATCAAAATTACATATCTCAAAATTCAGAAAAAGTGTATACTCAAAAAGAAAATTTAGTATTTTGGTCTAACTTTTGCGGAGACAAAACCGGTTCTATTCAAGCACTAGGTGATGATACATTTATTAAGGTAGCAGACGACAGAAGTTTGAATTCATCAGATATTTCTTTATTTACATCAAAAATTGCAAAAACTCAAGTATTCCAACAATCAGACAGTGCAAAATTTTCATATTTAACTAGTCTACTTCCTAGAAAGCTAAGATCATATTTTAGTATGGAAAATATGTCACTATGCGGAGATAATTGTTATTGGTTAAACACAACAATGATAAGTGCACCATCAAAAGATAATAATTGTTTGGCTACAAATATAGGTGATGACAAGTTATTTATTGACAATATTTCAAATATTAATTTTGCCAACGCCGGCGCAACACAAGATACACCGTTTACCATAAGCATATGGTACCACCCAGTTGATTCGACGCAAAATCCGCAAAGAGTATACGATAGAGGCGGCACTTTAAGACTTAATTCACCTGCCATATTTCATAAAACATTTCAATACGGTTTGTTTATAAAGGAGTGTGGAAAACTAGAATTTACATTGTTTGATGTTAACATCACATCAGGTTTGACCGGTACAACATATTCATATTCAGGAACTAGTTCTACTTTGTCAGTTAGATCATCAGCTAATATTTTAAAACCAGGAGAATGGAATCATATTTGTGTGACATATGACGGATCAGGAACTAGAGCCGGAATGAAGATATACGTTAATTGCGTTGATTCCACAAACACGTCTGATGTACCAAGCGTTGTCGCTAGTCGTTCGCGTTCTTTTTCAGGTGCTGATAAAAATACTTGGGTATCAACACATCAAGCATTCATGAGTGATGTTTTGGGTTCAGCAGGAGAAGGAGAAACCCCGGCAGACTATGCAGCAATGCATACCTATACTACCCCTTTAATATTCGCTTCAACTGCAATTCCTGCTAATGCTAGCTCAATGACCAGCCTTAGTAAAACAAATATGATTTATGTAAGAGGAACCCAGCTTCCTAACAGTCTTCTATTCGACATTGCAATTTGGTCTTCTGCTTTATCAGCTGAGGACGTAGGCGCTGTTTGCGATTCAACAAGAAATTGCATACTTGAAAACTCTAATGTATTTGGAAGAGATAGCGGCTATATAAACTTATCTCCTAAAATTATGCAAAAAATTAGAGATCAAAAGCAAAACAGTTTGTCAGTAATTAATAGAACAGGTGATAGAAGTGACCGTCGTGTTAAGGATAGGGCTCCTTTTGATGATAAACACACATTGTTTTTTGGTAGTAAAATAATAGATGAGTTTAAAAAAGGAAGGCACAGATTTTTAAGTTCTAATATAACAGATAGCGAAAGACTTTTTAATATTCCAAAATTAGGTATAATACCTGACGACAATTTGTGGATTGTTTCATTAGCATCTATAAAAAGAGAACAAAAGATTGGTGTTTCTGGCAAAGTATATGATAAAGCACTTTCTTTTTCTCAGCCAGGCGAGTCTTGGATACAAACAAAAGACTACGTCAACAACGCAATAATATATTATGATTTAATACTTGGTCCCTATAATCAAAAATCGGGTCATTTGAATCTTTCTAAACCGCTTACTAGTCCAGGATCAAGTTTGTTTGTTGAAATACAGACTTTACCCGGGGCACCTTGGAAAGTAATAAAAACACATACAGCAACAGATGAAACTAGCTTGGAAGAGTTTTATAGTCCTCAATACTCAAACGGAATAATATTGACACCTAAGCAGCACCAGTTTAGAAGATCTTTTACAATTCACTTTAAAGATATTGATAAGTCTGGCATGGTATTTTCCAGAAATCCATACCGAATCAGATTTAGATCTTTAGATACTTGTTGGGGGATTGGCAGAATTGAGATTCTTTCTGCAAACCAGGAAATAAGATATCCAATATTAATAGATCATGAATCTTTTGCAGGAAAGTATATTGATCAAAACTTTATTGCAACCCCACACACGCGATCAGATATAACAACAACAGCACGTACTGTATCCGGTATTTCAGATGCTTCATTATATTTTACAGATGAAAACCAGAAAATAACTGCATTTAAAGACAACGTAATGTTGCCTTTCACTGGAAGATCATTTTTTGACGAAGGTGTAGATAGTAACATTATAGATGGTTTTACTTCACCATTAAAAGATAAAACTTCATTTACAATTGATTTAAACAGTAATTTCGAGCAAGTAATAGGAATTACTGAGAATTATTCAAATAATTTAAATTCAACATCTGGAAACTCTGTATATACAGCAGTAAACGATCCGAATATTGCCCAAAATATAAATGTCTATTGGGATGAAACTCAAAAAAAATTCTCACCCTCAGTATTCCCATGGCGCGCAGTAACATACCAAAATGCTGGGGACTTTGAATTATTTTTAAATAAAAACGGACAAGCATTTACAACAATAGATACAGTGGCATCAGCTTCAACTTCTCAAACCAACTTAAAAAACAGATCTAGGGAAGCCTTGTCATCATTTGCACAACCCACAACATCTTTTGGGTTTCCAGCCGATTCGAGATTCTGGGGTAACCATGATGTAGGTATAAGTCTTAAAAACTATATTTCAAAACCATTCTTGCTAGAAAAAGTAGTTTTAGAATTTGATTCAAAATTTGAATTTGCGAATAGTGTTAATACAGGTTCTAGGGATGCATATAAACTTTCATATAGTTACAACAATACATCAGAAAACAAACCTTCAAAAAAGATGTCTGATTCATCGCTAGTAATGATTCCATCTTTTTCATTATTACGTCTCAACAAGAATTCAGGAAAGTTGTATTCCCAAAACTTCAAAATAGAAAAAAATGATGGCACGCTTGAAAGAAGAGATATTTTAGATTCAACGTCAGATAATATTTTTGGGTACCCACGTCATACAGCAGAATTAATAACATACGGACAGATGACCCTATATGCAACGTCATCAAATTCAAAAATAGATGTAGAAAAACTTTTAAACGATGGGTTGTCTAGAGACAGAACTCATGAAATATCTAATATAAGCAGTCAACCATTAAATTGGGCCGATGTGGGATTAAATCCCATCACAGGTAGTTTTACTATTGAAGCACCTGTTAGGAATATGCCAATTGTTTCTGAAACGCAAAGAATCTATCTTAAAGGCGTGGATACAGGGGAACTGTTTGCAGTATACTCAGGTAATCCAACCGGAGGCCGAGGTTTTACCCTGTCAGATAAACTAGAAACAAATCAAAGTGTAACAACTTTTACCAAGACAGCAAGAGGAATAATAAACAACAATTATTCAATTGATAAAAGTAACGTTAAAGAATATGATATAAATGCTTTCTATTCAGACAAATTACCCTATAAGATAAAAACCTCCGGAAATATTCAGGGCTCGAATATTAACATCTCGCCTTATATTCTTCTACCAGAAGATAAAGTAACATTAACGTTTCATTATCCACTCCCACTTGGGGGGATTGAGGGCGTACCCGGAAATACTGACACTTCATTTAATAAAATGACAATAGGCAAAAATCTAAAATTACACCTTTACGGTTCGCTTGTCAAAGAAAATAAAGAGTATCATGAAAATATGAATCAATCGCTGACGTCTGTACAGATAAATGAACCTATAGGTAGTGAAGCTGTTGTAGATAAATTTAATATCTCAACAAAAGACGAATACTTTGGATCATACTTAGACAAGATACCTATGAATGCGTCATTTGCAAGGCCGGAGTCACTAGGTGGTGGAAGTTACTCTGATAGAATAGTTTATAGTTTTGAAAACAGAAATGACGGCGCAGGCATAAAAAGAATATTTGGAAAAAACACCCCAACACCTGCAGATCGAATTGGATATCTTCAAGGAAGTAAAGTTCACCATTATCATACTTATCAAGTTGCCAGTAGTAGTTTTTCATCGTTAAACGTACCACATGGATTTACAGGAAGTTATATAAGTTCAATTAATCAGAGTTTTGCAGGAACTTATTCAGAAACAAATTTTTTAAATAATCCAGATGGATCAAAACATGTAGGCAGACAAACTTTTGTATTTCCGTTTACATCTCATTTTAATAAGTCAAGAAGATATTTTGACGAAGGCGAATTACAAACGCCAGATACATTAAGTGTGCTAGGGAAAAATCAACAAATTATATCAAGAGAGAAGTATATATTTTCTCATGATCACTTCGGTCACTATTCTGATTTATTAGAAGTATCAAGAGATTCAAAGTTTAAATCAGGCTTTTTTAAAAATTCACCCATAATTGCACAATTTGTCACAGGTGCAATCAATCTAGATAATAACACGTTAGAGTATCATACAATAATTAATCAAAACGCAACAAATTCATATAATACAACAACAAATGGTGAAATAACAGCTTCGTATCGCGATGGATACTGACACTTTAAAGTAGCATTAAAATTTTATAGAAATACTTGTTGTATGTATAATTATAGGTACAATACGTAATTGGATGGTTATGGCTGGAATTCTTAATAAGCGAACTAGATTTATAGATTTAGTTATAACAAAAGAAGGTAAAAGACAAATTGCTAGTGGCAATTTAAGAGCTGAGTACGCTTCATTAACAGATGCTTCTGTGTATTACACTTCAAATGAAAAAACTGAAGAAGTAAGAAAAAGAATATATTTTGAAGCTATGGAAAGCCCTAATAATACAATAGTTTTAGAAAAGGATGATAGCGGCAAGCTTGTTGATTTTGATTTTTCGCCGACAGGAAGTATAGTCGGCGAAAACATATTTTCAAAAGATAAAGAAGCCATACCTGAGGACTTGCACAAGCTGAAACTTACAAAAGGCAACCAGTTTGCATCACTATCTAAATCGCTACCTTCATCATTTTTAAAACATTTTGTTGCAAACCAGTTTGTAGGAACAAAATCTTTTAACGAAATAGAAGAATTTGAGTTGTCTACTAATGAGTTAAATTTTGCAATATCAAACTCTGTTCCTTTTGAAACCGGACCTAACAAAGAGGTGATTAATGTTGATAATGCTGAGCCTTTTTTACTAGATCCGAAACTCACGCACCTACCTAGTTTTGCTTATTTACCGCCTGTTAACATAGATGGTAGCAATTACGGTAATTATACAGATATGAGAAATCTAAACAAAGAGACATGGGAAGATATAAAACACAGTTTAGGATTTAAGCATTTTGAAGAAATAACAGATTTTGCAGAAGAAAACGATGACATGCGAATTGACAAGTCGGGTGATTTTAAGGTAGTTAATAGAAAGAGTCTTTTGCCCGTAGACACAGAATTAGTTAAAGAATATAAAGTTGTTAGATTTAAAAAAACATCAAACGATAATAATTTAATAATGCAACTATTTGAAATTGATGAGTCTAGATCTAAACTAAAAAAACTTGATATTGTCGACGCCGGCGTTTTCTACGAAGAAGAAGACGTAAATTTAAAATATGAAAAAAGAGTTTTTTATGTAGGTAAAATATACCTTGACACGTTTAACACGCCAACATTCATTAGCATGTTTACGATTATAATGGATTAAAAATGTTAATAAAAACAAATAAAAAAAAGAATATATTTTCAAAGTATAGAGATATCCAAAAGTTTGCTTTAGATCTAGAGGCGGAATACTTAGCCACAGTAACAGCTAAAGACGAAAATCTAAAAAATAAAGAATTGATTGAAAAGCATATAATCTTGTTAAAAGTGCCTATTGATAAAGTTTCTGCTATTAAAAATCAATCATCAGCACTAGAAGGTTATGTATGCCGTGATATAAGTCATCTTAGAACACGAAATAATCTGCTGTCAGGGTTTAATAAAAGCAGCGCAAGAGATGTTAACTTTGCAATAGCAAACAAAGAGCAACTAGCCAGAGACTCTTTTAAAAGCAAGATGGAAAAGGCTTACCAGACACAGGTTTTTGGTGTAGATATAGCTTCGAGGCTTTTTCCCGGAATAAAAATAATTGATGTTATTGAAAAAAAGAAACCTTATATTGATATATTCGGTTATGAAAATATAATTGAGTTACAAAAAATCAAAAAACCTCATGATCATCTTTCCAAAAACAAACACCGCGCTGATTTGTTTTCACTAAGGTCTTCAAATTCAAAAACAGGAGAAATAGAAAATTTTAAAATAATTGAAAATACTAGGCTACAAGCAATATCAAAAGAATCAATATCAAAACTAAATTTTAAAAAAGATTTTAATAAGTATCTTATGTCAGGAATTGATCCTGCTAGCATTATATCAAAATCTTTTTATTCCAGCCAGTCACTAGATGAAATGTTGAAAGGACGGCTTCAGAAAAATATAAAGTCTAGGCAGGATATGACAAAATTTGAAAACAAGTTTCATAAGCTAGTAGAAGCGTCAATACCTCAACTCGAGAACAATTTTTCAATAAAAAAAATAAAGATAGAAAAAACGCATGAAGTTATTGAAGTAAAGCTTGAAATTTCTAGCAGGCTTATAAAGGAATTTGGATCAAACACATTTGACATAATCGTGTATGCAAAAGACAAAAAAAGAAGAATTATTGATTATTACATAACAAAGATAGATTTAGACAAGCTTATAAACAAGAAAAATCTTCGTGAACAAAGCTTACACCTTTCAAATCACGGGTTGATGTGTCAAAGATCTCCGGCCGGAAAACCAATACTTAAAATACAAAATAATACAAGTCACAATGCTTCATACAGAATTATGCAAGCAGATTTTAATGCAAAAAATATTAAAAATAATTATTTTTTTAATCATATAGGTATCGCGAAAATTGAGTCAAAAAACTCGCACTACTTTTTCAAAGGAGGTAATGCGCCTAATATTTCAAACCAAAAAAGCTATTTTTATAGAATGAAAGTAAGCTATCCAGAATACTCATTTGACAACACCTTCTTTGATAACATAATAATGAAAAGCAAAAATCAAAAGAAGACCGGTCCTTACGTTAGCATTACCTGCATCAACGATGCCAATAAGGCAAATGTAAAAAAGCAAGAAGAGGTAAGTATATATATTAAAAACATTCCTTTTGATTGCCGCGCAATAAATGTCGTTAAAAGAAATATTACTAAAAAAGAAAAAAAGTTTAACATAATTCAAAACTTTGACCAAGAAGACACAAACTTGCAAAAAGAAAAATCTTTAAACATTTTAGAATTAAAAACGCAGAAAACAATTTTTTTAAAAAAGCAAAACAACGACAACGAATTTGTTTTTATTGATAATGACATAGAAGAAGGTGACGCATACGAATATAAGGCCATGGTCTACAAGGATAACGGCGAAACAGAGCTCTCAGTTAACTCATATGAGATAATTTATGAAAAAAGAAGAAATATTATTGACGTCAAGATTAGATCTAAAAAAGCTATTGATAGTCAAAACAATCAAATGCAAGATAAGTTTTCTTTGCCTATAAGCTTTTCTGTATCTGTTAAAAAAGATTCGATAGACAAACTCTTTGATTCTCTAGACAGAAACTCATATGATCTATTTGCTGCTGAGTTTAATGAAATCAAGGAATCTTTAAAGAAGAATATTTCTTGCAATGCAACGCTGATCAACACCAGAACGGGAGAAAAGACAAATATTGGCAACTTTATTGTACCAGAAAAAACAAGAACAGTTTCTATGACCATTGATATAGAAGATGTGCTGTCTGAATATATTGTTGTTATCACACCCAGGATAGCATCTATATCTTATGTTGTTGAAAACTTGTTAAATAAAATAGAAAAGCTCCCTTTACAGCAAAATAGTTTACCGATATCTTCTTTTTTAAGAACATTAGCTGCTAGAAAAAATAAAAAAAGAAAAACAGGTACGGTTATATCTAGTGTACCTGTTGACAAATACACGGGAAAAAGTGTAAGATTTTTTGGTTTAATACTTGATCCGATCACAAAATACAATAAAGAAAAAGATGATTTTTACTTTGAAGGGACAACAGGCGATAACTTTACTTATAAGCTATATAGCCCGGACTCTTTAGAAAAAGTGTCATCTTTGCTGTTTTCAAACTTTTTAGACATGTCACATTCACAAAAAATTCATGGAAATCAAAAAGCTTATAGAAAAATGGGTATTCTAGGTATGACATCATCTGCTTCATCATTATTAACTAGTTTTTATGCGATATATGCAAGAACAAACGGGGCTTTGTCTTTTTTAGGTATGATAAGCCCAGAAAAGTTTAAAAAAAATCAATATAACTTTTTTATAGACCTGAGAGAAACTGTCGGTGTTGTTGAAATTTATTGTGTAAATATTTTAAAAGATGGTACATTTTTAGAGCCAAATAACATAACAAATCTTTTGTGTACTTCGAAAAAAATCAAGGCGGTCTAGCATGGCATTTAAAATAACAAAAGCATCAAAATTTAAAATCAACATACAACCAAAAGATAATTTTGGCCAAACGCAGTCATCAATTGCTCAGCCTACCGGAGTCGTTGCAGTAGATTCAAATATAATTTCGATCGTCAATAATCTTAAAAAAGAAGATAGTTTATCAAAAGAAACAGTTTCTGCTTTGGAAAACAGACATGTTTCAAAAGCTTTTGAAGACTTACACAAAAGAGGTATCAACCCCTTAAGAGCAGAAATTATATTCATAAACGAGCTAGCTCCAATTAGCCCCGGAGAGGTAGAAGCAGATAATCAAGATACAGCATCAATCAATATAAACTATGGTGAAGGGGCGAACTTAAAAGTAAATCAGGTGATGCGCCTCATAGATTTGCAAAGAGTGATTAGAAAGTATATTTTAAAAGAATCTGGAGACTTAGTCGAAGATTACATTGGCATTGACAATATTAAGCAGAAAAAAATAATTTCGATTATGCATGAGATTGTTAAGAGTAAAAGTAAAAAATTAGCAGAATTTGGCTCTGATACTGAAAAAATGATCGACTTAATCATAAAACTCAGCTCAACACCAGACACTTTTATAGGAAAATCTAAATACGGAAGTCGAAGATCAGTAAAAGTGTTATTTAAATCAATAGAAACTATTAATAATAGTGACAAATCTGAGTACTTAAGATCAATTGCAAGATACGTTTTGCTAAATTATGTCGCGCAAAAATCAATTGCTTTTATTACCAGAATAAACGATCTAAAAAGTCTGCTCAGGGAGTCAATTTCTATTGCTTCCACAGCATTACCGCCCCCAGAAGATCATGCACAGAAAATAGTTGTAGCAACTCCCTTTGGAAATATAAGCAAATTAACTCGAGATATAGATAGTGTGAGACTTATACAGAATGGATTAGGTCTAATTGATGTCGTAAATGATGATAGGATTCTTGCTGCCAAATCCCTATTATCAAGATGGGGTATGTCGGGAAACGAAGGGCCAGACGGTTTTTCAAAAGACAGTAAGCATAATTTAGTAAGTGTTATAAATGCTGACGTGTCTGCTGACAAAACAGAAGAAATGTTTGGATCAAATAAGCATATGTATGCAAATTTATTTTCTAGCTTATTAAAAACCATGACATTTATGCAAACGTTATCTAAGACAGCAGAGATTAAGAATACCGTTAATAAATCAAAGATATCGTTTACGTCAGGAGAAAAAAATTTAGCAAAAGGCTTGAGTATACTAAGGTCAATTACGCCCAAGTCAATGGCATCTGGGCATACAGTTTTAAAGATACCAACAGCCAGTGAAAGATTAGATGGTACAAAAATATCAGATATGCTCTCAGCAGTCTCCTCTGATCGCGACGAGGCATTAGTTGAACTAGTTTCAGCAGTTTGTTATGACCAGGTCGCAGGGGCAAATATTTTAGGCTCTGGAAGTAAATTGCTAGCACCGGGTAAATTCAATATTAATGATTTTTCTTCCTTAGATAATCTTTTAATAGAGTACTTTGAAAAAATATTTTTTAAATTAGGAGGGGATTGGGACCAATTAGCATCAAGCGGAGTTAATTCATTTGATTACAGCAACATTGCAAAAGACGAAAATATGTTAGGCGCTTATTTCAAGTCTAGATTCTCCCCAGCAACAGATGAAGGTACAAAGTATATACCTAACGAACATTCATATGAAGACAATGTTTATACTGATGATATATTTGTTAATGGACCAGACTATTTTTTCAACAAGGCAGTAACGTCTGAAAAATTAAATTTTAATCAACTTCGCGCGCAAGCTAACGAAATCACTCGTGAAATTGATATTATAACACACGACATATCTGCAATAATGGGACTTGATTTTGATGCTGAGGGCAATCCGGATGTTGGCAATATTAACGGGTTTTCAGATGATCAAAACCCATTATCTTACTTTAATTCAATGTGTGATGCTTTAGGCAAAGAAGCGAGAAGAACAGCAAATGACTTAGAAGGCGGTGTAGAGCTAGCTGTTCCTTTAATACAAGCCGGCTCGTTTAGCAGTCTAGAATTCACAGCAGATGCAATTAAAGCATCTTTCTTTGCAAGTGTCTCAAACGCCACAAACCAACACATGTTAGTAAATGCTAATCCAGATCTAGATCCAAACATTAAAAACGCTAAGTGGGCATCCGAAGAAGCAGCAGTTATTTTTGGAGCAGAAAGATCATATTATACAGAAGACAGAATATGGTGCAAACTCTTTACAGTCAACATGAAAAGTATTCTTAAGGATGGTTCTTCCGATTCTGTAAAAATAAAAGATGATGCAAAATACCCAGCAGACAAATCAAAAAAGTACAAAAGCATCATTTATAACGGGTTTGGTAACGGATCAGCATCGTTTAATGATTCAAAAGATGATGATGACAATGACACGTTTGTCGGAATTGACTTTGGCAGAGCAGGAAGAATAGACAACGTACACGACGACTATAGCTATACTAAAATTCACCAAAATGACACAGACGTCAAATTAGGCGAGAGGTTAAACATCGATTCGGGTCTCGAGGCATGGGATGTATTACTTATAGCAGCAGTAGCTATTGTAGGACTTGGCGCAATCTCAATCGCCGGCGTAGCGATAGCAGCTTCATACGGTTCAACATTCTTAGGTGCCGGCGCACTGGGCATTGTATCCACAACAACAGCTAGTGGTGTGGTCGTCACCGGTCCATTATTAACGACAACACTGATCGGTGCAGCTAGCGCAGCAATATTTAGCTCACTAGGGGTAGCTGTATTAGCTGTATCAGCAACGGCAGCAGGTACTGCAGTCTTAATTTCCAATCAGGGTACTATGCCTGCATCGGAAGGACGTCCGGCAGGCATAGGTTTTTCAAAATCAGGAACATTTGAAACAATTCTACTATCAAATGCTGCGCTAATACCAGACTCAGCTAAACCGAAAACATCAACAGAGCTAAATGATCCATCAATTATGTCAAAGATCATGTCTTTGTGCTTTGGCAACCAATCTGGACAAAATTATATGATCAAGGCAAAACCTGGAAATGGTACGTTTAAAGCGTGGCATCTTGTTGATCTAATTGATAAATTTGCTGAATTTTTAAGCGCGCTCAACCCATCAAATTGGTTTAGCGATGACAATGATGATCAACTAGGTGATGCTCTCATAGGAGAAAATGAGAGCTATTATGAGCCATATCAATTTGACTGGAATGAAAAAGCAGGAGAGTATGGTGGGATATTTAAAACAAACACCGCCTCTCGATATGCTTTATTTTCGCTATTCTTTTCTAGAATTATGTACAAAAGCTTGGTAGTAAGATACGGTGGAAAAGGTAAACATATGATCATAAAGCATTACCCGACATGCTGGATTGCTATGGCAGATGCATTAGAAAGAAAAAGTAAAAATAGTGACTATGATACAAATGGAAAATATTCAGAGCTTAAAAGCGTGTATGATCACTCATATTCGAGTGCTATTACTATGATCTCACAAGTAAGAAATTCCATGATGTATAGGCGCAGTGCTATATTGAGAAATTTAGCGTATCTTAAACAAAATACAGTCGAAATACGTGAGGCTATTCGAAGAGCAGAGTCTGTACTGGCAGGAACGTCTTCTGAAATATCACCTGGTGAAATAATCGCTTTAGAATATTTAAGAAAGGTTGGGTTTGTTAAAACAGGTTTTGCTTTTTTAAATAGTGGTACAGCAGGCGTATTATTAAAAAATTATCAAAAAAATTATTTATTAGACTTTAGATCAGACGAAGATGAGCTAGCAAATCCAGAAGGCATATCAGTTTATCCTTACTTTAAGCTAGAGAGCTATGACATAAGAGAATTAAAAATTATGGCAAAGTTATTTTCTGAAAAAGGTAGAGGTTTAACTTCTGATACAGATGATTTACTTGGCAGAAAAAGCATTTTCCATATTGGTATTCCTCATGGCATGCTAAAGGCACTTCAAAACGAGGCGTATAATAAGACAGGTGAGATAGAATATTATAATAGTAACAACATAGCTATTCATATAACAAAAAAGAATGATCTAGATCCACAAATAAAATATCAATCTAGAACTTACGTATTTAATATGGCAAAGCATGTAGCTTCTTTTAAAACTTCTGAAAGTTACAAGACGGTATCAGCGCCAGGTAAATTTACGCTTGGAAACCACCTAGAAAAGTATGATGATAATTGGTCAATTAAAAATATTAAAGAAAATATTGAAATATTAACTGCAGGTAGCATTAAGCCAGGATACGGGATTGGTTTAAACGGAATCACAATAATCGAAGATGTAGATTTGCCTGAGAATGCTAGTACAGCAGCTAAAAAAGAGTCAGAATACGATGAAGACGTATACGAATCAATTCTCGAAAATCTTATTTATGATCACTATTTAAAACTTTATACACATTCAACAACAGGAATTGATATATCTGAAACTTTATTTCCCATCGATAGAGATGTATTATTTGAAGGAACAGTTGATGATGCGGCCAAATTAAATTACGAGGAATTGGCAAGAGAAGTTATTAATAGATACCCAGCAGCAAACATAATTCCGGAAGAAGCACAAAAATTTTATAGAGTTTTTAAATCAATAAGGAATACGTTGTACTTTTCATCAGAATCGCGACTTAAAAGCTGTTTAGCAACGCAATGTTTTCAAAGAATATTCAGTATTCCTGTTTCAGAAAGAGACTTTGTACTTAAAACATCAGAAGATAATATGGACACAACAGTTCTATACAAGCCTGAATCTATACCCGTTCTCACACTAACAAATAAAAAAATGATAAGTGCTAATAAGCTCAGTACTGTAACAGGGATGGATGAGGTACAGCGTAAATCATCTTTTAATGAAATGTTCAATTATAGTCCTGCAAAGAAAATATTGGAATTTAAAAAAGGTCTAGACAGTAACAAGACAGATGTATCTTCTTTTGTTATTGAAGTTGCAATTTTAAAATCGTCTAAAATAGATTAGTATCAATAAGGTTATAAGAGATGCAAAATGATAAATAATAAAAAAAATTTACAAATAATACCTATGAAAAGCGAAATGATGCCAGATGTTAGATCAACTTCTAGGGATATCGAGTCAAGTTCAATAAACAGTGATGTCGAAAAAGCTTTTTTTGGTGAGACACTCCCGGCCAGATCTTTTTTATCTAGAGCAGTTTTCTCTTATGATGTGCCAGAGGTAAAATCGCTCCGGGCTGAATTTGTATATAATTATTTTACTAGAGACGAAAGAGTAAGAAAATTACTCTCTCCTGATGAACAGCTAGTTAATTTAGATGCAGACAATACAAGCGATATATTTTATCAAGTTAAAAATGACAAACTACCCAGATATGTTAAGTTTTCTTTTCAGCCTGCCCTTGATCCTTACGCAAAATCTTTGGCAACAAATTCTGCCACAATAATTAGAGACAATCTAGATAAGCTATTAATAGAAGGTGCCGGCTCTTCTAAGTTCCACACGGGAGTAGAATTACTTGATACAAATATAGAAAAAACAATATATAGAATGCTTTCTGGTTCTTTTACTTTTATAGATACAGTTACAGGAAAAGATTCTCCAGCGTCAGCAGCCTCAAAACTAGAAAAAGAACTTCGCGAATCGGGTGGTCTTTCAGGTAATTCAAAAAAACTTATTTTAGAAGCAATGACAAATATGCAGCCCGAAGGAATGAGCTTTGCAAGATCTGACGTCCCACCTGAAATTGCGCAAACATCAGACGATCCGTTGTCAAAGCAAACGTTTTCTTTAAAGTTTAATAATTTATTTTTTAGTGATATTATAAAAGCAGCTTCTAGAATTCCTGATAAAGTTTTTCAAGATGAAATTGAAAGCTTGCGAGAAGCAAGTGAAGAAATACAGTCAGGAGTAAAAATAGATCCGTTTGTAATAAGTGATGCCGAATTTGAAAATTCTGTGAAGGCAATTGACGTCCGACCTCTAGACAGAATTAAAGATAGTGATATGCTTGTTACTAATCACGAAGTTACACAGCTTGGATATATTATTCAAAGAATTGAAATAATGCCTGACGAATCTGCTGTAAATTTAGAACCACTATTTATCGACAATCCTATAGGTTTATATGCAATAGACAAGAACGTAAGATATGGCGGAACATATGTTTATAAAATAAGAACAGTATCCAAAGTAAAAACTTTGCTAAGAGATACAGATGAAAATGATCCAACATACGATCAGCTAAGCATAGCAGAGTTTTTATTGGCATCAGAGGGAATAACAACATCAGTAACATGTACAGAAAATATTCCTCCACCGCCTCCAACAAGAGTAAGAGCTAGACTAGAGCCTAGACTAAAAAAGCCAGTAATAGTTTGGCAGTTTCCTTTAAATACACAGCGGGATATTAAAAGATTTCAAATATTTAAAAGGCCATCGATTTTAGATGCATATACACTTGTGTGTGAATATGATTTTGACGACTCGATGATAAGAACTGAACCGATCGAGATTGCCAGTAAAAAAGTTTTGTATCGAATTAAATCACCGAAGTTAGATTTTTTAGATTCTAGCTATGTGAAGGGTGAAAAAGCAATTTATGCAGTTTCGTGTGTAGACGCACACGGAATGTCCTCTAGTCTTAGCGCACAAATTGAAGTAAAATATAATAATTTTAAAAATAAGATAGAAACAGTAGTAATAAGTGGAGAAGGCGCCCCAAAACCTTATCCAAACCTGCTTTTAGAAAGTGATGCATTTTCAGATGCTATGAAAACATCAGGTTACGACAGAATGACAGTTTTCTTTGATCCGGAGTATTATAGAGTTGTTAAGAGCGTTAAAGCTAATACAAGAACAAACGCAGCAGCAAACACCGGACCAAATGTTGAAAAAGATCAAAATTTTTTAATAGTCAATCCTGACAAGGTAACTTATAAAATTCAAATTTTAAATATTGATAATCAGAAAGACCAGATAGTTAATATTAAAATAGCAGACAAATCAGGCATACCTAAACTAACAAGCGTTGCAAATATTTCAAAGAGTAACATAAATTTTGAATATGGCGTTGAATAAGTTTTACTAAAAATTTTAGCTAAGTTATATTTATATGCATAAATACATTATTAAAGAGGAATATAAGAAATGGGATTTTTAGATCATTCAACAAATAACATTATTGTTGATGCTGTTTTAACAGATTTGGGAAGACAAGCACTAGCAAAAAATGATGGATCTTTTTCAATATATCAATTTGCGCTAGCTGATGATGAAATTGACTATGGCATTATTCAACAATTCGGTAGAACAGTGGGAAAAGAAAAAATAGAAAAAAACACGCCTGTAATGGAAGCTATGACAGTTGGAAGCTTAGGGTTGAAATATCCGCTAGTGAGTATATCAAATGAGTTTTTGACTCACATGCCAACTTTGACTTTGACATCAAAAACAAATCCAATTACATTTGATAGAAAATCAAACGTCTCAATACTCTCATTGAATATTGAAATTGCTTCACAGACGGGTACAACAATCGAATATGATTTACTTGATCCTGAGGTTTTGGTTGAAATCAATCATTTGTTTTTAGGTATTGTTGGTGAAACACCAGACGTAAGATACACAGATAATATTGCAGTGTATAGAATGCCAACTAGTCAATCGTCAACAGGTGATTCAATTTCAGCAAAAATACCGCTTAGAATTAAATCTTTTGCAACAAGCACGTTCAATACATACAGCGTAGCTGGTTCATCTTACATAAGAACTTATATAAAAGTTATAGGTATTAATTCTGGCTTGACAAAAACTATAGAATGCAGAATATCATAAGGAAAAAATAATGGCAACTTTTAAAACAATATCAAGCGCTGATATTAAAACCACAAGATCAACGTTAAATCAGTTAATAGATTTTGTTGAAGAAGATATATCCGGATCACTAACTAGAAAAAAGTTTAAAGTTTTTGTGACGGGAACAACAGCAGATCCAGGCGTCACTAGCTCTATCTATCAGACAGTTTACGATCAAGACTTTACACTTCAAACATCAAATGAGTTGTTTGACATAACATTGGGTGTGTTTAAAACTTCCGATATAGTTACTAATTCATCTACAGGCACTGACATTAATGACAAGCTTCTATTCCCTAGTAAGTCATTAATGATGAGAGAGAAAGTTGCAGTTTATAATCAGTTTACACAGGATTTATTAGGAGATAATACACAACAGTTCACAGCTCCTTTTGGTAGTGCAACTGATGCTGATAAGATTGATACAGCACTTTTTCTTAACTTTAAAAGATTATTTGTCCGTGATGGAATTAAGCGAGAAACATTTGCAATGAGGATGTATCGAAGCGCATCAGCAGCAGAGAAGGCTGAAGATGGTGCACTACCTGTAGGCGGCCAGAGTAACGTCTTCAATTCTTCAATTAGCGGTTCTATTATACTAACAGACGTAGGCGCTGCTAGCAGTATTGAAAGATCAAGCTTTGGTGGAGATGTGGGCAACATTGTTAATAGTTCAAACACATCAGAAACATTAGGATTAATATTCTATCAAAAAGGTATAGTAGTGCTTGACATTGAAAAAATCTGTTCAGGCTCTCAATTAATAAGCGGTTCTATTAATGCTGTGGGCGCTGCGAGTGGCAAAGTGGTAATGGAAGATAAGCTAATTCCAAACTTTATCGTGTCAGCATCGATGGATGATTGTATAGATCATTTTGCAACCACAAGATTTGGAAGCGGTTCACAAACATTTTTAACTTTTCAAAACAATACACAAATCAATTCAACCTTGATATTTTGTAGAGCTACAGCAGATGAATTTAACTTCTCTTCAAATCCAACTTACACAGATTCTGAAGGTAGAATTGTAGTAATTGACGAATCGCAACAATCAATCCAAAAAGCTTTTTCTTTTATAACAACAGTAGGACTTTATGATGCAAATGAGCAATTGTTGGCAGTTTCAAAATTAAGTAGGCCTGTTGAGAAAAATGATGAAAAAGACCTTACTATGAGAGTCAGACTAGATTTTTAATATGTCCTTTATTAAACTATCACGTGAATTGTTTGAAACAACAACTATCAAAACCAGACCACAGGTACATTTCATTTCTTCTTCAATCGGAGAAATACCTGCGACTGGTAGTGTTTATGTTTCACCTATAAGATCAAAATGTATTCGCAATATTGCTAGTGATAATATCACTGAGGTCAATTTAAAAAAAGATAATATTGCGTTTAACGAGTTAGATTTTAATATTGATAATGTTTTAAGTGATGCAAAAGTAAAAACAATCACATCTGCATCTAAATACTCATCTCCGGGTATTGACATACATAGTCACATGTCTGAGTATTTAGATGCATCAAACAAAGCACCGAAAAACATTAGATTTTCCAAACTTCTTGATATTTTTAGATTTGACACACCTTTAAAGTTTAATTTAAACCATGTTGTTAAACGAAATTTAAACAACATATTATACCCATATCACAAACACAGATATCCAGACTCTGGAATACACTATACAAACTTTAACTGTCTTAATTTTTATACAACAAACAATACTCCCGACGATAGTTGTTTAATCTACCCAAACAAAAATGATGTGTACAACCCATCAGCTGGGTTTACACTTGATTTCTGGATCAATCCCAGGTATGACAATGTAACACCCAGCGCTGAGTTTTCAGCAGGAACAATATTTCACATGTCATCGTCAATTGCTGTAAGTTTAGTTACAGGCTCTTTGAGAGATGAGTATAATCTAGTTGATGATTATAAAATATTATTACAACTTAGTCATAGTGCTGACATTACGCCTGCAAGTATAAATTTAAATAACATTAATGGTCAAAGTGATTTGATATTTACTTCCTCTTTTGCTTTAAGAAAGAATAATTGGCATCATGTAACTGTGTACTGGGATCCAAATTTTAATAATGCATCAGGCAGTATTGGTATTGACAAAAATTACACTGATTTTCATATCCCTTCTAGTTCTATTACAACTAGTAATAATAAAATAATATGCATTGGTAATTACTACAATGGTAGCCCTTCAGTAGCCGAAACATTTTTTAACTCGACAGTTTCTGTAGCTCAAGGTTTAACGCAATTGACTTCTATTTCAAGTGAGCCTTTAAATCAAGAAAGTTTATTAAATCATCCGCTAAATGCAGAATTACATGATGTTAAGCTATTCAAGCGCGCTTTAAACCCGCATGAAATAAACAATCTAGCGATTCAAGGTGTCAATCAAGTCAAGACAACTAAAGAAGGCTGTGATGTGTCAGATGATAGTTTGTATTCTGATCTTATATTTTATGTGCCCCCCTTCTTTTATCCTGACTCGAGAACAAGAGAAGTTATTGTCACGCCTTTTCAGACAATAAAGACAAAGACAGACGATCCTATTAATACTGCGTACTCTTTTGGAGTAGGCGGCAAGATGATAAATTTAGAAAATTTTGTAAGAGAATTTATAAAAGGCGAATACCCGAGATTGCAATCGCTAACCGGTTCTGTTATGACAGAAACTGTATTAAACATAACTGCTGATGACTTTGTCTATAACACCGGCTCACTAAAAAAGAGAAATCTTTCACTGCTGCCATGTGATAATGGTCTGTTTTATCCTGACTATTATCCGCTTTCGATATCTGCGCAAAGTGCTAGCTTGTCTTATGTTAACAATGGAAGTGTAGTAGATTATGGCAGGATAAATTTAGATGACTTGATTCCTGCGTCTTCTTTGTACCCAGGATTAGTTTTCCAAGCTGGGTCTATCTTTGATCAAATAGTTGGAGCTAGCCCGGAAAACCCCGGATCAGCTCCGGGTAGCGTTCTTACAATAGCTCAAAGAACAAGAGATCTTTCCAGTAATGAAACAACTATTTTTGACATATCTAATCTGTATTATGGTAACAAAATAACAGAAGAGACTTTAGAAATATATGATGAAAACTTGACAGGATCAGAAGGCAAGATAAAAATAAAGATTAAAGACAATGGTGCTGGAAGTCTTTACAGGGCAGATTGTAAAACAAAACAAGCAAGATGGAATAATATTGGTGACATATTTTATCATGAAGGTATGGTTGTTTTAAAAACCCCTCACCTGCCTTATTTTGGAAAAGACAAGACAGATATAAAGTTTAAAGGTGATCAAAACATTCACACAATGATATTAAACGTACCTTGTGAAAAAGGCCAGATAAATAGCTCGAGCAATAAAACATTTAGACCTAATCCCCCAACAAATGCTGTTTCTGATAGAGATTTAACAACTGTTTACATTTCAGCAGTTAACATTCATGATGATAACTTTAATATTATAATGAAGGCAAATTTTTCTCAACCGATTCCAAAGACTGAGGAAGATGAATTTATTATCAGACTTAAACAGGATTTTTAATGTTATTATCACTAGACGTATCAACTAGTTGCACAGGATACTGTGTGTTTGACCAGGATGAACTTAGAGACATCGGTTATATAGAACTAAGTAAACATAAGGACTTTTACAAAAAAGCTGCTCACATCAAATCTGAGATATCTAAGATAAATAAAAAGTATAATATTACAAAAATTGGAATTGAAGAGAACTTGCAAGCATTTAGGCCAGGACTAAGCTCAGCAAAAACTTTAATGACATTAGCCCAGTTTAACGGAACTGTTAGGTGGATATGCCATGAGATGCTTAATGTTGAAATAGAATCAATTAATGTTAATTCTGCTAGAAAGTCTGTAGGTTTAAAAATTAATAGAAAATCTGATGCTTCAACCAAAGAACAGGTTTTAGATTGGGTAAAGTTACAAGAAAATGTAAAATGGCCAACAAAGATTATGAAAAGTGGCCCAAGCAAAGGCAAGACTAGAGAGCTGTCTGCTTGTTATGATATGGCAGATGCATATGTTATTGGAAGAGCGTATAATAAAATTTGAAAAAAGATTAATGTTTTGATATAATATACACATGATTACATTATCTCAAAAATTAAATTTAATTGAAGCATGCTTTGGTAAATATTCCCTATCTGGGGACGAAAAAAACGTGTCTATCGCATGTCCTTTCTGTAAAGAAAAAGGAAAAATATCTTCAAAGAAGAAATTATCAATACGATTAGAAAGCGGTGTGTATCACTGCTGGGTTTGCGAGTCAAAAGGTAGAAATATTGGCCGGCCCGCATTTAAATTTGCAAAAAACAAAGATACCGCGAAAAAACTGTCAGATTCGTATGGCGGGTTTAAAAAAGAAATAGAAGAGGAAGAAGAAAAAAAGGTTGAACTTCCTGATGACTTTACACTATTGACAAACTTAAGTTCTCGCGGCATGCAAAGATATCGATATCATATCAACTATTTAAAAGAACGCGGAATGAGTAACGATCATTTACATAAATTCTGCATAGGCGTTAGTAACAGCTATGAGTTTAAAGACAGAGTTATCTTTCCTTCGCATGATGCTATCGGCAATTTAAATTATTTTGTTTCGCGATCTATAAATAGAAAAAATCCAAGAAGATACAAAAACTGTACAGTTTCCAGAAAAGAAGTGATATTTAGACAATTTAATTTAGACTTTAAAAAAGAATTGATTCTTGTAGAGGGCGTATTTGATTTAATGAATGCTCCTGACAATGCCACTTGCATTTTAGGCAGTTGGCTTGGTGAAGACTACCTGCTTTTTAAAGAAATTGTAAAAAACAAAACGCCAGTTGTTGTTTGTCTAGACCCGGATGCCAGAAAAAAATCATTAAATATAGTTAAGCTACTTAATAGTTATTGTGTACCAGCTAGAATCTCACTTCACAAAAATAAAGATTTTGGTGACATGAAAAAAGATGAAGTACAATACTACATAAACAATGCAAAACCTTTTGATTTTGCTCAGTCTGTAAGATATTTAATATCGAACATCAATTCAGGCTCAATGTTTTAAAGGATATACCATGAAGCTAAAAAGAAGCATAATTAGAAAGCTTATAATTCAAGAAATAAATAAAATCAAAGAAGACGCATTACAATCAGGCTTTGATGACCCGGGTCGACAAGATTTGTATAGAAGCATGCAGAATAAAAGATCATGTACAGAGTGTGGGTCAGCAATGTATGAAGGTGAATCAGTTTGCGAACAATGCGGTAGCATGTATGAAATATCTAGTTTGACTGAGGGTGACTGCGGTTGCGGAGGATCTTCTAATAATAGCACAGACAATTCTATAGATGCAATGTATGATTTGTTTGATGTAGGCGCAAAATCAACACAGATTAGTTTTAACGACGCTAACAGTCACGAAATTAAATCCAACAATTACATGGCAAAGCCTTCACTTTATAAAGTTGCAAAATACGCACAAAAGCTTTTAGGAATGATTCCTGATGGTTACGAGCTAGATGATTGGCAAAGAACTAAAATAGCACAAATATCTGATGATATATCAGAAGTGTATCACTCGCTTGACTACGATAAATTTGAAGGCGATCTGTAATGAATTCGATACAATCTCTATTTGATCTTACTAAGGACGACAATGTTGTACCTAAGAAATTTAAGAAAAGAATTGCTAGAGATTGCAAGTTTATTATAGACAGTGAAAAAAATCTACCTCGATTAACATGTCCCGATGTTTTCTCTATAGAGCATCAAAGAGATCTAGACGCAGTAAAGTTTTATTATAGTAATCCTAGTCTTGATGACGGCTTTTTAAATCTTTCTGACAGTTCCGTTGAAGATTGTTTTAATGTATTTTGTGAAGAAATGAGTTTAAATCCTGATTGGAAAAAAATAAAAAATATTCTAAAAGATGTAGACACAATCATTCTTAGACTTAAGTACACCCACAAGCGGCCCCGACCAAAAACATACCTGGTTGATGAGGGAAGTATTTATGAGTCAATTAAGGAATCATCTTCGCCTTCTTTTCCGTCCGGACATACATGTATAGCTTATTTTATAGCTGGCATTCTTGGAGATTCTTATCCTGAATTGATGCCTGATTTGGAAATGTTGGCAGAGTTAATTGGCCAGTCAAGAATAGAAAACGGAAAACACTACCCGACTGATATATCATCAGGCAAAATAATAGGCCAAATGTTATCTGCAATATTTATTGCAGGAACACAAGATAAAAATTATAATTTTGAAAAGTTAAAAAAAGCTGATCACAAAAGCTTTGCAAACTTCTTGATAAAAAAGTCAAACAATCTAGATAATTCAATTACTGCATTAGCCACATTTCTTCACAAGTCTAATCAAAAAGAAAACTTTAATGTACCATATCAAGAATGCATTAATGCGGCATCAAAAGTTTATAGCGGGTATCCTCTCGAATATGTTACTGATAGTGTTTTTTTAAAAACTTTAATAGCACCACTAGTATATTCATATAAGTTTAATGATATTGAAAGCCCTTTTAATATTGTTGCTTTGCACAACCAGATGTTTCCTGAGTGTCTTACAAGAGGTAAACCTGGGGAATTTCGAAACTTTGAACATAATTCCCCGACCGGTCACAAATATATAGATACTAATAAAATTTACAATGAACTACAATATTTTTGCGCGCTAGATTCTTCAAACCCATTCATGAGACACGCATATTTTGAGCATATACATCCATTTTCTGATGGTAATGGAAGGATTGGCAGAACAATTCTTTGCAAAGACATGAATTATAACTTTGAAAGGGTCAATAAAATAATAGGTCATAACTATATAGATAAATTAAACTTGTACTTTGATGCTTTAAGATAGTATACTTGTAATTTTCATGCAATCACCTTATAATTGGTATATAATATAAACATAACAATTAAACAAAAGGTACAGCCATGGCAAAATTATCTAGATCCCAAATAAAAAAAGCCAGAGAGCAAGCTAAAGAAAAAAGGCAACTAGAACTTGAAGCGCTGAAAGACAAAAATCCTGACATGTATGAAGAAAAAGTTATTGAGTCTAAAGAGAAAAAAGACAAGTTAGGCTTTACCAGGAAGGACCGGTCTGAAATATATGATCGCAAGAAAGAAATTAACAAGCCTAAGCCTAAAGTAAGCTGGAACTATTTAGAAGGTGAGTTAGTATACTTACCAAATGGTGAAATCGGTATTATAGTTAACAACAATGCAGTAAACATAGAATTAAATCAAAATCACGCTCATGATATGAAAAAAAATCTAGATAGCTATTCGGGTCAAGTATATGTTGTTACTTCCTCCGGTAATAACTGGTATTACCCAAAAACATTAAAACCCGTTAGATGAAAATCGTGCAATCAAAACAAAAACCAAATATAATAATAAAGCAAACAAAATAACAATCAAGGAGAAAAACATGGATATCAAAACATTCATCAAGTCAGCATCAAACCTACCTGCACATATTTCTATTTTGGCAAAAGGCCCAACAGGTATTGGAAAATCACACATTGTTCATAGTGTCGGTAAAGCGCTTAATATGCCGGTTATCGATAGACGTCTAGCACAAATGACTGAAGGTGATATTATAGGCCTTCCGGAATTGGTTGATGGCGTTACGCGCTTTGCACCGGTAAACTGGTATGTAAGGGCATGTAAAGAGCCTGTTGTACTATTTTTTGATGAGCTTAACAGAGCAACTTTGGAAGTACAACAATGCGCATTCCAGATCGTTTTAGATAGAGAGCTTAACGGCCATAAATTGCACCCAGAGACACGTGTTTATGCAGCAGTTAACGAAGGCAGTGAATACCAAGTTCTAGATATGGATCCAGCACTATTGCGTAGATTTTGGACTATAGACTTAGAGCCTACTGTAGACGACTGGTTAGACTGGGCGTATAGCAGAGACGATATTCCTTCTGTTGTGCAAGAATTTATAAAAACGCATTCAAATTTTTTGCGTCATACTGGTGAAATGGAACCGGGGAAAGTATATCCAAATCCTGCGTCATGGCATAGATTATGTGAAACACTCATTCACGCTAATTTAAATCCTAATCATTATGCTGGAAACAAATCAATGCCGGCACTTTTATTTCCTCTAAGTTTAGGATTTATTGGAAGTTCTGCAACAACTAAGTTTATTGGATTTTTGCAAGACTATACAAGAAGCTTTAGCGCTGAAGATGTAGCAGATCGTTATGGTGAAGTAAAAGACGACATAATGACAATGTTAAACGAAGATAAGAAAAATGATTTAATTGAAAAAATCATGTTATATCTTGATGCCAATCACGAAACCATTACACTTAAGCAAGTTAAAAATATTTCAGATTATGTTAAAGCATGTCCGGATGAAATGATTGTCAATTTCTTTAACTTGATTATGGAAACAAAAATTCTTAATTTGATAAAGAATTTTCATAGACATTTTGGAACGCTAGTAACAAAAATAGTCAAAGCCAGTCCGGAAATGAAATAATAGTTTTATAAGCATGTATTATGCATATGCAGTAATTGTTAACGCATGTAACGGTATGCATAATACGTTATAATAGTATTATAAACATAAAGGAGAAATAATGGAAATTAAAGAATTTAACGGTCATACGATAACAGACAGAAAATTTGATAAATTAATGGTTGATTTTTTACTTGAAGAACCATTTTTTGCATCAATAGTTATGAATTTAAAGAAAATAAAGACGTATGACATTCCGACTGCGGGTGTTACAGTAAAAGACAACTCTTTTGCACTTTATTGGAATCCTGACTTTGTTTCGAGCTTACCCAAGCTTAAATTTTATGGACTTATGAAACATGAATGTTACCACTTGATATACCAACACGTAGTAGCTAGAAAGCAAGATCCACACACACTTTGGAATATAGCAACAGATCTCGCAATTAATTCACTTATTTCAGAAAACTATCTACCAGATGGTGGTTTGATTCCGGGAAAACCGTTAAGCGAAAAAAGTGTGTCAGACTTGCCCGAAGAAATAATTAAAAGAAATAAAAAAATGTCTAAGTTTTTAGCTGATCTTCCAAAGTGCAAGGCTTCAGAGTGGTACATGGAAAAGCTTAAGGAAGACAAAGAAGTCTCAAGCGCTTTTCAAGAAGCATATGGTGATGGAACATCATCAGGTTTTGATGTGCATCTAGATGGTGACGGATCATTAACAGATTCTGATATTGAAATTATGAAAGGAAAACTTAAAGATATTATAAAGAGATCAGCAAATAAAGCAAATACAAGATCGAATGGCTGGGGATCATGTTCAACATTGGTAAAAGATGATATATCGTTAATGTTTGACACCGTTATTGATTGGAAAAAAACGCTCCAGTACTTTTGTGGAACTAAACAAAAGTCAAAAAAATCTAGAACTTTTAGAAAAATAAATAGAAAATATCCTTATATTCATCCTGGGACAAGAGTAAGAAGGACGTCCAGTCTTGCGATATACATAGATCAATCCGGATCTGTTGGCGATGATGGCATTGCAATGTTTTTTTCAGCCTTAGAAGGACTAGCAAAAAACGTATCATTTAAGGTCTTTCATTTTGATACAACAGTTGATAAAGGCTCAGAGTACGCATGGAGAAAAGGTCAGAAATATAGAAATCCTATGAGAACATTAACAGGTGGTACATGTTTTAATTGCGTTGAAGATCACTTTCGATCTAGATCATCTGAGTTTGACGGTTGCATTGTAATGACAGATGGTTGTGCCCCTAAACCAAAAACTTGTATTTCTAAAAGATGCTGGGTATTATTACCAGGATACGAACTTCACTTCACAAAAGAAAAAAGAGATTCTATTGTGAAGATGAGTTAAACAAGGAGAATAAATGAAGATTATTCATATTGCAGACGTCCACTGGCGCGGACTATCTAGGCATGAAGAGTACATATTAGCATTTAATGATTTTTTTAAAAAAGCACGAGATTGCAAACCTGACGTAATATACATTGGGGGTGATATTGTACATAGTAAAACACAAGGAATATCACCAGAGCTAATACAGAGTCTCTGTTGGTGGTTTAATAAGATGGCATCAATATGCCCAGTTCATGTAATATTAGGCAATCATGACGGACTCATATTAAACAAAGATCGACAAGACGCAATCACACCAATCATAAACGCTATAGACAATCCTAACATATTTCTTTTAAAGGATACAGGTATATATGATACGGGTCATCCAGGTTTTAAATGGTGCGTCTTTTCATGTTTTGATGAAGAAAACTGGGTCGATCTAAAACCTGATCCTTCTGATATAAATATCGCATTGTTTCATGGCTCCGTGCGAGGATCACTAACAGACATTGATTGGCAATTAGGCGGCGAAGTTAACTTAGGGTTTTTTAAAAATTATGATTTTGCATTACTAGGAGACATACATAAGCGACAGTTTCTAGATAAACACAAAACTGTTGCGTATTGTGGAAGTACGATTCAGCAAAATTATGGCGAAACGCCAGATAAGGGTTTTTTGTTTTGGGACATAAGAGGCCGAAACGACTTTGATGTTAAATACATACCTGTAAAAAATATTCATCCTTTCATAACTGTTGACTGGCAAGGCGATATAAAGACAACGCTAATAGAATGCAAATATCATCCGCGCCAATCTAGATTTAGAATACGCGCTGATAATTTTATATCCCAAGCAGATGCTAAAAGACTGAGAAAACAGTTAAAAAAGAGTCATAACGCAAAAGAAGTTGTTTTTAAGATAGAGACAAAGTTTGATTCTGAAAAAAATCTAGTCGATCAAACAAATGATAAGGCATTAAATCTAAGAGACTCAAACGTTCAAATTGAATTAATCAAAGCTTATTATGACAGTCATGACTTAGATGATCATCAGTGGGAAAAGTTAAATTTAATGACTAGCCAATATATTGACACAATATCAAAATCTGGTGAAGACAATAGAAATTCCAATTGGACCATCAACTCCATGAAATTTGATAGTACCTTTTCATACGGTAAAGGTAACTATATTAATTTTGATAATTTGCCGGGTATTACTGGTATATTTGGAAGAAATGCACGCGGAAAGTCTTCTGTTATTGGAAGTCTAGTATACGGACTTTTTAATGCATCAGATCGTGGCTCTATAAAAAATCTACACATAATCAACACAAGATTTAGTAGCTGTTCAGCAGACATAGACATAAGCGTAGCAGGAATACCTTATAGAATATCTAGAGAAACAATTAAAAAGCAGACAAAGAAAGATATTTGGGCACCTACCTCTTTAAAGTTTTATAGACTTAACGGATCGGGAGATATTATAGAGGATTTAACAGATGAACAAAGAAGAGAAACAGAAAAAATACTTAGAAAGACAATAGGCACCAGTGAAGAATTTTTAATGACAAGTTTAGCTTCACAGGGAGAGATAAATAATTTTATTAAAGAAAAGGCGGCTGCTAGAAAAAATATCCTATCAAACTTTTTAGACTTGGAAGTTTTCGATAAAATGTCAGAATTGGCAAAAAAAGAGTGCAGTCCTTTAAGAAGTAAAATCAATGTATTGTCATCAGATAACTGGGAAGATAAATACAATCACTGCTTAAGCAAGATTGATGAACACTTATTAGTAAAGGTTTCGTGTGAAAACAAGCTAGAAGAAGTTGAATCAACAATAAAAGAAATGAAAACGAGCATAAGCGAAGAAATAGAATACATGCCGCAGTCTACTGTTGATAAGAAGGAAGCTAGCTGCATAAAGATAAAAAACGATATATCAATTTTAGAAAATAAAAAGTTTGAACTAGTTGAATCTATTAGTGAGCAAACAGCAAAAATTAAAAAGATTGAAAACTTTTTAGTCAATTTTAATTTAAAAGATATAAAAAAGAAGAGGGACGCAAAAAGAAAAATCAGGCAATCTTTGATTGAACTCAAAGGAAATTTAAAACTTGAGAGGAAAGAATTAGATAACATATCTAAATCTGTAAAAATACTAGATCAAGTACCTTGTGGCGACAGTTTCCCAACATGCAAATTCATTAAGAATTCACATAGAAATAAGCAAAAACTTGACAATCAAGAAGAAAAAGTAACTTTTCTATCTGTAAAAGTTGATGACATAGATAACGAATTAAATAATCTATCAGAAGATTACGAAAAGAAAATAGAACAATACAATACAATTCTAAGCAAAAAGTCAAAATTTGTAGATGAAATATCTGAAAGAAAGATTAAAATTGAAAGAGCAATTCAAACTATAGTTAACTTAAAAAGACAGCTAAACACTGCAGAACAAGATTACAAAAACACATTAGTACTTTTTAATTCGCAAGACTCGAGCGAGTTTCAAGAAATACATAATCGCATCAGTCAGCTTGAAAGAGAAAGAAAACAAATTAATTCTAAAAGAGACACTGCGATAAGTCAAACTGCATCATGGCGCGCAAAAAGAGATCTCTACAAAAAGAATTTAGAGGATTATCAGAAAATAAATAAAGATCTTAAACTTTATGACATGTTTATTCAAGCAACCTCAAAAAGAGGAATTCCAGTTCAGCTTCTATACTCACTATTACCAAAAATTAATGCAGAGATATCAAAAATCTTACAAGGCGTTGTCGGATTCACTATAGAGTTAGAAGCAGATTTAAAAAGTAATGCTATGGATATCTATATAAACTACGGTGATAGCAGAAGAATTGTTGAATTAGCATCAGGTATGGAAAAAATGATGGCATCGTTGGCGATAAGGGTTGCATTGATTAATGTCTCAACGCTTCCTAAGACAAACATGCTGATAATTGATGAAGGTTTTGGTGCGCTAGATGAAACAAATCTAGAATCTTGTAGTAAACTACTAACATCGTTTAAAAAATTATTTAAAAACATTATAATTATTTCTCATATTGATGCGATTAAAGATATTGTAGACAATACAATAGAAATAATAAAAGAAGGAGTAGATTCACATGTATATCAACCATAAAGTTATTTTTAAAGATTCACTATCTCAAAGTAATGAATATTTTTTCTGTTCGTTGTGCAAGTTTACATTAACATCTTTATTAGACTTTAAAAGTTCAAAAGATTATGACGGTTCTTGTAATGATTGTTACTTAACTTTTATAGAAGCAAGAAAAAAAGAATGGAAAGAAGGGTGGCGACCTGATAAAGAAACTCTAGAAACGCATATTTATAATAGAAAATGTCAGTTAAACCCTGAGGAGAAAAAATGAATTTAGAAGAAACTAACATATTAGGAAACATTATTGATCCAACATATAAAAATGCATATGACAGCATCGGAGCTTTTAAGGTACTTCCAAAAATTGTCTCTGAAGGCCTGCTAGAAATAACTGTCATGACAGTTGTTAATTTGTTGAACCGATCTGAAATGCATGCAGAAGCTAAAAAAGCTCAAGATCAACTAAACAAAGCATGTGATGTTAGTCTTAAAGAAATTAAAGATGAATTTAAGATAGCAGCGGGTCGAGTACTCAAGACTAAAAATATAGGTGAAAACCCATCTGTAGAGTTAATAAATATGTCTGCTTTTTCACCAAAAGGTACTGCGCTAGTAAGAAATGTCTATTCGTTTGAGATTAGTTAATGGCAATTAAATCTAGCATTAAATCTAGGCAGCAGCAAGTTCAAGAAATAATTAAGTGTGGTAAGAATGCTAATTATTTCTTTGAAACTTATGTAAAGATACAGCATCCTATGCGCGGAATGATCCCGTTTAACATGTATGACTTTCAAAAAGATTGCATTGATGATTTTAATGAACATAGATTTAACATAGTTCTTAAATCTAGACAACAAGGATTGTCGACACTGGCTGCAGCATATTCTGTTTGGCTAGCTATATTTAAAAAAGAACAAAGTATATTAGTAATTGCCACAAAACTTAAAATTGCTCAAAACTTTATTGTAAAAGTAAAGTCTATGCTAAGATCATTACCTAAGTGGCTGATACTCCCAGAAATGGTATCAAATAATAAGCAAGAGATCGTATTTAACACTGGCTCACAAATAAAAGCAATTCCAACTTCTGAAGATGCTGGACGTTCTGAGTCGTTATCACTACTCATTGTAGATGAGGCTGCTTTTGTAAGAAATTTTGATACTATATGGACGGGTATATACCCAACACTATCGACAGGTGGGCGTGCAATTATACTGTCAACGCCAAATGGAGCCGGCGGCCAATATTATAAACTCTATACACAAGCTGAAGCAAACCTTAATGAATTTAATGCAATAAAAATCCCATGGCACTTCAACCCTGATTATGATCAAGCATGGTTTGACAAGATGACATCAAACATGTCAAAAAGACAGATTGCTCAAGAATTTTTATGTGATTTTGCTAGCAGCGGTGAAACGTTTTTAGATGATGCTGCTATAGAATGGATGAGAACCTGTATACAAAAGCCTATTGATAGAGCTGGCGACGACAGAAATGTTTGGATATGGAAATATCCTCTCTCAGAACATGACTATATAATGTCTGCAGATGTATCAAGAGGCGATTCAAAAGACTACTCAACGTTTCATATAGTTGACTGCAATACAGGCGAAGTTGTTTGTGAGTATAAAGGTAAAATAAGGCCAGATAACTTCGGTTTGCTTTTAAATGAATTTGGCATAAAATATAATAAAGCATTGCTGTGTCCAGAAAACAATTCGTACGGGTTTGCCACGATACTTAAATTGATTGAACTAAGATACCCTAGGATTTACTATAAGCAAAATAAAAAAGCTGCTTATATAGGTAACTACGTCCCTCCGTCAACAGCCGATCAAGCTGGCTTCAATACAAACGGGAAAACAAGAGGTACGATTCTTGCTAAATTAGAAGAAGTTATAAGAAATAAGCAAATAATATCTTATTCTTCTCGATTTTATGAAGAATTAAAAGTTTTTACATGGCAAAGTGGTAAAGCACAAGCAAAAAGAGGCTTTAACGATGATCTAGTAATGAGTCTTGCAATAGGGTCTTGGTTATATGATGCTAGTTCTGACTATAGCAAAGATTCAAAAGCTGTCAATCAAGCAATGATAAACGCATTTAAGGTAGAAAGAAAAAGCTATCAATCAGAAAGCAGTGGCAACGGACTAGGGTCACCGATCTATAGATCAAATGGTGATCAAAATAAAAGAATTGTTAAAACAGATATTAATTCTGCAACAAATCGCAGTAATATACCTAATGATATGTTATGGGTTCTAAAGTAAGGAAATAAGTAATGGCAGACAAGCAACAAGGAAGTTTATTTGGTAGACTTACTCGACTATTTAGGTCCGGACCGGTGGTCAAAAGAAATGTTTTAAAACCAATTGATAACAAAACATCAACAGCGTTTGAAACTTTTAGAAAAAACCAGAGTCAGGTATACAGTGCTGCTATGTCTGCATACGGTGCGTATGACAGAATGGCCAGATATGCAGACTTTTCAGAAATGGAGTACACACCGGAAATCGCGAGTGCTTTAGACATCTACGCAGAAGAATCAGTAGCAGCAGACGAAAACGGCAAGACACTTCATATATACTCAGAAAATTCAAAAATCAAAGAGATCTTAAACGAATTGTTTTATGATACACTAAATATTGAATTTAATATGACTTCATGGGTAAGAAATTTAGTAAAATATGGTGACTTTTTCTTATTTAATGATGTACATCCCAAGTACGGTGTAATAAACGCATATCCGCTACCCATAGCAGAGCTAGAAAGAGAAGAAGGGTTTGATACTAACGATCCGATGGCAGTTAGGTTTAGATGGGTAACACAAGGTAATCAGATATTAGAAAACTGGCAAATTTCTCATATGCGACTTTTAGGTAACGATGCATTCTTGCCATACGGTTCTTCAGTATTAGAACCTGCTAGAAGAATTTGGCGACAATTAATTTTATTAGAAGACGCGATGCTAGTATATAGAATAGTCAGAGCGCCAGAAAGAAGAGTTTTTAAAATTGACGTTGGTAACGTCCCTCCAGAAGATGTACAAAACTACATGGAACAGGCTCAAAGCAGTCTTAAACGTTCACAGGTTGTCGACAAGACAACCGGTAAGGTTGATCTAAGATATAATCCGCTTTCAGTTGACGAGGACTATTTTATTCCTGTTAGAGGCGCTGATTCGGGAACTGCGATAGATACCTTGGGCGGCGGAACTATGGCCGGTGAAACAAATGATGTTGAGTATATTCAAAAGAAATTATTTTCTGCTCTTAAAATACCTAAAGCTTATTTAGGCTATGATGAAGGCTTAGGGGCAAAGGCGACGTTATCCCAAGAAGACATAAGATTTAGTAGAACCATAGCAAGAATACAAAGAACAATACTTTCAGAAATGAACAAAATTGCGATAGTTCACCTTTATTGCCAGGGTTTTACTGACGAAGATCTTCTAGATTTTGAACTTAGACTTTCTAATCCTTCTACAATAGCACAACAACAAAAACTTGAGCTTTTTAGAACTAGATTTGAAGTCGCCGGTTCAGCATTACAAGTTCCAGGTATAGTTGATAGAAAATGGGTTCAAAAAAATATATTAAGACTTAATGATGAAGAAGTTAAAGCTATCAGATCGGGATTGGTTTCTGACAAGATCGGAGATTTAGAAATTGAAGGAACTCAATTGCAAGCGCCTGAAGGTCCTGAGCTAGGGCCACCAGATACGATAGGCGATGGTGGCCCTCAATTGCCCGGGCTTGATTTAGGCGGAATAGGCCCGGGACCGGATATACCGGGTCTTTCTGAAGAAAATAAACTTTCCATATCAGATGAAAATGCCCCTATTAGGGTACAAAACATGATAAATAATGCTGCAATGATCAATGAAGAAGATAAAGAAGAATTCAAACTAACAGAATTTGAATCATGGCAAAAGAAAGCACAGCAAGATTATAAAACAAAAAGAAAAAAAGCAAAACATAAAGAGGATGCCGGTACTGAAGACATAATGTCTTATAAGGGTAATAAAGGAAAATTTGACGCTTCTGGAATGCCTCGACATATGTCAGACATGAAAGCATTAATTAACCCAGTGAGAAATTTAGCAAAAGATACGATGTTAAATGAAGAAGAATGGGATATTAGTGAATACTTAGATAGTAAGATAATACAAAACGCTAAAATGACATCAAGGTTAGAATCAACACTTAAGAGGTTTGATGGTAAGTTTGGTAAATCACTAAAGCAAAGTATAATCTCTGAGAACAATTCATCAGGGGAAGACGATGACAAAGCATAATAAAAAAAGAAACATAGGTATAATGTACGAACTACTGTTAAGGCATATATCTACCAAATTAATTGAAAATGATAGAAAGGGTGCATTATCTGCAACCAGAATTATAGAAAAACGTTTTAGTAAAGATACAGAATTGTATAAAGAGTTTCGTCTTTTTAATGCATTGGCAAAGACAACAGTTCAAAATACAGAAATAGCCGCGGCAATTCTAACAGAAGCAAAAAACGCAGCTAGAAGATTTAATAGAAATAAAATTGAAAAAGAAAAATCAATGTTGATTAGAGACATTAACTATAGTATTAAAGATAGATCGTTTTATTATCGATCAATCCCAGAGTACAGAGAGTTGGCAAATATTCACAATATGATTCAAGAATGGCAAAAAGGAGATACATCTGATTTGAAAAAGATGGTAATTTTAGAGCAAAGCGCGCTAAATCATCTTATTAAAGAAAAATCAGACTCAAGTCTAGATATTTTAAATACTTCAGCTAGTGAAACTAATTCTGATGTTCTTGTTGAAAAAATAATGATGGAAAAAATAAATAAAAAATATACAGATTTTTCATCATCACAGAGAGAAATATTGCAAAAATACGCATTATATAGTAATGATAGTGACAAGCATGAAAAGCTTAAAAAATATTTGAACACACAAAAACAAATATCACTAAAATCATTAAAAAGTTTTGGCACAATAAATGAAAATTCATATTTATCAAAAAAGATCGATCTTGTTAAAAATAAAATTATAAATCTAGATGTCGAAGTGCTTAATGATGGTACGATAAGTAAGTTTTTAACTTTAACAAAATTAGTTGAAGAAATTAGTTTAGGGGAATAAAAATGACAGATAGAAAATTATTAACAGAATGGTGTCCAATTAGTATTGACAAGCAGATGCTTAAAGAATCAAAAGAAAAATACGGAAAGGTATTACTAAAAGGCATTATACAAAGAGCTAATACACTTAATCAAAATGGCAGAATATACCCCAGAACAATTTTAGAACGGGAAGTGATTAATTATCAAAAACTCATTCAAGAAAATAGAGCACTGGGCGAATGTGACCACCCAGAATCATCTGTTGTTGAACTTAAAAATGTTTCGCACGTAGTAAAAGAAGCTAGGATGCAAGGTGACAACGTCTACGGTGTCATAGAGTTACTTGATACGCCTAGCGGTAAAATTATACAGTCACTTATTGAGAGTGGCGTAACACTAGGCATCTCATCACGTGGCGTAGGTTCTACACAAAGCCAAGGCGATACACAAATAGTTCAAGAAGATTTTCAATTAATCTGCTTTGACATGGTTTCCGAACCTAGCACCCCAGGTGCTTTTATGATGAGTGAAGGTAAGAAAATATCAAATTCTGAGCTTAACAAATCTTTTAACAAATCAGATAGAATAAATAGAATGTTTAATGACATATTAAGGTGGGAAGACTAATGGCAGATAAATTAACCAAAAACGTTATAAAAGGTATTGTTAAAGAATGCTTAATAGAAATCTTAGCTGAAGGTTTGAATTCTGAAGCCAAGACATCGCGTTCGAGCGCAAAAAAAGCCAGAACACTCAAAGAAGCGATGTCTGTTTCAGAAAGCAAGTATAGCAGAAGATCAAAAACGCCCAAATACTTAGATAACATTGACAATGACAGTGAAGTCAGTAAGAATATAAAAAAGAACAAAAGGCTAGATGAGTTAGCTTCAAATATTACTAACGATCCTGTACTTGCAGAAATGTTGGCTGATACAGCACATACAACCCTCCAGGATCAATTAGCAGCAGATAGTAAAAAAGGTTTTACACCCACAGGTTCTGGTGATACTGCGCAGCGAATGGTAGAGAGTAATAGTCCTGAGAAATTGTTTGGGGAAGAAGCTTCTTCAAAATGGGCATCTTTAGCGTTTGGATAACATTTTTTTATTTTATAAATAAGACACAACTTAACCTAGGCGATAGTTATAAATGCAAAGTTAAGTTGTGTTTTTATTTTAACAGGAGAAGATATGAAAAGAGTAAGAAAACTAACACCTGCAACGCTTAAAAGAATAATTGCAGAAGAAAAATTTAAACTTAGAAAGTTGCAAAATAGAAAAAGTAAATTATCAAATAAAAGAATTATTGAATCGTATTTAAAAGTTATTAAACTTCTTAACGAATCAAAAACAAAAAAAAGATCTGATTTAAAAAAAATAGAAGCAGTAAAAAATACTCTTAAACAAAAACTATTAAAGAGGTTATAAGATGGCTGAACAAAATCAAATCATTGTAGAACCTGTTGTTGCAACAGGTGCAGCAAAAGGGTCTAGAAAACAAGATAATTTGACATCATGTTTCCCCGGATCTCCAATTTATGCGCCCGGTGGTATTAGCAATGAAGAAAGAAAACAAATGTATGCAAAGCTAGCATTGGAAGGCGACGTTGCAGTTAGCGGAGGCCCCCTGGCCGGCCCAGGTAATGGTCTTAATAGTTTCAATAGAGACTTTGTTGATGCCCCAAATTTAGAAGACGTCGATGTGACTACACATAATCTGCCTTCACCTTATATGCCGAATCCGACATCTCCCGGTCCAGGAAGTATTAATGCTGCTGACAAACCGGCATACACAGGCGACGTCCCAGATCAAGATTTTAATATAGAGTTTGGTTCCGGAAAAGGTGGTACTGTTTCACCAAGTGAAACTGCAAAAGAAATTAGCAAGCAAAGTGTATATCTATCTTCATATATCTCGGGTAGATCTTATGCAGGATCGGACGGGCAAGCCTAAACATGTCTTCGTCTGGTGCACATGCTAGAAACATAGGTCACGGTTACGGATCTATAAAGAATGGACCGCTAGGCTCAACTAGAGCAATGTATAACAATGCATTAGAATCAGAAACTCTAGAACCTGTACCTGAAGATGTAAATGACGTAGATGATTTTGTAGAAGATTTAATCGCAAAGAAAATACATGGAGATGGCAATACTGCTATTAAGATGGAACCGCAAAGAAGTGACATGAATAGCTTGACAACCGGTTATAGAAATGAAGGCACGCATACAACAACTGCTAGATCAACTATTTCTCCTTTTTCCCATAATCAGTTATACCCAAATGGAACAGGGCCTATAATAGGTACCGGTGGCGCTAATCAAGCATTTAGCACTACGGGTAATCAGATGTTTACTGGTGATGAAAAAGGTTGGGTTGGTCCTCATAAGTTATTGACAGATACAGAAGATGACAATATAAAGAGTTTAGATGACATATTAGATCCTATTGAAAGATCGTTTAAAAGATATCAAAAGTCATTAAAGCATACTTTATATAAGATTAATGAGTGTTTGAGAGATAATTAACTTTAGTAAAGATACTTATAAGTATAAAAGAATTAACAGGAGTAGGACATAATGTCAAGCAAACTTTTTGAAGAAGCAATTGCCGATGCTAAAAAGCTTCGCGAAGTTGCTGAAGATAATGCCAAAAAGGCAATATTAGAAGCAGTTACACCTAGAATTAGAGAATTCATCGAAGCTCAATTAATAGAAGGCGACGAAGAAGACACTAATAAAAACGAACTAGACGCTGAAAAAGAAGATATTGAAGAAAAAGAAGAGGTTGTCTTGGATGAATCTGCTCTTAAAGCTTTAATTAATCTTGTTGGAGGCGAAGAAATACTTTCTGAATTTGATCTTTCATCTTCTTCAAGTGTGGTTCAAGAATCTGTTGAGAAGACACTTGGTGGTCTTTCAAGTTCTAACAGAAGAAAATTGCAGCAAATTGCAAATAAATTTAACAAAAAAGCAGATATTTTAGAATCGCGCAATATAAATAATAACATTGATTTAAATCAGGAGAAAACAGAAATGTCAAACCGCGAAAAATTTTATGAAGTTGATCTTCAAGCACTAAGAGAATCCATTGAAAAAGAAATGAGTGATATGGATGAAATGGATAATGATTCTATGGAAGAAATGGATGATGCATATGAAGCAGATGAGCCTATGGAAGAAGATGACATGGACGCACTGATGAATGAAATTCGTCTTGTTCTTGATTTAGGCGATGATATCGAAATTGATAACCTACCAGAAATTCTTAAAGGCATGGCCGAAGAAGAAGAAGAAGGTGAAGATGCAGAAGACGCGTTAGAACTAGGTGAAGAAGAAGGTGAAGAAGACGAAGAAGGTGAAGATGCTCCAGAATTACCAGATCTAGAAGGGATGTTTGATGAAGAAGGTGAAGATGCAGAAGATGAAGCTGCTTTAAACGAAACCTTTGATATCGATCCTCGCATGCTTCGTCAAGAATTAGCTCGAGTTAAAAGACAACTCCGTGAAGGAAAAATGGATCATCACTTTGGTGGTAACGGCGGTGCTAAGGCAGGCGTCGATGGATCATATGGCGGAAAAGGAAAGAAGAACGCAGGTGTTAAATCAGCATTTGGCGGCGGCAAAGAAGGCCAAGATCCTTTCGTCAATCCACCACAAATTAACAAATTAAACGAAGCAATTCGAAATCTGAGACGTACAAATCGAGCTCAGTCTGAGAAACTGAATAAATACAGAGGAGCTATTAATACTCTTCGTGAACAGTTGGAAGATCTCAATTTATTTAATGCTAAATTACTTTATGTGAATAAGCTACTTCAGAATAAGTCACTTAATGAATCTCAGAAAAAATCTGTAATCAAGGCTCTTGACGAAGCAAACTCACTTAGCGAAACTAAAGCATTATATAAGTCATTAACTGAATCTCTTTCTTCAAGTAGGAAAGGTACAATTAATGAATCAGTGAGATACGGTAGTTCATCCCGCACTACTACGTCAGCTAGCTCAAGAAAGGCACAAGGTTCTAGTGATCTTGGACGCTGGCAAAAACTTGCGGGACTTAAAAAATAACTTAATTTCAATTGTTTATAGGAGATATATAACATGTCTAGAGAATTTACATTAGGTCAACTTACCGAGGGCATCCGCGATAGAAACGTGGGTCAAGACGGTAGCCGACTTATGAACAAATGGACACGAACAGGATTGTTACGTGGCCTTCAAGAAACCAAGCGCGAGAATATGGCTCGTTTGCTTGAAAATCAAGCTGCTCAAGTACTTAGAGAAGCTAACACAATGGGTAACGGATCTGGTGGCGCAGGCGCAATCGATGGTTTTAGTAACATCGCATTTCCAATTGTACGCCGTGTATTTGGTGGTTTAGTTGCTAATGAACTAGTATCTATTCAGCCAATGAGTCTTCCAAGTGGACTTCTTTTCTACTTAGACTATTCTTATGGAAGTCAAGTAGGTGGTGAAGATGCCGGTTCTGCAGGAAGTACACTCGGAAACGCAGCTTTAACAGGAAATACAGCAGCTACTTTTGAAAAAGGTAACTCACTTTATGGCTCACCAAGTGGAAACAGTATTCAGTCAGGTGCTGACGCAATCGGCGGTATGTATGACTTAGCTGGTTCAACATATTCAAAAGCATATGTTACTGGTTCAGGACACGCAATCTCCGGTCATGCTGCTGGACAAATTGCTGCAGCACACGCAACAGCTGCTGGTGCATACCATGCAACAACTGGTGTTTTTGCGATTGGTAATCAGATTGAAACTACAAATAGTAAAAACTTGGCGCTATTGCAACATGATCCGCAAATTATTGCTGATATTGTTGATAACAGCACAAATTATCACTTTGTAATTGCAGATATATCAAAGCTAACTAGCTTTGACAAAACACTTGTTAAAGGTGTATCACTGCTTGATTCAGCTGGAGGAACTAGTTCCGGTGGTATTACTAAAGTTAAATCTACTATTCAGCAAGGTACGAACGTATTAAACGTACGTAGACTTAATCAATTAGGATCTTGGGATGGATCAACATGGACTCAAAGAACATCAGCCGATTCGGCTGCTGTGGACGTGCTGTTTGTTTGTCCTGGTACTGTTAGTACCTCAGCTGATGCATTATTCACCGGTGGCATTACAATTGTAGCTTACCCTAAAGCTGACGGTCTAACTGCCGAGGGTGGTACAGGTGGTGTTGTTACAATTCCAAGCTTTGAGTCTAGCTTCTCCGGATCTGATCCTACACCAATCATACCCGAGATCGACATTAAGATCGAATCTATTGCGGTAACAGCTCAAACACGTAAGTTAAGAGCTCGTTGGTCCCCAGAACTTGCACAAGATCTTAATGCTTATCACTCTTTGGACGCTGAAGTTGAATTGACTCAGATTCTTTCAGAGCAGATTGCATTAGAAATCGATCGTGAGATTCTTAATGACCTCTTGGTTGAAGCAAAAGGTGCAAACTTCTTTTGGTCACGTGCGCCAGGTAGATTTGTTAACAAAAGAACAGGGGCAATTCAAGAATTAGCTTCTTCTTTGTCAATGAGTCCGACTTTTACTGGTACAGTTCGCGAATGGTATGAGACTCTTGTTGAGACCATTATCGACGTTGCTAATGAGATTCACAGAAAGACTCTTCGTGGAAGTGCAAACTTCATCGTAGTTTCCCCTGAAGTCGCGACAATCTTCGAAGCTTCTGTACTTTACAAGCCTTCAATTAAAATTGATGGTCAAGGTCAAGTTGCTGCCCCATTCAGTCTTGGTGCTGAAGCTATTGGATCACTTACTAACAGATTTACTGTTTATAAAGATCCTTACTTCCCACGTAACAAGATTCTTGTTGGATATAAAGGTGGTTCTTACTTAGAGTCTGGATACGTCTATGCTCCTTACGTACCATTGATTGTTACACCTACCATCTTCGCTCCAGAGGATTTCACCCCAAGAAAAGGTGTTATGACTCGTTACGGAAAGAAAATGGTTCGTGCCGACTTCTACGGAACAGTTACATGTTTAGATATGGAAATTATCTAAATCTAACGCCTTCGTGGTGTGTATAGTTAAATGAAAGGCGCTCTTTATGGGCGCCTTTTTTGTTTTTTATGATCACCCAATAGATAAAGTATTATAAAATGTGTATTTTTTGTATATACTGATACTGTTTACTAAGAACAGATCTACACAGTACACAGGAAATGATATGAATGGAACAACTTATGCACTGCGGGCAAGCCTGTTAGCGCAAGCTGCGCAAATTTTAACACACAGATATCATCAGGAATATGAAAGAATTAGATACCTTTGTGATCGGGATGCAATTGTCTTAAAGACAACTGTATGGCCTACACTACCATCCACAGAAAACATTATTTTAGAGGCAGAAAAACTTTATAAGTTTGTACAAACAAAATAAAACCTTATATAATGTAACAAAAGAAATAATTAGGAGAAATTATGCCTCGCAAAAAGAAACAAGAATTAGTAGAAGAACCCGAAGTTGTTGAAACCCCCCAAGAAGAGGAAGTTTTAATGATACAGCAGCCTGAAGAAATATCTCCTGCTGCAATGAGACTTCAACTACTGGGATTATCAAAAGAAATACTAGAGCACCAGTCACATCTATCATGGGAAACAAATACCAAGTTTATCGACGTCTCAATTCCCGGCATTATTGAAGGTGCCAGAGAGTTATTAGACTTTATATACGAAGATTATGAATAAAATATTTAAATTTAAGTGATATTTAAATTAATGAGGGTGCTTTTAAAGCATCCTTTTTTTATGCATGTGTATATTTATATAATAAAAGGGAAAGTTATATGATTGCAATTCTGATTGGTTTGGTAATACAAATAGCATATGCTGATGAACCGGCTTTGCTTGATGATGAAAATGTAGGTAAAACAATTATTGTTGAAGCCCGAAGAAATATGGTTATTTATGTAGAAGATCCGATCATAGATAATGTAAGTAAAAAAATAAGTGATGATATAAATGACGCGTCAATTGCTGGATACGTAAATTCACATTCTAGACTAGGTAAAGTAAAAAATCAAAGAGGCATATACGAACCGGTAACAATGCACACAGAAAGAATTGAAGTATACGATGCTGATACAATAAACTATGCATATGAAGATTGCAATTATAAAAAAGATGCATTAGCATGTGCTGTAAAGAATGATCATTACTTAGTTCGAACAAATATTAGTATTAATGATTATGAAATAGTCGTGAGAATGACGCTATATAATTCTAGTGCACTTATTGTTAACACATCTTCCAACGGGTCTAAAGAAGTTGTAAAGTGGATCAAGCAGCAAGAAGTCAGATCAAATTCTGCAACAACCACACCGACAGTAGTTCAACCTAGTAACGTTAACTGTGTTGGTGCAAATTGTATACCGGTTCCCGTTAACCCGCAGATTAATTCAGTAACAAACATTGATAAGTCTAAAGAAGATCTACCTTTAAGGTTTTCTATACCCCCTAGACTTATTGACAAAAATCTTCATCAAGCCTCAATAGGTCTTTTTATGGGTGTTAAGTTAAATTAATATAACTTTTCCATGACCCGGGTTTTCTGTTCTCAATATACTCAAAATCGTATTGATGTTCATATGCTTCTTTTTCAAACGGAATAGACATATAAGCATCGTGGTTGTCCATTCCTTGCATCCTTCCTTTAAGCCAATACCATACATATAGAACATAAAAAGGAATGATCCAGAGCTCACTTTGTTGCTTTAAATGAATCTTTTCATGGTTCATGATAACAGGATGATCACAAGCTTCGTTAATTACTATAAATGGGTATAATGTAATGGCGCAGACGTCTATGTAGACAGAGAGCACTTTTGTGATTAGATTTGACTTAATAATAATAGGCTTCATAATATTTCTATATTCCTTTAAAATTTTTGTTTTGACGTTATAATTATATGTATTAATTAATAATTTCATAGGAGAAATAAAAATGCCCTCAAAGAAAACAACAGCTGTGCCTACAGCAAAAAAGCCCGCAGTAGCGAAAAAAGAAGTTGCAGCAGTTTCGCATGACCACTCAGAACTTAAGTCAGATATTGATAGTTTAAAGAAAGAAGTTGCTATTTTAAAATTAGCGCTTGCTGAGTCAATTATTGCTCATGAGAAATCAGATGCACAGCTTGCTGAGACTTTAGAATTGCTTAAGTTAAAAGTTGGCGAGACTAACTCTAAAGAATTATCAGCTAGAGATCCTAGAGTTGATAAGTTAATTTCAAACATTAAGCATAATATTGGTTATGCGCAATTAAGATTAAAATATAAAAACAAATAATCATTTGTTGTAATTAAATGCATTCTTAAGTAATATATAATAGTAGGCCCGACACATTGCATAAAGCTGACCTCGCCAGCGTGACGGAATCTTGCGAACAAGTAAACTCTAAAACAAATCTAAAAAATAGGAGAAAATTATGCCAGCAATAGAAATCACAGACTCAAAAGGTCTGATTCAAAAAACAGGATCAGGTGTCAACTGTGCGTCAACAGTTACATTTACTACTAGTGACATACGCGTAACTAAATTTGATTTAGGTGCACAAGTAAGTTTAGATCCACAATCAGACGGGACAATTTTCTCCGGCGCAACCGGAGAAATTAATCAATGGGGATTTAGATGTGGTAATACACTAGCAGTACATGCTATTGGAACTCAAACGCTTTTAGCACCAGCATTAAATGTAGCAGGGTTAAATGTATCAGGCGATCAAACAAATAATGAAGGCTGGGCTATTCGAGGTAGATCAGTAGCAGCCTTAGGCAAACTAAACAAAGACTATTTTACAGTAGGCACATCTCCAGCATTCTTTATGTCTGTTAAGTTTTCAATAGAAGATGTTTCCGGGTTTGATGATATTCGATGCGGCTTTGCAAAGGTTGAGGCACACAACGCCAGTCCAGACGCATTAGATGAGCTAGCTGCACTATCAGTAGTTTCAGGCGATATTAAAACCACAACAATTATTAATAATGCCAGTACAGTTGTAACAGATATCACATCTGGCGGTGGCGACGGCGCCGGAAACTGGGCAAATGGTGGAACTCATACACTTAAAGTTATGGTATCTGCAGCAGGCGCAGTAACATATACTATTGACGGAGTAGCAGGCACTGGTGCTGTAGCTTATAGCTTTGACGATGCTGAAGTTGTAACGCCATACTGGTTCCACAGACACGACTCCGACGTAGGTGGCGCGCTGATTTGGAAAGAGTTTGAATTTGGATTGCAATAAATACAATAAGCTCTTAAAAAGTATAAATTAGTTAGTCTAATAATATTTTAAAGACACCCCTTGTGGGTGTCTTTTTTTATGTTTTCTGCAAACGAGGTTAAAATCTATGATCATTTACGTTCGCACAGGTATATTTAATAAGGTAAACTTTACAGGAGCACAGAGATGTCAAAACTAAATCGGAAACAACTACAAAAAATGATTCTTACAGAATTTAAAATGATCGGTATGACTGGAATGCAACCTTTCGGAAAAGTCGGTGCATTCTCACAAGACATAGGACATGTTGGAAGTCATAAACACGGATGTGACGCATGTGGAATGAGTCCTTGCGGTTGTGATGAATACGAAGATGACATGCCTAAGGATAATGACATGGATGCACTTCTTCCAATGCACACATCAGACGCAACTCCAATGATGGGATCTTCAATGGGCAATGTTTCTCGTGAAGACTGCTGTGCAGCTGTTATGTGCCTTATTGAATGTTGCTCTTGCGAAATAACAAAAGCTGCGCTCATTGAATGCTGTGAAGATATCATGAGCGGCGACTACGATAGATAGTTTAAATTTTAGGAGCAAGAAATGAAATTAAATAGAAAAGCAATAAGAAGACTCATTAAAGAAGAGCTAAGCTTAATTGCAGAAGCTAGCAATGAATTGCGTGCTCTTAAAGAAAAAGCAGCCATGCTCACAAAGCAGATGAATGATCATGTGTTAGATATGGGCGGAGAGAACGAAGCATACGCGTATGGATATCTCGGCCCGATGGAAACAGAATTAAGTAGTATATATTCTAAAATCTATCAGATAGAATCTCAACCTGAGCAATTAGCACTACCTTTAGAATATGATGAACAAAGTTCTGAAGACTTAGCACCTGATCAGCATGACAGTTATATGGAATATGTTCGAATGAATGCCCGAGATCCGGATGAAGATCGAAATTATTAACCAAGCAAGAAAAACAAAATGAAACTATCAATAAGCAAATTGCGAGCTCTAATATTTGAAGAGCTAGAAAGGCTTTCTTACGTCAGCAAGGAAGACGGGTTTACTTACGGCATTAATCATGTGAGCAATAAGGATCAAGCTGCAAAAGATATTATAGGACATACATGACTGACTCATGTCCGGAAGAAGGGTTCTTCCTTAAATGAAGTTGGTGAAGTGATGTGGCATTCATTGAAAGAGAATGGTGATATTAACTTTTATGACGTAAGATGGTCTGGTGGTGCTATTGAGACTGATATTCCTGCAATATTGCTTGAAAAAGTAAAAGATTCAGATAGTATTGACGAACTTCACGAAAAGCATGGCATTGAAATGCACGAAGAAGGGTCTGCTATTAGCGAAAGAAAATACAAAAAATACAAAAAAAAGAAAAAGAAAAAAACTTCTAAAAGAAATTTAAAAAAGCTATACCCTTATTTTTATGGCTACAGAGATCATGACAATTATTATGAACCCGGCATAGAAGGTGGTATCGAAGCCGGCTTTGACGGCGGAGGCGAATAGTTTCTTTAAAATTAGACAGTCTTGTTGAGTTTGCATATATATTAATAGCGAAGATTTTTTAACTTTAAGAGGATGCAGCATGGCTACATTTGCTCAAATTACTAATCCAACTCCGTTTGGATTTTATGATGCTGAGGGTGATTTTATTACTGAGGCTGACAATATGGTTACTTTTGTTAAGCGTAAGATGGGTGATGATATTCTTTCTGTCGAGCTCACAAAAAAGCAAATATTTGGTGCATTTGAAGAAGCAGTATTAGAATATAGTTCAATTCTTAACCAATTTCAGGCTAAATCTCAATTAGTTAATTATTTAGGCTTTCCAACTGGAAGCGATGAAAAACCTCATATGGAAACAAATTCGCAAGAAAAGTATCCTAGAGATAACCTAGAATACTTGACAAGATTTGCGGAACCTTATGCTATGGAAGCAGGTATCGGAGGCTCTTACAATACAACATCTGGGTCTATTACTTTAAAACCCGGACAACAAGACTATGACATTTATACAGAATTAAAAAAAGAAGACGGTACGCTAGTATTTAATAGTGCAAAGGGTAAAATAAAAATAGCCGAGGTATACCATTTTAATCCGCAAGCAGCATATAGATTTTTTGATACAACATCAGCAATAAATTATCTTAATAATGAATTTAGTTTTGAATCTTTTACGCCGGAAACAATTTTTTATGTGCTACCAGTCTTTGAAGACATATTAAGAGCTGGCCAGCTCGATTTATCAAACAGAGTAAGAAGATCAAACTATAGTTATAGAGTGGAAGGTACAAAAATAAGATTGTTTCCGTGTCCTTCAGGAAGACAAAATAAGATGTGGCTTAGAGTTAGACAATATCCTGATCCTAATTCACCTTCTTACAAAGACGCAACAATATTTGGCGTTTCAAATATGGGCAATCTACCGTTTGGTAACATACAGTACAATAAAATTAATTCAATTGGGCGCCAGTGGATTAGACAATTTACAGTTGCATTGTGTAGGGAAATATTAGGTTTAATTAGATCAAAATTTGGAAGTATTCCCGTACCGGGTGCTGAGGTTAGTTTAAATGGTACTGAATTGATCAGTCAGGGAAGAGAAGATAAGGATAAGTTAATAACAACACTCCGTGAAATGTTAGATACTATGACTTACGACAAATTAATAGAAATGCAGGCAACAAGAGCAGAAAATATGAATAAACAGCTAAAGTATGTGCCAATGCCTAATGGTTCAGCAATATTTCTAGGATAAAATATGAGTAGATTTTTTATTACGCCAAGAGAGATTAATTTTATTAACGATATTGCAAAGGAGTTGGTTAAAGATGTCGTCGGTCAAAAAATCTATTACTTCCCAATAAGTGAGATCAAGTCAAAAGTACATGATGTATATGAAGAATCACCAGAAAAGATATTTGATAACCCTATTGAAATTGATTGTTTTGTAAAATATGAAGCACCTGCTACAACAACCGATAGATTTGGATCAGAAAAGTATTATTCTGTCGAAGTCTACATACAGTCTCGAGACTTATTAGATAAGAAGATAGAAGTACTTGAAGGTGATTTCTTCTCATACGGTTCAGTATTTTTTGAAGTCACACAAAGCCCAAACGCAGACGTTATATTTGGACAAATAGAACATGGACGATATATTTCAGTAAAAGCAAAACAATCAAGAAAAGGGCAGTTTATTTCAAAAGTTTTTGGTCCAACATCAGAACAGTACACAGATGCAGACGCAGTTCAAGAAACGTTTGTGCAGCAAAGAGGGCAATCTGAAAATAGCGAAGGGAAAACTAACGACGTAAGAGATCTTCAGAAAAATGGAGTTCTTGAATCACCTTTAACCGGTCCTAGGGAGGTTTCACCTAAGGGTGACGAAACAGGCGCAGGATCGTCTTTTTACGGAGATGATAAATGAGTACTAAAAAAGGTGATAAAGTTATTAAAAAGTTTGAAGGTGATAATCCCCCAGAAGACTTTGATTTTCCAAGTATTGGAATAGAAGATATTGATAGAGCAGTATTTAAGTTATTTGATGCAAAATTAAATTTTCAAACAACGCAAAAAAAAGAATCTAAAAAAGTACCAGTTGTTTTCGCTTCGGGCGAAAGATTCGCACTTACACGTAGAAAAAATCCTATAAGAGATAAGAACAATGCTTTAATCTTGCCTTTAATATCTATAATAAGAAACGACATAGACTTTTCTGCAGATCAAAAAGGAAAAGGCACAGCAATTTCTTTTAGAAACCAACCTTCATACACAATTAAAAAAAGATTAAGCAAAAAAGATAGAAATTATCAAAATGTTATAAATAAGATAGGTTTAACAAATCAAAAAAATGTATCTTCTAGGCGTGCTTTTGTACTTAACGATATTGTGCCCGGTAACGTTGCTAAGAACGACGAACAAGCTTCTAGGAGGAACGGTAACAATATTAGCTTTTCTTCGCAGGCAGGGCTTATAAACCTAGATGCTAGTTTAGGAAATAATATTTTTGAAATAATTGATATTCCATATCCAGAATTTATTGCAATAACTTACGAAGTAACTTTCTGGACACAATATATTCAACAAGCAAATCAAATGATGGAAACACTTATCTTTAACTTTGACGGTCAAGGTCAAGAAATAGCAATGAAAACAGACACAGGCTATGAATTAATTGCTTTTTTTGAAACAAGCTTTACAAATGCATCCAATTTTGATAATTACTCAGACGATGAAAGAATAGTCAAAAATAGTATTAGTCTTACGATACCGGGTTATATACTTAATCCTAAAAATCCTGGACTTCCTAATCTTGCGCGATCTTATTTTTCAGCACCGACTATTGACTTTGGATATCAAGAACCATTTGCAAAAATAGTAGAAAATAATCAGCCAGAAAGGAAAAAAGATATGTTTAAAAAAAATGTACTTCAAGACTTAACAAACCCTTTAGAGGAAAACAAAAGAGGCGACTTGTCACCAGTGATCGAGGAAAGAATCGTCAACCCGTTTACTGGTGAAGAAACCATTCAGTTTTCAAAAATCAGACACAGAAATCAAAGAAAAGGAGAAACTGTAGGTTCTTCTTTAATAATTAAAGATATTGAAAACCAGAATGAGTAAAATAGCAGTTTTTTGATAAGGAAGAAGATAGTTATGAATATATTGAGGAGTGAATAATGAAAGAACAAACATTCAGATCACCCGGATTTTTTGAAAGAGAAATTGATCTAAGTGCAAGAGAAACAACTATTGAAGGCGTCCCCGGTGGAGTTATTGGGACTGCTGAGAGGGGCCCTGCTTTTGTGCCTGTGACAGTTGGATCTTTTTCAGACTTTGAATTTAAGTTTGGCACCTTGGATCCGGATAGATTCGGACCTTATGCAGCTGATGCTTTTCTTAAGCACAAGACTGCTTTAACATATATTAGAGTTTTAGGAGCAGGCGCAAACAACTCAATTGCAGATATACAGACAACAGAATTAGCAGGAACTGTTAAGAACGCCGGCTATGTTATAGAAGGTACACTTGCCGGCGCGCCAGATACATTAGGTAGGCATAGAGGCGCAGTTCAATTTATTGCTGCAACACACGAAGTATTAGCGTCTGAAGAAGGTGTTGGAGATTTAAGATTTACAGACAATAATTCTTTTCCTGATCCGCTCGAAGTAAATCTTGTTCGTGCTGCAATTTTTCCAACAACAGCTTCACGAATAGAAATTTTAAGCCACGATGCTAGTTATTCTGGTACGTCTACAACTAACGACGTCGCAGCAATTAAATCATACAATGGAACAGATATACAAGGTACATTTAAACTAGTTATATCGTCGTCACAAGGTGCTTCGTTTTCATCTGACGAAGGAAAACCTGGAATAAAGATCGTTACAGCATCACTTGATCCTACCAGCGAATACTATGTTGCAAAAGTTTTAAATACAAACCCAGATAGATTTGAGGAAACACAGCATTTCCTCTATTTAGATTTTCCAGTTGAATCTGAAATTGCAAAAGTAAAGCATGACCCATCAGCTGCTACAAATTATTCTGTTATTATAGCATCAGGTTCAGAAGGAACTAGTGCAAATAGCGGTCTTTCAACTACGTCTTTTAGAGATCTTTTTGGAAACTTTAAAACAAGATATCAAACAGCTAGAACAACTTCATTTATATCACAGCCATTTGGTGCAAACGAATACGATCTTTTTCACTTTGAAGCGTTAGATGACGGTGAAATAGGCAACAAAAGAGTAAAAATTAGTATATCAAACATTAGAAGATCAACGAATATAAAAGATCCGTACGGTACTTTTTCTGTTCTAGTTAGAGACCTTCGAGACAATGACCGGGATATGAACATTCTTGAAATGTATTCCTTGTGTACTTTAAATCCAGCCAGCGACGATTATGTAGGTAAAAAAATAGGTGACATGAAAGCTTACTACAACTTTGATGCTGCCACTGAATCAGAAAAAAGAGCTGTTGTATCTGGTATGCGACCAAACCGGTCTTCATATGTTAGAATAATAATGAATTCGGCTGTAGAAGATGGATTAATTCCAAAAAGTTCGCTTCCTTTTGGGTTTAGAGGCCTACCTGTTCTTAAGTTAAATGACAATCTAACTGACGGTACTGCTGTACTTTCCATGGGTTCAAATCGTTCACGACTATCATTTGTTGCGGCGGGTACTGCGAATGATGCACAAATAACACATTCAATCGTACCTCCGATTCCTTTTACTTTTAAAGCTACAAAAGGAAAGGTTGCATCCAGTCCAACGTTTACAGGACAACCAGGCTCTTTAGAACTTTCAGATAATAGATATTTCTGGGGTGTTAAAACACAAAGAATAGGATTAACTGGAAGTATTGGTCAGCCTGCACTTTATCCAAACGGATACGGTGGGGTCAATAAAATTATTGAAAGTTATTCAAAGTTACTAGGAATTCAAAAACTAGACACACTTGTTACAGGTTCGGGTGCAGATGCATTTAATAATAATAAATTTACTTTAGCGCGTGTGTGTTTAAATAATCAGTCTGACGCAACAGCAAATCTTGAAGATGCACTTAAAAATGAAATAACAGGATCTGCAAACGAACATATGAGAGAAGCAGCATATATTAGAAACGCAGAGCTAGTTTCTCCAAACAGCACAGTTGTTGATGTAGGCTTTACGCGAAGATTAACATTTGCTTCATTGATGGCATCAACAGAATATAAATATTTTAATAGATTTACAGATTATCTTAAATTTACAAACATTATGTATGGTGGGTTTGACGGTTTAAATATTCTTGATCGTGATATGCGACTTATGAATGACAAGGCGAGCTCAAATGATTCAGCAGCCGGCGGAAAAGCAGCTGGATCTGACCATGGGCCTCTTAAAATATTTAATTCTAGTAACGGTACTGGATATACGTCAGGTCAAGGTGATGACAATAATATTATTTCATCTTATAAAACTGCTGGAAAGATTATAACTGATCCGCTAGCTTCAAGAGTCAATGTTATTGCAACTCCGGGCATTCGTTCCAATTATGTAACAGATCATATAGGCCAATTGGCAAAAGAATATAGTAAAGCAATATATATAATGGATATCAACGCATACGATGACAATCTGAACACAATATTTGATGATAGTACAACAAGACCAAATGTTAGAAAAACCGTGGAACAATTTGATGGTCGTGCTATTGACAACAATTATGTTGCAACATATTTTCCTGATGTTATTAAAAACGACAGAATCAATGGTGATGCAGTCAATATGCCGGCGTCAGTTGCTGCACTAGGTGCATTAGCGTATAACGACGCAATTGCATATCCGTGGTTTGCTCCTGCAGGATTTAATAGAGGCGCACTAAATGAAGTTATTAATACAGAAGTTAGATTAAATACTGAAGATAGAAACATCCTATACGAAGCAAGAATTAATCCTATTGCAAACTTTCCTACCGGTCCTTTTGTTATATTCGGACAAAAAACACTTCAACAATCTAGATCAGCACTTGACAGAGTAAATGTTAGAAGAATGCTCCTAGAAGTAAAACGGATAGTTTCTGATATTGCAAATAGAATAGTATTTGAACAAAATACGCCTAGCACAAGAAATAGATTTGTTGCAGAAGTTACGCCAGCTTTATCAAATATTCAGGTTCAACAAGGTGTTGATCAATTTAGAGTAGTTATGGATGCATCAAATAACACGCAATTAGATGTTGAACAAAATAGACTTAACGGTAAAATAATATTAGTACCAACAAGAGCAATAGAATTTATTGCAATGGATTTTATTATTACAAATTCAGGTGTTAGTTTTGAGTAATATATATAATTATAAGAATATAATCGGAGAATTTAAATGGCAGAATTAACATTCAAATCAGCTGGAGTCAGCACAAGAGAAATAGATCTTTCTGGTCCAACTCCACAAACTCCTCAAGGTGTCCCAGCAGGTGTCATCGGTACATCAGTTGAAGGCCCAGCATTTGTCCCCTTGACATTTGGATCGTTTTCAGACTTTGTTACAATTTTTGGCGCTACTGACGGTAAAAAGTTTGGCCCTCTTGCTGTTAACGAGTGGATGAGATCATCACGAGCTGGAACTTATATTAGAGTATTGGGGATTGGAGACGGAAAAAAGAGAGACTCGGGAACAGGCATTGTAACAAACGCGGGATTCTCAGTAGGCGACAAAATAGTTCAAGACAGCGGCTTCCTAGGTAACAACCCATTCTCAAATGAGACAGCAGGTGTTAAAGGTCGTACATATTTCTTAGGCACATTCATGTCTGAATCGAACGGAAGCACAATCTTTTCTGAGGCTGGAATACAACAAGCAAATACATTTGCAACTAGAGTTGATGCAATTAACTTACTAGTTGGTGCCCAGAATAGTGAAGTTCAGATATCTATTCCTCACTTTGGTGTTCCTGGGCCAGGTGGAGCAGCAGCGTTATATATTAAGCTAAATACCGGTGATTCTACTGGCGCTGTAGCTCAAGCAGCTGGATCAGCTGCTGCTAGAACAATTGGAGTAGGTACAAGCGGATTGACCTTATCAACCCCATCTGTTGCTAATACAGTTAGAACTCAATTGTTAGCGCTAATCAATACAGGCGTCGACCAAGCATTAACAACACAGGGTGCTGACGTTGCAAATCTTATAAGTCGTATTACATTTGAAGAAGGCACGGGCGACGGAAAAATTACAATAAAGGCAAGAAACCCAGGTTTGGCGGGTAACGGCGCATACGGAAATCCAATTCGAATTGATGATACTGGTGGTACAATGGCAAATGACGGTGCATTGTCTGGTGAGGCCGGCGGCGCTGTTCCTATTCTTCGTGGTGTTCTTTTAGCACCAAGTGGCGTTATACTACATCTTAGTGGAAACAACATGGCTGCACCAGGCGCGCCAGGCGTCACAGACACTGCAATTGCTACTTCTGGTGATCTTATGGGTCGAAAAGGTGGTGTAACCGGTTCAGTTGACTTATCATCACAAGACTTTGTTATGTTAATGAACGGTTTCAAAGGCGATGCATCAAATCCAACAATCGTAACAGCATCTTTTGATATGACTTCAACTAGCTATTTTGTCGATGTATTTAACAAAGACCCACTTAAGATAGAAGAAAAAGGACACTTGCTCTACGGACAATACGATATATACCCAACTGTTGCAAACGTGACGGGTAGCGGCGCACTAACTGCAGGATCTGAAAACAGTGGAAAACTAGATATTGCATTCTTATTAACTGGTTCTCAGGTAAGAGGCGGAGCAACAACTGCTGAGCATGCTGATTATGAGGACTTTCAAGACAGATTCACACATGCAGAGTCACCTTTCGTGATATCACAAGGTTTTGATTCCCCAGGCGGGTATGACCTTTTCAAGCTTGTTGCATTAGATAGTGGTGAGTCGGGCGGACAAAGATATAAGGCGTCAATTGAAAACTTAGTATATAGAACAGAAGCGTATGGTAGCTTTGACCTAATTATTAGAAAGTTTAATGATACTGACGATGTCAAAAAGGTTTTAGAATCCCACAGAGGTCTTTCTTTAGACCCGGGTGCAGACAGGTATATTGGTAGAGTAATAGGTGATCAGCATATATTCTTTAACTTTGATAATGATCTAGAATCTCAAAAACTTATTGTCGATGGTGTTCATCCAAGCCGGTCTAGATATGTTAGGGTTGAATTATCAAATGCATTAAAAAAGAAAGAAGTACCCAAAGAAGCACTTCCGTTTGGATTTAGAGGGCCTAGACACCTTAACTCTAGCGGTTCATTACTGTCAGGAGACAACGGATCTGTTTACGCGACAACTGATTTAATTCAACGTGTTGTTGAGCCTCCCTTCCCAATGAGAAAAAAGGTCGCAAAAGGTACAGGATTGAATCAAGTTATAGATACCGGGTTATATTGGGGTATGAAAACTGAACAATTTACAACACCTTTAGATCCAAGTAAAACAGCAGCATTTGACGAGTCTATTCGAACTTATAGCAAACATTTTCCAAATCATAGAAAGTCAGTAACACCTTTTGCTATTGGAAACAATGCTGGAGCAGCAGACTTAACTGGTGGTACAGTTTTAGATTGCGACAGATTTAACAACAATAGGTTTAGTTTAGAAAAGATTAAGGTTATAACCGGTTCAAACACCAGAGCAAATCCAGGTAGTTGGACTAGTGCTGAATATATGCGTCAAGGAAGTATTTCTGCAGATGAAGATGCAAAAACTAGAAAATTTAAAGCGACAGACTTGCAAACAGTTTCAAATAGAAAATTTGCCAAGTTTACCTTGCCTATGCAAGGCGGATTTGACGGTACAAACATTTTCAATAAAGACAAGTATGAGTTAACAAATAACGCTGTTAGACGAGAAATGGTAGATACAGCGCAGGGAGAGACATCCGGTCCAACAGTTGCTGCTTATCGTAAAGCTGTAGATGTTATGGGATCAAAAACAGATGCAGAGATAAAATTACTTGCAATCCCAGGTATCCGGCATCCTTCTGTAACAGACTTTGCAATATCTGCTGTTGAGTCTAGATTTGACTCACTTTACATCATGGATATTGAAGAGCGGGACACAGTAAATACAGTGATTACTGCGTCAGTGCAAAATCCTCACGTATTAAATACAGTTAATGATTTTAAAAACCGCGTTTTGGACTCTTCATTTGCAGCTGCATACTTTCCTGACTTAACAACTGTTGATCCGGAAACAGGCGCATTTGTTCAAGTCCCACCTTCAGTTGCTGTACTGGGTGCTTACGGCTTAAATGACGTAGTTGGTCATCCATGGACTGCTCCTGCTGGTTTTTCAAGAGGCGCATTGTCTTCTATAGAAATGTCATCTGTTACACTTAATAGAGACAATTTAGATGATCTTTATGATGCAGATATTAATCCTATCACTGCATTTCCAGGCACCGGTATTACGGTATGGGGACAAAAAACATTACTCCAAGGCGCATCTGCATTGGATAGAGTTAACGTTAGAAGGCTGCTTATTGATGTTAGAAGAAAAGTTAGAAATATTGCTAATACTTTGTTATTTGAACCTAATAGAGTAGAAACTTTAGAAAAATTCTCTGCGCTTGTTAATCCTATTTTGCAAAGAATTCAATCACAAAGTGGTGTTGATAGGTATAAGGTGGTCATTGATACGACTACGACTACGCAAGCTGACGTTGAAAACAATACGATCAGAGGTAAAATATTCTTGCAACCTACAAGAACAGTAGAATTTGTAGCTTTAGACTTTGTTGTTACAAATGCAGGTTCAGAACTTCTTTAATCTAATAAAAAGTCTAGTTGAATAATATATAAGAATATCTCAGGAGATTTAAAATGGCAGAAACACTATCAGTAACAGACATGCTACCCAACAAGTTTGAACCTAAAAGAAATTATAGATGGGTTCTTGCTATTGAAGGTATTGACTCATTTTTAGCTAAGACAACAAAACGCCCTGACTTCACGCTTCAAGACATGAAAATAGACTATATTAATAGTTATCGTAAAATATCTGGAAAGCTTGATATGGGTGATATATCTGTACAACTTCATGACCCGATTGCTCCTAGTGGCGCGCAACAAGTTATGGAATGGATCAGAACGCATTATGAGTCTGTTTCAGGTCGTGCAGGTTACGCTGACTTTTACAAAAGAGACATTCAATTAAAACTTTTGGATCCAATTGGAACTGTAGTTGAGTTATGGGATATAAAGGGTGCGTTTATTAAGCAAGCAAACTTTGGAAGCTTAGACTATAGCGGTAATGAAATAATGATGATTGATTTAACTCTAACATTTGACAACTGCGTTTTACAATTCTAGTTTATAATATAATTTACCTTTACTAGTAAATTTAAATCCTTACAATTCTATGTAGGGATTTTTTATTTTTATAAGAGGAAAATATGTCAGAACTATTTGGAAAAGACATGTCACAGCATGTCATGAAAAGCAACGTAATGAAAGACGAATTTGGATGGGAAGTACCGTACGAACTAGTTCCAATCCCCTCAAGAGGTGTAATATACGATCCGGATTCTGATTTGTATGGGCTAGAATCAGTCCAAATAAAAGCAATGACTGCAAAAGAAGAAGATATTCTAGCATCACAAGCGCTTTTAAAACAAGGCACAGTCGTAACAAACTTAATTAGATCTTGTGTTGTTAACACAAAGTTTGATCCTTCTGATATGATATCTGGTGACAGAAACGCATTAATGATTTCTATTAGAATTACTGGATACGGGCCTGAATACCCTTATACGGGTGAATGCGAAAGTTGTTCTTATAAAAACAAAGCCACAGCAAAACTAGATAATCTAGGGATTAAGCGTTTAGAAATACCTCCTGTGGAGAATGGCAAAAATGAATTTGAATTTTTTCTTCCAGTTACAAAGAAAAAAGTAACTTTTAAATTTTTAACTGACAAAGATGATAAAGATAGAGCTGCCGCGGCAAAATTTACTTCTAGGCATTTAGAAACAAAAGTTGAAAACAATATAACTTCTTTTTTAGAATACTCAATATTATCAATTGAGGGCATTAGAGATAAGAACAAAATTAAACATTTTGTAATGAATATGCCGGCATTCGATTCAAAAGCCTTAAGAAAGTTTATAAATAAAAATGAACCGGGCATGGATATGTCACACAGTTTTGAATGTAAAAATTGTGGGCATACAAATGAAATCAAACTTCCGATTACTTCAGAGTTTTTTTGGCCCAGTACATAGCTGGAGGGTTAGTTTCTTAGAAGAAGCTTTCGTGCTCCAGCGCCACCTCAATATGTCATATTCAGAGGTGAAAAATCTACCGGTTGCTTATCGCAAGTGGTTTATCACCCGTATAGTGCAAGATATTGAGCAAAGAAACGAAGCAATATCTGGCAAGCAGAATCAAGATGCGGGTCATGAAAATATGAGCAAACTCAGAGAATATGAAGATATGTTGTCAAAGAATTCTTGATGATATATAATTAGTATTATCAGGAGAGGTAAATGGCTAATTGGTGGGAAGAAGAATCGTCAGTTCAAAACATGCTAGAAGGTGCTTTTAAGAAAGCATTAACAGACTATGGTGTGGCCAAATCTGGAGAGTTTGTTCCGGATAACAGAGACCAAACAATTGATCCGAGTAAAATGAAAGATGATAGGTCGTCGACAGAGTCTAGACAAATCGACACATCAATTAATCTTGATTCCGAATCAACTAAAAATATCGACAGTCAATTAAAAAAACAGATGACTGCTTTTACAAAAGCTATATCTTTACCAGCAAAAGCAGTTGAGATTTATGACGGAAGCCTTGAAGCACTATCAACTATGGCAACACCGGTGCTAGATCAGTATAATGCAATACAGGAAGGATACGGTGGTTTAAATATCGATCTAGACAAAGCTACCGGCTCTTCAAAAGCAGTCATAGATAGATTAGACAGTATGCAAAAATACTACTACGATGTTGGTAATTCCGGCACAGATATGGCTAAAAAACTAGGCTTTTCTAATAATGCTGTCAGTGCTTATTTCGAGGATGAAGCAGAAGCATTTAACGAGTCAGAAAGAGTTCTAGGTCGTTTAGTTGATCAACATTCACAGTATATTAATCAGTTAGACGAAGAAACTCTCTACAAATTACCTTTATACTCAAAAGCACTAGGCATCTCTTCTGCAGATGTTGCTAAAAACATTGAGATTCAAATCAACACTACAGGTAAAGCCCAAACTACTATGCTAGATGACATAGCAAAGTTTTCACAAGGATTAGCAAAGTCGACCGGAGTACCTTTAAAATCAATTGCTCAAAACGCTGTGCAGATAACAAATGATACGCAGCGAATGGGTGATGTGACTGCAGAAGAAGCAACGAGAATAGCAGCAACCTTAGGACAATTAGGACAGACATATGATAGCTTTACCGGTGTTCTAGACAAATTTCAAGAGTTTGGATCATCTGCAGAAACAAGCGGTCTAATATCTCAAATCACAGGCGGCGCCGTTAACTTAGATGCACAACAATTAATGTATCTAGCATCTGAAGAACAAGAAAAATTCTTGCCTGAATTGAGAAGAATGTTTTTGGCAGGAAACTTTACAAAAGAAAAATTCGAATCGCTAGGAAAAGCTGAACAAAGGCAAATGGCAGCCGGCTTAAGCATGGGTAGAGAGCAATTTAGAGCCATGTTGGACACAAGTAGAGAGTTTGACGAGCATGGGTTAATTGATGAAATTGATAAAATCGCAGCTGATAAAACTCCTGCTGCACAGGCGTTAACAGATCAATTGGAATTAGCACCAAAGTATGCTAACGATTCAGCTAAGGCTATAAATTATATGAGAACAAGAGCTCTTCATCCGCTTAAGCAAGATCTGCTTAATGCTTCAGATGAATATTCTAAGCTTAATGCTAATATTAGAGATAACATAGATTTAACTGATCAAGTAACTGCTGTGGAAGGTATGAAATTTGCTGTTCAGACTCAAGGCGGTATTGCTAAGTCAGCTAGCACAAAAATAGATACTGAAACAAGAATAGGCGTACATGAATTTCTAGAATTATTGACAGAAGGAGCTAGTGCAGTTTCTGAAAAACAGAATCCTTCTAAAAATGCTAGCCCGTCTGTTCAAGCACAAGTTCCTCCGACAGTCGCTAATACAACTTATGGAAGCAGAGCAGCTGCTTTGCTAAGCAAATCAGGAGCTCTTTTTGGTAAGAATGCGGCAATTACACCTGTTCAAAATACTACCGGTGGCACAAACACAGCTCAACCGGTATCAAATGCTGACAGTAATTCAGCTATTGTTGCAAAACTTGAAGAAGTTGAAAGTACAGCAATACTAAACGCATCGACAGCTGGTACCAACAATGAAGAAACAAACAGAAAATTGGCGGAACTAACAACGGCACTGACAAATTATAATCAAAATACAAATTCTAATAAAGAAATAATACTTATGGTAAACAAGTCTGAATTAGGTAGGATAATGTTAGATGGTGAGTTTATTATCGCCGGCGAGCCGCAAAAAATTGTTAAAACAGAAACTAAATAAGGAATATAATGAAAATCAACATAGACGAAATAAAAGAATCATTACAAAAAACAAAAAATTATATTGCTACTGATCTTAGTGAAGAAGAAGAAAAAGAGATTAATATATTTATAGAACAATTAGTTTCTAATTTACAAAAAAAAGTCGAAAAAATTAATATTAAAAATCTAAGTGAATCGATTAAACAGTATATTGAAGAGAACGACAATGTCTAGAGAGACCTTAAAAGATTTTTTTATAAAAAATGCAATACCTGAAGATAGTATATCTTTTTCTCATGATTCGGAGCCTACGCCTGACGGTCTTGGTAATCTAAATTCTTTACATTTAGGCGGTAATGAAGATATTAAAATAGATCCTAACTCCGGACAAACTTTATTAGACTTAGACAGTGCTGACCCGGCAGGAATACTTGGTGACTACTTAAGTTTTTTATCTAAAGAAGCAGATCATGTATATCCTATTAGCCCGGGAAATGAAGCCTCAGCACCAACAAATAGAGGCGAGTATCTAGCAATATCTAGTGAGCATGGCGCAGAAAAAATATATATAACGCCCGGTACTGAATTGGCTTCAAACTTTAATGTCTACTCTAACGGACAATTTGTAAATATTAAAGATGTAGTAGATAAAATAGGTCTAGACAATGATGAAAACAGTGGGCATAAACTTTTAAATTCAATTGAAGGTACCGGTACAAATGACTATGGAGAAGTAACTCATCAAGAAGGTGAAGATAACAAGGTTGTACAAGCTGTGCACAATGAAGTATTAATCAAGTCTAGATTTGGTAATATTCCAAACAAAGAAATCTTTGTAAGTAAAAACGAATCACAGGATACCCATGATCAAAAAGAAAAACTTAAAATTAACAATAAGTTTGGTTCTCATTCTCATCTAGATGAAGAAACACTAGTCAGACTAGAACAGCTTAAAAATTTAGGTGCTAGTTTACTAATGAAAGTCAGTGGATTTGATAATGGTGATACCCCGGGAGAAAGTTTAAACCCAGAAGAACTAGAAGCTAGTATGGTGACCGGGGAATTAAGAAGTAGCTTAATAAAAGGCAGACCAAACGAGATTGGTGCGCCAGGAATTCAGGCGGAAGCTTATCGAGCAAAAAACGCAACCGGGTTTCCACAAAAAGAAGCGTCAGATGAGAGCATTAGAGCTGGAAGAGGTGAGGCTATTGGTCATGTAGACACTAGAAGTTCTTACGGCGCAACATATAATTCAGGAATGCATTTTTCAGGTAAAAATCATAAACTTCACAAGTATCAAGCCGCATTGTCTCTTTACGCGCTTGATGAGGTATCAAGGCGAATTTACAGCAGCATAATTAGACACTTGACTAGTATAGCAGATCTAAATGGCGATGTATACAGTAAAATTGAAGATAATTTTAATGAATTTCTTCACGAGCCACTTTTAGGACATGCAAGAAAACTAGTCAATTTAAAACTAGATTATATAAAAAATTCTGTATTGGTTCCAACTAGATATCCTTACAAGTCTAGTTTCGATAGAGGCCTAAAAGTTCTATTCGGTATTGAATATGTAGATAATACTGCCAAAAGGGAAAAACCAACAGTTGAAAGTATAAAAATATCAAAACAAGTTACATCGTCACCTGGTTTTTGGCTAGCTGTATCTAGATCAGCAATTAAGTCAGCAAATCAAACATTTGACAGTTTAGATCTTCTTAGCCAAACTGATATAGATTCTGAAAGTATAAATAATTTTATATCTGCCATGGCCTCAAATAACATTATAAGATATATGAATGCAATTGCAACTGTGGGTGATGCATCATTTCAGGCATATGGCGGCGGAGATATATCAAATGACGCATTTTTTAAAAGATCTAGAAACGTTGATTCATTGCCGGATTCACCCGGGACAAGAGTGGGAAAGAGCAGAAAAGATAATGGTTACAGGCAAAACCAATTAGCTTGGTCACAAAATGATGTACCTTCTGCATATTTATTACCACTTAATCCTATAAGAGCAGCAGGAAGATTGGATAAAATAGTTTCGGGCCCTAATCCTTTCACAGCAATGGTTGGTTCTGAATTAGTTGATCAAACTTATTTTTCAAAAAACATGGACGGGTCAAGTAATAGAATACCAAAAGAGGTAGTAGAAACATTAGAAAACAAATTAGATGCTGAATACGTACCGTTTTATTTTCAAGATCTTAGAACTAATGAAATTATATCTTTTCATGCATTTTTAGATTCACTTACTGACACTATCAATCCCAACTATAGTACGTTTCCAGGCTACGGAAGACTAGATCCGGTAAGAATATACGAAAGTACCACTAGAAGTATATCAATAGGCTTCACAGTTGTTGCAACTTCTAAACAAGATTTTAACACAATGTGGTATAAGATTAATAAGTTTGTAACTTTACTCTATCCACAGTGGACAAAAGGAACCATGGTAGGCCAAAGTTTGGAGGGCGGAGTAACTAGCAAGTTTCTTCAACCAAATACCCAAGTACTGGGTGCATCACCGTTAGTAAGAATGAGAGTAGGTGATATAATAAAATCAAATTATTCAAAGTTTAATCTAGCTAGAATGTTTGGAATTGGAGATGGCGATGTACAACCTCTACCAGCAGATAGTTCGCCTGCTGCGATTATAACAAATGCATTTGATTACGAAGCACAAAATGTAATAAATAAAATAAAAGATTACAGTGTTTCATTGTTAGCACTTGTGTATGGATCTCCAATTCAATTTTTTAATTTGCAAGGTACTAAAGACCAAGCTGCCAAACTTGGCAGTTTTGGACAAAAAGCACTGTCGGGTCTTAGCTCAACAGCAACAAACTTTTTAAAAAATGGTTTTGTCAATCCTTTGACATTGGGTTTCGTTTTAAATAGAATAAAAGATCCTAACGTAGAGATTAATTCAGCAATAGCTGGAAATAAATTTGACAAAACTACACCTGCTCAGAATGCCGGCCAATCTATAGCAGAATCGATTGGCGATCAGCTTTCAGGTCCACACAAAAACTATACTGTTTATCTTAATTCAAACTATAATCAAGGATATAAAATCATTGGCGGTAATGATGTAATGGTTGGTAAACGCTTAATGATCCAAAAGCCAATTAAAGTAAAAATAGTAAAAAAGAACTTAAGCTCTTATGAAGGTATTAAATTTTCAAAAGATTTAGAAAAAACTAGTAAAACTAAGGTGACTTATGAAGTTGAAATTGTCGACTTTTCAATACCCGCAGATGCCCAAAGTCTAGTTTTGTATTGCATGCCTTCTGATATATATCAAATGCCAAATAAGACGTTAATCGATACACTAGAGTTTGGACTATTATTAGCAGGAGCCGGCGGTGTAATTTCTCCGTTAGCAGATTCTGGACTAAACTCTAACTTGATTAAAGGTTTTGCAAATTCAACAGGAACAGCTCCAGCCATTGATTTGATAAGATCACTCTATCAGTCACAAGAATCAAGCTTTATGGATTCTTTCAACAACCCATTTGCAAAAGCTTATGAATCAACCTCCGGTAGAGGTTTAGCAGGAACAATCGGATCTGTTTCTTTTAATTGGTTAGATAACTTTCCATGGGAAATAGATCATAATAGCAGAGCTCCTATCGGATGCAAGATAAGCTTTTCATTTGATGTAATTCATGATATAGCTCCTGGTCTAGACCACAGTGGATACAATAGAGCACCACTTTATAATGTTGGTGATATAATGAAAAACGTATCTGGCGATTCATATGAAAGCTTCTTTAAAGAAGATGAGTTTGAGTTTAGAAAACAAGCTAATAAAGGTATTAAAATAACAGGTAAGAAATAACAGGAGATCATAATGTCATCTTTTTCTAGATATTCGTTCATACCTTCTTTGAAAAATGACGAAGGTAAATCTTTTAAATCAACAAATAAGATCAATGTGCGAATAAGGTCTGCAATAACTAGATCAGAAATAGAATTTAATACACATACTGTGCAAGAAGGTGAAAGATTAGATACTTTAGCTCAGTTATATTTAAAATCATCAGAATATTGGTGGGTTATAGCCGCAGCTAGCGGAATCGGGTGGTCTTTACAAGTACCTCCAGGAACTCTTCTACAAATACCCATCGGTATTGATTCTATTATAGGATACCTAAGATAATGCCAGACTTTAAAAGGACAAGAAACCCAAACGAATTAATGAAAACTTTGTTAAGTGTTATTGAAGAATATGATGGGTTTATAATGGGTCTAGGACCGAGTAACGATTTTTATTCATTTGGCTTAAACAATGATAATCAATCTAATTTAAAGATATCAGATGATGATGAAGATGCAGAATATATTACTAGTATAAGAAGAGAGTTTTTTTCAACTTTACTAGACACAGCTGTTGGCGCATATCACACGTCAGATGTTATTTCCGGGCAAAGTCGTTTAGCTAGTATCAATAAAAAAGGAGATCTTTCTAATCTTCATAGATATATAAAAATTCTTGCAGATACTAGTGCAACATCATCGTCGGAACAAAGTATTTCAAAAGAAGTACTCTTAAAAAATAGAGATTCAAAAACCCCAGGCGACAGTGTTTCCAAGAATAGTTTGGCATCTATGCGGTATATGACAAGAGAACATATAAATTTGCGATCAAGAATTATTGATGCGACATATATAGGAAGCGACGTCGCTGACGGTGAATCAATATATATAGGGACTGAGGCTTATACTTCAAATGTCCTGGGCACAAGAAGTTTAACTTACGTAGATGAGTATACAGACGGAGAGAAAGAGATCTTTCTCGAAGAATTTAAAATACCTGATCCTATTGAAACACAAATAGTGAATAAAGAAGGTAAAATAAACCCTGCATCTTTAGTAGATAAAAAAATGTGTGCTTACGTAATTAAAGATAGCGAATTTAATTATAGTAAGCGAAGAGTAGAGTTTTTATCACTTTTTTTTAATGGTATTACGCCTTTAGAGATGTCAAGATGCACACCGTACATAGAGGTAACATTCTATCACCAAAACTTTGGTACTCACGAAGAGAATTTTTTAAATCCAGCGGGATATATGAAGTTTTTTAGTAATGAAACTGATAGTAATGAAAGACAAAAATTACAAGGTTTCGCCGGCAAAACATATCCAATCAATGAAAGAGAGCTTAATTTATATGATACAGACATTGGGTATATGAATATATTTACATCACCTCAAACAATGGTTAATGCAAATATAAATAGCGAGCCTGGTTCTTTCAGTCTTGGTAATATTAAAACAAACTCGTACAATAGTGCACTAGATCCATTTGCACCGCAAGCAACACTAAAAAACGTAGTACTATCAACTGTATCGGGTGGCTATGGCTTTACTAGTAATAAAAAAGGATCGATGGCTATAACAATACATGATCGTAGTCGCTTAAAACACTTTGCGCCACTGATATCAATTAATCAATTAGCAAAGTCAAGAGTAAAAATAACAATCGGGTGGAGTCACCCGGACGGTGCTGTAGACTCAGATAACCCGATAGGCAGATTTTTAGATTCAATGAAATCTACACAAATGTACACTTTAGTATCTTCAAATTTAAGATTTCAAGGAAATTCAGTTGAAGCAGACTTGCAAATAGTTTCTATGGGAAATCAACATATTGAAGATGTGTCAGCAGCAGCCGGCGCACGAATACCGCTGAGATCTATAGCACCTGCAATTGAAAGCATAGTAACGTCTTTAGTAGCAAAAGCAAAAAAAAGGCAATCTGGTATCCACCTAGAAGAAATAACGTACGTTCATCCTCAGCTTGAACTGTTAATACAAACAGCAAATGCAGTAGAAACAGTTGTTAATGCTGAAGATTATGAACAGATAGTGACAAAGATAAGGGCAAATCAAGGCGGAAATCTAGACGAAGCGATAATAACAGCAATTGCCAAAATGCTAGGTATAGAAAATCTAGAGGAAGGTTTTGAAGCATTAAAGAAAAAATTAAAAATTGAATCTAAAAAAGACACAACAACATCTACAAATTCAGAAATAGCAACAAATACATTCCGCAGCTTAAAATTAAATACAGGTAAACTTCTTAAGGAAAAGTATACTTCACTTTTTCACTCAATTAATGGTGAGATGGTCCAGCCTGATTACTTTACAGCATCATGCTTCGTAAGAGGTACTGCAGAAGAAAAAGACGAAACGGAATTGGCTAGCCTTTATAATGCCACAGAAGGTAGTCCTGCTTATGATATATCATATGTTTCTTTAGGAAAAATAATATCAAACTTTGTAGCAGCGCCCTTAATATCAACAGGTGACTATTCAGAAGTGCAGATGTTTTTTTATCCTCTAAATAGCGCAGCAGGCGCAGCAAGAAAATATACTACCGCGTCATTTCCTTTTAAGAAGGAAGAATTAGATATGATATTTGAACCAACGATATCTGAAGATGATTCTCTAGATCCACTTGACGAAACAATTAAGTTAGGCACAATATCAGCAAAAACAATGTTTGCAAAGATTGCAGCTTTGACAAACTCAACTGATTTTTCTGCATATGGTCTTTCTGAAGTAGGTACAAAAGCAAGAAAACTTAAATACGATGAAATGTTAAAACAAGCTAAAAAGGATAAAAAAATTGAAGAGAAGGTTATTAGCGCTTATTTTAGTAAGTTTGGAGATAAGGGGTTAACAGATTACAATAAAATAAAAATAAAAGAAAAGAAAGAAGAAATATTAAAAGCAGCAGTCAGTCAGTTTATAACAGAATCTTTTAGTGAAAGAAAATTAGAGATATTAGAAGAGATATACGCCAATGATGGCTTGGGTGCAACTGATACTAATACATTTAGGTTTCCAGCTTTAAACATACATCTTGAAGTTTTATCACCAATACGACCAATTGGAGCTAGCGATGTAGATGCAGATATAAGATTTTTAGGAGCTGCAGGGGCTTTATATGATAAAGAAACCCAAACTGAGTATGCCACAGGTAGAATATTAAGAATTCACGTAGTTGATGAAGTAAATATTGGTTCTCCAAATGTTGATTTAGCAAATCAGATATTATATGGTGGTAAAAAATCACTGTCAAAAAATCAAACTGTACCTGATATAATATCAAAAGGAATTAACAAACTATCTGATGCAGAACTTAAAGAATATATTAAGCGTCATTATGCAACTGTGATATATGGCGCCGGATCTTCAACTGTAAAAAGTATTAATCTTTCATCAACAACCTCAGACAGATTAGCTCAGGCAAAAATGTTGACTTTTGAAAAAAATAGAAGATCAAAAAGTGTAAGTAAAAATGTAAATACAGTAGGCGAAAGTATTAGAATGCTACCAGCAACAATTGATATGCAAATTCTTGGCTGTCCACTAGTTGAAAGAGGTACTATTATTTTTATAGATATGGGAACAAATACAGACTTAGATAATTGCTACGTTGTTAATTCAGTAACACATACAATAAGCAGCGGCGACTTTACTACGAGTCTGGGTCTTGTAGTTGGAAATCAAGGTACAGTTATTAACGCACGCGGTAACTTGTTACAAAAGCTAAATGCTATAGTATCACCAACTGAAGAAATTCCAATTGCTGAAAGTTTTATTGGTGAAATAAATAATGGCCCGTCCACATACAGAACCGTGTAGTTTAAAACAGGAAAATAATGAATTTATTATTAACTAAAGAATACAACTTTAAAAACAAAACAATAAGAATAAAAAATAATGAATCACGCACATTGTCAATAAAAACTGTAAATGCAATTTTAGAAACTTTAAAGCTAAATAAAATAAAATCAATAGATGAATATTTCAAAAATATACATGATTCTTTAAACAGACAAGTTGTTGACTGGTCAAGGTTTTTGCCTGCATTACAAAAAACAAAGTATTCTTCATACTTAAAAAAAGAAATAATTTCAAGCGAAAAATATGTAACAAATTATTTTTACGAAACATTTCCAAAAAGACTTTCTCTTTTTAGAAACATACATGTTTTAAGCACCGGTGATAAACCACCCGTGTACAAACACAGTAATGTAACAGGAAGACTTTCTATGGAAAGTGGTGTTAACTACCTTACAATGAAGAAAGAACACAAGAAGCAGTTACGTAGCCCCTTTAAAGATCATCAATTGTTTGAATTGGATTTTAAGTCTTGTGAACCTAATTTATACGCAAGGTATTTTAATTTAGTGCCAGAAGAAACAACAGACATATATACATACCTCGCAAAAGAAATAGGTATTAACATAAGTGATAGAACTAAACTAAAGAGAATTGTACTTTCTATTTTGTATGGTGCAAATGAAAGAGCAATCAGTAAAATCGCAAATATTAACATAAAAAAAGTAAAAGAAGTCAAAAGAATTTTAAATGTTGATGATTTTGAATTAATGCTTAAAAAAGAGTTTAATAAAAAAGGTTTTATTAAAAACTTGTATGACAGACCGATATTAAGTGATACAAACCTTGTTAATTATTGGATACAATCATCGGCAGTAGATTTTTGCTGTCTTTCTTTTTTAAACTTTTTAAATGACAACCCAAGTTTTAAACTGCATGCAGTTATACATGATGCAATTGTTTTTTCTGTGCCTAATGAAAAAATAAACACTTTAAATAATTTTAAATCACTAGGCACTGATAATTTATCTATCCCTATTGAGATAAATGAAATTAAAGCTGATAATTAACTATATGAAAAAACTAAAAGAAATTAACTTAACACCTTCGTCTGGAAGAGGAGACGCACCGCATATTAAAGGAAAACAACCTTACTACGCAGGCTCCACCGGTGGAATGACAGATTCAGCTTCTAGCTCATATAGCTCATGGGCAGGAAGTAAAAAAGTTAAAATTGACATAGAAGAAGAATCAGAAGAATCAGAAGAATCAGAAGAGGAAATAGATCTAATGCCTGAAAATATATTGAAATACCGAGTTAGAAACAACACAGGATATTCATTAAACGAAACGTTGAGTGCAATTAACGAAGATTGGGAGATACTAGATACAGCAGCCGCAGGATTAAAATATGGCGCCCGGGCATTAAAAGCTGCAGGAAAAAGCACTTTATTATCAATACCTTTTATCGATACTATTGCTGGCAGCATGATGCTTGTTTCGGGTATCGGTAGTTTCAAACAACTGACAGATGATATTATTGAATTAGTCCCCAGTGTTGAAGAAAATACATTTGCTGAGGCAATATCTAGCGAAAATGACGAAGCATGGCTAGAAATTATTAATGTTGTTAATAGTCTAGATGAAAAAGAAAGAGCAGAACTAGAAGATCACTTTGAAGATCTACTTCACAACATAAAGACTTTTATAACTACTGCATTTCAATCATATGATTCTGTGTTCGCGTCGTCCGGCGTTGTTGGCGGTCCTGTTGCTCTAGCAGCTGCTGAAACAGGGACAAATCTCACAACTGCAATTGCTGGTTTTGTAGCTGATACTGTGCCTTGGGAAAGATTTGCGCTTGACTTGACAGGTAAGCTTGCAACAATGATTAAGGCAATGTTTGACTTTATTCTTGGGCAAAAAGAAAAAGATGAAAGTAGCAAAATGAGTGAAGCCATAGATAAGGGAGGTCCGATTTTCCTCGCAATCTTAACACACCCCGTCCGATCGATGTCCCGATTAGGCGAATTTTATACTGCAATAGAAACCGGAAAATCACCAATCGCAGATGTTGCTGGTGCAACAGTTGATGCAGCCAAATCCCAAATAACAACTAGTAATTTAGAATCAATGATAGACAAAGCTATTGCAGCAAACGTACGCGAATCTACGTATTATGGGATAGATGAAGACTTAGAAGAAGATCTAGACCTATATTCTGATCTAGATGAAGAAGAATTAGAAGATGTCGAAGAACATGCAGTTGGCGGCTATGCAACTTCTTTAAAGTCACCAACAAAAGCTCAACAAAAAAAGTTAATGACGCTCAAAGAAGATCTTCAAAGATTACAAGACTGGAAATTAAAAACCACCGGTAGAACAAGAAGTTAAAGATTGTTAATATTTTTATAATTAATTTGTATAATGAGTACTGTTTAGGTATAATGCTTAAGCAATAAAAAAAATAACTATTGCAAATTAAAAATTAAAAAATTGGAGATAATCATGGCAATCGATTTTGATGCTATTAAACGTAAACTAGACAGACTAAGCGGCAATAACAGCAGCAGGAACTCAATGTGGAAACCGGTAGAAGGTGAAAAACACACAGTTCGTCTTTTAAGCTTTCCTGATAATGATGGGCAGCCTTTTAAAGAAATGATGTTTTATTATAATATTCCCGGTCAAAGAGGCCTCTTGGCGCCGTCTCAATTTGGCAAAAAGGATCCAATTCAGGAATTGATCAATAAGCTTCGTGATGAAGGTACAAAAGAAAGCTATGAAATGGCAAAGAAGTTGTATCCAAAAATGAGAGTTTATGCCGCATGTGTAGTAAGAGGAGAAGAGGGCGAAGGCGTAAAACTTTGGGGATTTGGTAAGACAGTTTATCAAAAGCTTTTAGCATTAATGCTCGATGAAGACTACGGAGATATTACTGATCCTACGACCGGTAGAGATATTAATGTTGTTTGCAGTAAAAATCCAGGCCAACAATGGGCAATGACAGAAGTAACTCCTCGAGGTAGAGAAACTAAGCTAGCTTCGAGTACAAAACAAGCAAAAGAGTGGATGGATAATCTTCCTGACGTAGAAAGTATTTTCCAGCTTAAGTCATATGATGAGCTAAGCAAAATCATTAATGATTGGTTGGCAGGTGATGAAGAAGATGATACGGGCACTGAACGTTCATCAACTACTGATACTAGCAATGATACTAAAACAAAAGACAAGTCAGGATCTTACGGAAGTTTAGATGATGCATTTGCAGATTTGATGGAATAATTAATTAATTATTTTATCTGGGGGAGGTAATTAATTTTACCTCCCTTTTTATTTGAAAATCTATTAGCAGCAAGTGTATAATAAAAACAAACGGAGAAAATATGTCATCTGATAACTTTACGAAAGACTTGATCAAGTCGTTAAACAAAGATCACGGTACAAGAGTCGCTTATAATCTTTCAGAAGATGAAAGCCCGACTCATGTCAAACGATGGATCAGCACAGGATCTAAAATGTTAGATTATATTTGTGCGAATAGAAAGAACGGAGGCTTTCCTGAAGGTAGAATTGTAGAAATATTTGGCCCGCCTAGTATTGGAAAGTCTCATATCGCAACACAAATCGCAAGAAGTACACAAGCTATGGGAGGTATTGTAGTTTACATAGACACAGAAAATGCAACGTCTGTTGAAAATTTAGGATCTTTGGGCGTAGACGTTTCAAATAGATTTGTTTACGTTGATACACACTGTACAGAAGAAGTACTCTCAATTGCAGAAAAAACAATTTTAAAAGCAAAAGCTTTAAACAAAGATATTCCAGTAACAATTGTTTGGGATTCAGTAGCAGCATCCTCGCCAAAAGCAGAACTTTTAGGTGACTATGATAAAGAAACAATAGGATTACAAGCAAGAGCAATATCGAAAGGTATGCGAAAGATTACGGGTGTAATTGGTCAAACAAATTCACTTTTTGTTATTCTAAATCAGATAAGAACAAAAATTGGTGTAATGTACGGTGACCCTGACACAACACCGGGAGGAAAGGCAATACCTTTTCATTCGTCAATTAGGATTAAGCTCGGAGCAGGACAACAAATTAAAGATGGTGATGATGTCATAGGTATTCAAGTTTGGGCAAAAACTGTTAAAAATAAAGTTGCGCCACCTTTTAGAAAGGTTAATTTTCAAATACACTTTGGAAAAGGAATCGTTGAGCATGAAGAACTTTTTGATCTTCTTAGAAAACATGGTGAAGAAATAGTTGATGAGTATATTGTAAAAGTAAGTGGTACGGGCGGATGGAAACACATGTCTGTTGTAGAAAAAAACTCTGGTGAGATTATTTTAGAAAAGAAGTTTAGAAAAACAGAGTTTAACGAATTATTAAATGATAGACAATATTCTGTTTATTTAGACGGTTTGATTGAAAAAGCAATGGTTAAACTTTTAAATTCTGACGAGGGGATAGATATTAATCCTGAGTCTTACGAAGAAATTAAAGCACTTGCGGACGAGCTAGATGTCGATCTCTAATCGTGTAATTATCATAGACGCTTACAATTTGTTCACTAGACATTATGTCGCGCATCCAGGCATGTCAAAAAATGGTGAACAAATTGGAGGTGTTGTTGGTTTTTTTAATAATGTTATTAGGCTAGTAGAAAGAATAAATCCAGAGCATATTTACGTTATATGGGAAAGCGGTGGGTCTAAAAGAAAAAGAGATTTATATCCAGAATATAAAAAAGGTAGAAGGCCAGCTAAGCTTAATAGGTACTACGAGGACATACCCGACACCATTCAAAATAGAAATTATCAAATTAAAACGTTGATATCACTTTTAGATAGCTTTCCAATAACTCAGATATACGTAGAAGATGCTGAAGCTGACGACGCCATTGGGTACATGGCAAAATATAAGCTAAACAACCATCACAAAGTCATAATATCTGCTGATCATGATTTCTATCAATTAATCAATGATAAACTAATTATTTGGTCGCCTACACTTAAATCATTTGTTAATAGTGCAAAAGTAATAGAAAGATTTAAGGTGCATCCAAACAATTTTTGTCTTGCAAAATGTATAACAGGAGACAGTAGTGACAATATCCCGGGTGTAAGAGGATTATCTTACAAGACTTTAACAAAATATTTTCCTAAATTTTCTTTAGAAGCAGACTACTTAATGACAGATTTCTTTAAAGACGTAACAGAAATTTCAAAGATTAAAAAACTAAAAATTGTCAATGAACTTTTAAAAGTAGAAACGCAAGACTTGATTAAAAGAAATTGGCGGCTAGTTCACTTGGATATGCATAATCTTGTATCGCACCAGGTACAAAAAATTAATGAAAAAGTTGAAAATCCCAAGAAAACAATGAATAATATGAGTGCGCATAAATTATTAAATGAAAATGGCATATTAAATATTGACTTACTAAAAGCTAAAATATTATTTAAAAAATACTAAATCCTAGGAACAAAATGAATGCATACATGACAGCAACAGAACAAAATACGTATTTTTCAAAATACGGCAAAGATTTTCAAGAAAGAATTTTTCAAGCCCTTCTAACAGATCATACTTGGGCAAGCCAGATGATGGAAGTAATGACAGCTGATTACTTTGAAATCAAATATCTTCAGTACTTAGGCACAAGATTTTTTGGCTTTCACAACAAGTACAAAAACTTTCCAACACGACAACTTCTTGTTTCTATTATTAGAGAAGAACTGACAACAGGTAATGATGTCATACTAAGAGAACAAGTTATTGAATTTCTTTCAAGATTAAAAAGCTCTCCAAACCTAGGTGATCTAAAGTATGTTAAAGAAAAAGCACTAGACTTTTGCAAAAAGCAGGTTTTAAAGCAGGCACTTGAAGAATCCGTGCTAGCAATTAGTAATGAAAATTACGAGTCTGTATTAAGTATTATGAAAGACGCACTGGCAAAAGGCGCAAAGTCAACAACCGGTCATGTTTTCTTTGAAGACTACGAAGCAAGATTCACAAAACTTACAAGGATTACATGCCCGACAGGAATACCCCAGCTGGATAAAAAAGATGTTTTAAATGGAGGCTTAGCAAGAGGAGAGATAGGAGTAATCACAGCACCGACTGGTGTAGGTAAATCTCACTGGCTTGTCAATGTAGGAGCTGCAGCTTTAAAGGCAGGAAAAAACGTAGTTCATTATACTTTTGAGTTAACAGAAACCGCGGTAGGTGTAAGATATGATAGTAACTTATGTGATATATCATCTTCTGAAGTTCAGGACAGAAAAGAAGAAGTCTTAAGTATGTATAATGATAATAAATTTGGCCGCTTAATTATCAAAGAATATCCAACCGGTTCAGCTAGCGTTATGACTATTAGAAATCATTTAGAAAAATTAGCAATGAAAGATTTTATTCCTAGTTTGATAATAATAGACTATGCTGATATTATGCGATCAACTAGAAGTTATGACTCATTAAGACATGAATTAAAGTTGATATATGAAGAATTAAGAAACCTAGCAATGGAAATGAAAATTCCTGTATGGACTGCATCACAGGCAAATAGAGAGGCTTCTGAAAAAGAAGTTGTAGGCCTAGACAGCATGTCAGAAGCTTATGGTAAGGCAATGGTCGCTGATGTTGTCGTTTCTTTATCTAGAAAACAACTCGAAAAAGCAACGGGTGCAGGTAGGCTTTTTGTTGCAAAAAATAGAGCGGGTAAGGACGGAATACTTTTTCCTGTAAGAATTGATTGCGCAAAATCAAAAATAACTGTCATTGATGATCCATCAGAATTATCTGCTATACAAATATTAGAAAGTAAGAACACAGGAACAAAAGACATGTTAAAATCAAAATGGAAAGAAATAACAGGTAAGTAAATCGGAGTATCAATGTACAACTATCAACAAGTATATGAATCATCTTTAGACTATTTTAAGGGCGACGAGTTAGCTGCATCAGTTTTTGCCGGCAAATATGCACTTCAAGATGCAGAAGGAAATTATTTGGAATTAACACCAGATGATATGCATTCAAGACTAGCATCAGAATTTGCGGGAATTGAAGCAAAATACGAAAATTCTATGTATTATGAAGACATATACAGTCTATTTAAAGACTTTAAATATATTATTCCACAAGGATCACCAATGAGTGGTATCGGAAATAAAGCAAAAATACAATCTTTGTCTAACTGCTTTGTTATTGAACCACCTGCTGATTCTTACGCCGGTATTTTAAAGACTGATCAAGAACAAGTCCAGATTATGAAAAGACGCGGCGGTGTAGGATTTGATATATCTACAATTAGACCAAAAGGCATGTATACATCAAATGCTGCAAAAACAACTGATGGTATTGAAGTATTTTTAGAAAGGTTTTCAAACTCATGTCGTGAAGTAGCTCAAGGGGGCCGGCGCGGCGCATTAATGTTATCAATATCAGTTCATCACCCGCAAGTTATGGACTTTATTAAAATAAAGCGTGATCTCAAAAAAGTAACAGGTGCAAATATCTCTGTTAGAGTATCAGATGACTTTATGGATTGTGTTAAAACAAACAATTCATACCAACAACGATGGCCTGTAGACAGTAGAGAACCCGAAGTAGCAAAATACGTCGACGCAAACGAAGTTTGGAATGCATTGATTGAATCAGCACATGCTTCTGCAGAGCCAGGTGTTCTTTTTTGGGACACAGCAACAAGAATGACGCCTTCTGACGCATACACAGAAGAAGGCTTTGGATCTGTGTCGACTAATCCTTGCGGAGAAATTATTCTTTCTCCTTATGACAGCTGTCGACTAATGTTAGTTAACCTAACTTCTTTTATTAGTGATCCGTGGACAAATAATGCAAAGTTTGACTATAGTCACTTTAGAATTATTGCTAAAAAAGCTCAACGACTCATGGATGATATGATTGATCTAGAAGTTGAGCAGATTGACAAAATACTAGAAAAAATTGATAGAGACCCAGAAACAGACACAGTCAAATATTACGAAAGAAATTTGTGGAATAAGATTAGACATGTTGCGCTAGATGGTCGAAGGACTGGCTTAGGAATAACAGGATTAGGCGACGCACTCGCAATGCTAGGGCAGAAATACGGATCAGAAAAATCAGTGCAAACGACTGAAGAAATATATAAATGGTTGGCATTAGCATCGTATGAAGAATCTATTCAGTTAGCAAAAGAAAGAGGCTCTTTTCCTATTTGGGATTCTGAAAAAGAATCTGATCATCCTTTTTTAAATCGAATTATTAGCGAATTAACGCCTGAAGTTAAAAAGGATTATTACAATTACGGTCGACGCAATATTGCAAACACAACAACAGCACCCGCGGGTTCCGTGTCATGTCTTACACAGACAACATCAGGAATTGAACCTGCATTTATGCTTTATTACAAAAGAAGAAAAAAAGTTCAAAACAATGAAAAGGTAACGTTTACTGACGAGCTAGGTGACGAATGGACAGAATTTACAGTATATCATCATGCATTTAAAGCGTGGATGAAGCACGCCCAATATAATGATTTAGAACTCAGTGCGGCTGTTCAACAGAGCCCATACGATGGAGCTACTGCAAATGAGATAAATTGGCGATCAAAAGTTAAATTACAAGCCGCAGCACAAAAATGGATCTGTCATGCTATTTCAAACACAACAAACTTACCTGCTGATATTGATGTAGAAACAGTAAAAGATATTTATATGATGGGTTGGGAATTAGGTTGTAAGGGTGTAACAGTTTATCGCGATGGATCTCGAAGTGGTGTTCTAGTATCGTCTGATGAGAAACAGCAAGAATCCCAAACAGCAATAATTACTAGACATGCACCAAAACGTCCTGAAATGTTAGAATGTGACATTCATCATACTTCTGTTAAAGGTCAAAAATGGGTTGTTCTTGTAGGTCTAATGAATGGTGCACCTTATGAAGTTATTGGTGGTGAAGCAGATCAGATAGAGATACCTAGAAAATATAAAACAGGCATACTTTCAAAAAGAGTTTTTAAAACTCAAAATAGTAAATATGATTTAACACTAGGTCAAAATGATGATACGTTAACTATTAAAGGCGTTGTTAACGTCTTTGACAACCCTAATCATGCAGGATACACAAGAGTTATTTCAACTTCTTTAAGGCATGGTGTACCTGTTCAGTTCTTGGTTGAGCAAATGCAAAAAGATAGAGAGTCAGATTTGTTTAGTTTTTCTAAAGTTATCGCTAGATGCTTAAAGAATTATATTGTTGACGGTACAATCCCCAGTGATAAAATTTGCGAGATATGCGGAGCTGAAGATGCCTTAATATATCAAGAAGGATGTGTTACATGTGCTTCTTGCGGTCAGTCTAAGTGTTCATAAATAAAAAAAGGAATTAATATGTTGTGGAAATTAAATATCGATAAACAGGTAAAAGAGCTTGAATTGAGACACAATCCTGTTATAATCAGGGTTAATAAGTTTGATGAGGAAAGTGCAAAAGAATTTGCATCACAAATGTCATTAGCACATAATACGGGACAAAAAGTAATCCCTATTATTATTGACAGTTACGGCGGTCAAGTTTATTCTTTAATGAGTATGATAGCGGCAATCAAAGCATCAGAATTACCCGTTGCAACAATAGTTGAAGGTAAAGCTATGAGTTGCGGCGCAATATTATTTACTTTTGGCGAAGAAGGTATGCGTTATATGGATCCGGATGCAACTTT